GTGACGAGGGCAAGTGCACCCGGTGCGGGAGCAGGCGCAACCTGCACTACCATCATGTGAAGCCTTTCGCGGCCGGCGGCCGGAACACGAAAGACAACCTGCGGCTGCTGTGCAGGCGCTGTCACAAGAAAGTGCACCAGGGAACAGGCATGAAACAGGATATGCACGTCGCGGGGCAGTGCGGCTGCCCGTGCCCGGAATGCTCGCGGAAGCAGGTCCACTGCTACCGGCACGCCAGCGACTGCCACAAGGGGTGCCGGTGAAGAAGCTGACCTGCTTCTACTGCGGGCGCGAGCGCCCCGCCCGGATGATGACCAGCTCGATGATCTACCGGGGGAAGATGATCTGCTCCTCCGATGTGACCACCTGCCTGAAGCTGCGGGCCGGGACCATCCACGAGCGCAACGCGCCGAAGTTACTGGCGCCAGGTGCGGTAGTCGCTGTCCTTGTACAGGAAGGCGGCCTCCGCTGTCTTCACCGCGCCCAGCCTGCGCGCCCTGCGCCGGCACCTCCGGGTATCGGTGCAGGCGTACGACGCCCTCGTCCTGGTCAGCTTAGAGTCCGGGCGCAGTTCGGAGCACTGGCTGCACTGGTGGTGTTGCTGCTGGCGCACTGGCAGGGGTTCCTGTCGGAGTAGGGGCGGGCGTGGTGCTGGCGGGCGCCGGCGTGCTCGTCGCGGGTGACGGTGACACGGCCGGAGCAGGGCTGGTCAGCGGAGCTGCGCTTCCGGCGGACATCGGCGGCTTGCGGGGCTTGCGCGCGTGCTTTCTCCGTACGGGCGGGGCCGTCGTCACCCGGGGCGTGATCGTCACCCGCCGGTGATGGTGACGCGCACGCGGGGAAAGCACCGAGGAGGGGGAAGGGGAGCGCGTCCTGCCCCCGGGCCCCCTCGGGGTGGTGGAGCTGGGCTTGCCCCCCTCCGCGGGCACCGGGTTGAAGACGGGCGCGGGCACGCCCGCGGAGTCCAGGAAGAACTTCACCCCGGCCGCGGACGCGGCGAAGAAGATGATGAACACCATGATGGAAAAGCAGGTTTTCGTCGCTGCGTTGCGCATGTACTCGCGCCAGATCCACTTCACTGTGTGATCGTACCTGCCCTCCGCGGGTAGCATGAACCGGGAAGTGAACGGAGAACATGATGGCAGATGACCCGCTGAAGCCTCAGCGCGATGATGATCCTTACGTCCGGCAGCAGAAGAGGGAAGCCCGGGATGAGCTTGACGATATCCTGAGTGATCTGAACACGCTGGGGTTCACCGTGACGGCACGCAGGCGCATCTACTTCCTGCGCTGCCGCCACGACGGGAAGTTCACATACGAGCTGGGACGGACGCTGGCAGATCGCGGGAGCTGGAGCCTGTTCGCGATCCGGGCTGCTCACCGGCGGGAGTGCGGGAAAGAAACCTGAGTTCCTCCCTGCAGATATCCTCCAGGATGCTCATCATGCACGTCTGGTGCACGATGAAGTCATGCTTGCCGTGACTTCCGATACGGAACTTCGCGACCGCGATATCCCCGGAATCATCCGGGATCGGGCTGTTGCATGAATCACAGACGGTCTCGGTCCTCACCTCATGTGGACTAAAGGTGATCTTCCGCTCGTCACGGATGATGAAAGCGCGCGTGCTCATGGACAAACAATAGCACTTAGCCTGCAGGTGCGTCTTACACAGACCCCACCCCCACATGGGGGCAGGACGGTGCTTTGCCAGCCGGATCTGTCCCGGAGTGCTGTTCTCGCTGCATGCTAGGGGTCTTATCACCGAGGTGAAACCTGCCTTGGACATTCGCATCCGCGCGCAGGGGGAGATCCCGTGAGTCTGCCTCACCCCGTACCAGGTCTGCCTTGAATCCGGGCTGAGCATTCAGCTCTGGTTGACGTTGAGTTTACCGTTGTCACGGTGCTCTTACGGTGGCGCTGACACCGGGCTTTGATGACGGGGTTTGTCCGGAGCGTGCTCACTCTCCCCGAGGCTGACGAGTTTGCCTGTTGATCCCGAGTCTGTTATCAGGTAGACTGACCCTAGGTTGTCGCTGATCTAATTGTAATGGCGCTCTTAGCGGAGCGCCATTACCTTTTGCGAACTACCGGAGTTTGCTCGCCCAGGCGGGACCGATCAACTCGTTAAGCTCCCTGACATTTTTTCAGGATCGTTCCTCCTCCATCTCTCAAAACGGAACCTCCACCTCTCCCGTCTCCATGTCCACGATCCTGGTTCCCTGGTTCGGGTCGGTTCCGGACGGGGGAACCACCAGCCCCCTGCGCACCCTGTTCCTGCGCTCGATGATCGCCGCCTGCAGCTGGTCGTTGCGCATCCCGCCCACCCCGTTGTCCTTCAGGATGGCGCGGGTGCGGTCCCTGCCGTAGCTGGGCGGGATGCCCAGCCGGTCCAGCTGGGTGATGATCCCCTGGTACTGGGTGAGGGGGATCTCGATCTGCACGTCCCAGATGTGCCGCAGCGGGTCGTACCTGCGCTCCAGGTTGATGATCTGGCCGAAGGCGACGTGCCCGTTCCTGCTCTTCTGGCATTCCAGGGAGAAAGAATTGTCCCCGCTGTTGCGGGCCAGCCGCCACACGAAATCCACATCGCTCTCCTTCGCCGAACTCCCCCGCTGCCCCCGGAAGTCGTCCTTGCCGCTGTGATCCAGGCGCAGGATGGTGATCCCCCGCGCTTTCAGCGGGACCAGGGAGCACCGGTACAGCTGCATGAAGGTGTCCGCCTGGTTTTCCTCGCCGGCCACCATCCGGGACACCGTGTCCATGATCACCAGGCGGGGCCCGTCCTGCTCCGCCAGGGCAGCCAGGTGCACGCCGCCGTCGGCGGTGTCCAGCGGGGGCAGCCCGGCGAACGAGTACATGACCAGGTTGCCCAGCTCGTCAGGCGTGCACCGGTACGCTTTCAGCCGGTCCACGGTGTCGCTGATCCTGTTCTCGTCGTCGATGTACATCACCACATGGCCGGCGCGGACCACCTCCACCGCGATCTCCAGCGCGATCAGGCTCTTCCCGATCCCCGGCTTGGAGAACATGGCGGACAGCGTGCCCACCTCCAGGAAGTCCTCCTTCAGCCACTCGATGTCCTCGGGCTGGGTCTTGAAAGCCTCCTGCCAGTTCACCCTCTTGTACTTGCCGGCAACCGATGATGCATCCGGGTGCGGGCCCGTCCCGTTGTGCGTCGCCTGGTAGTGCTGCAGCGCCTGACGGTACAGGATGCCCTCGGCCCCGCAGTTCGGGCACACGCCCGCGGGGCCCAGCGGCATGGGCATGTGGTGATTCTTCTCCGGGGAGCAGTCGCACATCACCCCGCCGAGGGAGGTGAGGACCTCCGTGTCAGTCACACTCGATCACCTGCAGGACAAGCTGGGGCTTCTTGTCAGTGCGGTTCTCCCCCCGCACCAGGCACACCTCGGCGACATACCTGTCCGAGTCGTCTTTGAGAACCCCGGCGTCCACGAGACCGTCAATGCACGCCTTATAGCTGATGTACAGGTTGGCCACATCACGCCGGCGGTTATCGCAGGCACGGAAAATGCACCGGATGCGCACCCTTCCGAAAGGCAGGAAGGGCTGCGCCTTCGCTGCCTTGCAGGCCTCGCTGCGCAGCTTCTCCGTCCGCTTCGCCCGCTCCTTGTAATGGATGCGGTCGTTGGCGTTGAGCAGGGGAAGGCCTGGCGGCAGCTCGATCCGCAGGATACGCGGGTCAGGAAGTCCAGTCATCCGGGTGCCTTCCGATGGGAATCTCCGCCGGGTCCTCCCAGCTATGGACAAGGAAGCCAGACTCGTACCCGTATTCAGGGTTAGCGTGTATAAAAGTATGACAGCCGGGGCACAGGCACGCCAGGTTCGCGGCGCCGAAAGCGATATCCGGGTCCGAAGTGCCGCCAATGCCTTTCACGACACGATGGTGGACCTCATGGCAGGGGCGCAGGCAGCGCCGGCACTGGTAGTTATCCCTTTCCAGGGCCTCGTACCGTGCCGTCTGCCACCGCCCCACACACCTCCCTGCCTGCCTCGAAGGCCATTTCCAGGCATTCCTCGTCGATCTCGTGCGGCTCGGCGAAATGCTCGGCCAGCCAGTCCCCGAAGTTCATCAGCTGCTCTGCGCCCGCACCTGCTGGACGATGTACTCCGCCACCTTCCGGTGCGCCTCGGTGAGGGTGTCATCGTCGGTGATCATCTGCAGCCATGCGTCAAGCTCGTGCGCTTTCACCGGCTCGCCCGTATCGGGGAAGGTGGGCATGTACACGTCGTAGTCCTGCTGGACCCAGGGAAGCGGAGCTTCGCTCCCCCAGATCCCTCCGTTATCTGGATGAGTCACGCTGCTCCTGGGTGTAGGCGATCCGGGAGGTGGTGGACGCGGTGCCCGCGGACACCGAGGTGGCAGCCGCCGTCCAGCCGCCGGCGGTGCCCGTGGTCGTCGCGCCGTAATTCAGGGTGGAATACGCGGGGATCCCGATCGAGCCCGCCTCGGCGAAGCTGTCCTGGTTGGCGCCCAGGTAGGTGAACTTCCAGTTGTACTTATCGGACTGGTGCCTGATCATGTCCTTCACCCGTGCCCGGGTGTACTCGCGGCTGGCGTTCTCCTGCCCGTCGGTGACGATGACCACCATCACCTCGCCGGGGCGCGAGTCCTCGGGCATATCCCGGAGCTTGCCGCCCACCTTGGTGATCGCCGTGCCCACCGCGTCCAGTAGCGCCGTGCACCCCCGGGGGTGCAGCACATAGGTTTTCGCCGCCTCCAGCGGGGCGAAGTCGTGCACTTCCTCGTGCTCGGTGTCGAACTGGTAGAAGGAGACGGTACGCTTGGCGGAGTCCACTCCCTCCAGCTGCTTGTCGATAAAGGTGCTGATCCCCCCGGTCATGTCCGCAGCGATGGTCGCCATGGAGCCGCTGCGGTCGATGATGAACAGGTAGTGGACTTTGGTCCGGTCGGTCATGCGCTTGCCTTCCTGCATCTCGGGCACCGGAAGTAGTGCCCCTTGTCTCGTCTCGGGCATTCCAGCGGGCAGCAGCGGCAGCAGAGGACTTTCACCGGGGCACCTCGCAGGTGTCATTGCTGCAGCCGCTCTCGCCCTCGGCCTCGGGCAGCCTCCCGTCGCGGTAGAGGGATTCCCAGTCGACCGGGCGGATGCTCTCCCGCAGCTGCTCCCAGTGCTCGCGGGAGACACGCTGGTAGGGGGCCTGCTCGTAGGTGCCCTCGGCCATGGGAAGGAAGGAGATCGTCTTGAACTTGCCGTCGAAGGCGCGGAGCACCGCGGGGATCTCCTTCATCTCTTCCGCGCCGAAAGTCACCGTGCAGCTCACCGCGTTATCGCTCCACCATTCCTGGCAGTGCGCCGCCAGTGCCGCCTTCTCCCAGATGGACACGTCGCGCTCGCTGCGCATCTGCGGGCCCTCCACCGGCAGGGTGATCACCACGGTGGTATCCGGGTCGGAGACGCTGGGCTCCACCGGGTAGCCAGCAGCCGCCATCACTGCCGCGAAAGGAGAATCCTTCATCTCCCGTACCGTCCGCACGTAGAACCCGGACTCCCTCGGCCAGTGGACCCCCGGGGTCACCCCCCACAGCAGGCTCACCGTGCCGCTCGGCTTCACCGTCGTCACCCGGATGCTCTCCCGGATCCCCAGCCACTCGCTGTAGATCCCGTCCCACCGGCGCACCTCCGCATAGCCCTTGTCCTGCCAGCGCCGTAGCTCCGCCCAGCCACGGTCCTCCGCGAACTGCGCCACGCCTGTCATCGACGTGCCGATGCGCCTGTTGCGGATCATCACCTCATTGGTTTCCGGCCACCGGGTCATCAGCAGAGTGACCGTCTTCCCGTACAGGTAGGCGAACTTCAGCGTGCGCAGGTAGTCCTGGAGGTCGGTGTGACGGGAGGGGAAGGTTTCCACCAGGCAGCACATCTCGTTGTCTTCCAGCGGTTGCTCGCTGCAGTTCGAGACGTTCAGGCCACCGGACCAGTAGGTGTGGCTGGTGCCGTCCACGGTGATATCCCAGACCTCGTGCTCACCCAGGAATTCCACCTCGGTTACGTTAAATGACCTATCGGGGGTACCCGTGTCGCTGCGCACAGTGTCCTGCAGCTTCTCCGTCTTATACTGCTGGATGAAGCCGATGATCTCCGCGAAACGCAGGACATCTCGTGCCCGGCCGATGTTCACGTCGTAGGATTCGCGGGACTCGTAATCCCCGTTCGGCCACTGGATGCGCGACGGCTTATTCGTCGTGTAATACGAGGCGATGCCAAGAGCGGACAGGGAAAGCTGGACGCCATCGCGTATCGCGGGCGAGGTAGTCTTGAAGGTCACGCGCCCGCGCACGACCGACCCGTTGGCGGAGTACAATCCGCGCAGCACCGAGGCATCCCCCAGCAGCCCGGCCGGGAGAGCGCGCTCAGGCAAGCGGGCCAGGTTGCTGCCGTCGATAACCGGCTCGACCCTCCACTGACGGTCAGTACCATGCCGGCCGGAGATCAGGCCGGCGATCTCGCTGCTGAAATAGTCCTGGTCATGCTCGCCGATGCACAGGACGTGGTAGGGGTTGCCGTTCGTGACGTGAATGTACCCGTCGCCCAGCAGCAACCCGGCGAGCACCTTCTTAGGGTCGTGAGGTGTCGCCTGAAGGCCGCCGCGCAGCCGGTCGACGGACTGGGCGTCGCGAAGCTCGACTTTCATGCCGCCGGATACGACGCGGTGGTTCTCCGTGGCGTCCACGTAGCCCGCCGTCGTCCGGTAGCGGTAGACGGGCTTCACGCCCGTCGCGACCTTGCGCGTGACCTGCACCCAGCCGTCCTGGGACCAGATGGTGTCACCCGCCTGGACCTCGCCCATCACGGCGATGCCATCCGGGGTGATCAGGGAAGCCCATGCAGGCTGGCACGGGTTGAGGCCAACCGTGCGGTACTCCTTGTCATCAGGCGGGTCAGCGAGCCTGCCGCGGCTCGCGGCGACCCCGTTCCAGTACAGTCCGGGCTCCCCGTTGAGCGCGATCCGCGGGACCAGGAACGAGTAGTCGAGGCCCACGTGGGCGTAGACGGAGTTGTTGCTCAGGTGACCCCAGCCGTCCCGGCCCATCCGCATGGGGTTCTTGCCCCAGTCCTTCAGGTCCAGGAAGTCCTCGTCATCCGGCTGGCCCAGGGCGATCTGGGCGCTGCGCCTCACGTTCGCCGACACCACGCACTTCCCGATCATGTTCATGATGTCGGTGACATCGGAGCTGGTCAGCGGCTGGCCTTCGCGGTTCCGCAGCAGCCCCACCAGGTGCGCGTGCAGCTTCACCAGCGGCTGCGGCCCCGCCGCGGTCCCCCCGAAAGTCCTGATGGGCGCCCCGGCGGGGCGCACCTGCGAGTAGTCGAAGATCGGGAAGTCCTGCGACGGCGTAAGGAACGCGCGGAGCAGGCTGGCGGTCGCCTCGCACCAGCCTTCCCTGCTGTCCGCTACTACGTGCGGGACGAACCGGCGGGCGCCAGGGGACAGCGGGTCATTCAGGGTGATCTTCCCGGCGCCCAGGGTGTCGAAGCCCACGCCCACCCCGAGCATCGACATATCCATCATCCGGGCGAACGGGCGGGCCGGGTCCTCCAGGTCCGCCATTTCCAGGGTGGACAGGAACGCGCAGGACTGCAGGGCACTGGAGTCACCCCGTCCGTTGACCAGCTCGGTGCCCATCATCCACAGCCCCCGCCCCGGAGGGGACCACTTGCCGGCGAACGCCCGGGTGTAAGCCTCCTCCGCGCTCTCGTGTGCCTGCAGCTCATTCCAGGGCAGGCAGTAGCGGGCCGCGTGGTCCTTCTGGATGGAGTACATCCCCTCGATGACACGGCGGAGACCCTCCCAGAAGTGCTCGCGGGTACCGTCGGGCTTGCGCCGGGAGTACTTGGTAATCCAGCTGTGCTCGCCGAGGGTATTGCCTGCGCCCATCGGGAAGCCGAAGTCGGGACGGCGGTTCTCGTAGCCGCGAAAGAAGCTCTCCCGCATCCGGTAGGAAAGGTAGTCAGGCATAGTGGTTCCTTATTTCAGCGGCCTTGCTGACCATGAACTCGTCCGCCGCCTGGAGCACGGCATCAGGGGGGAACCCGAGCTTCATCATGGCAACGAACAAGTCCCCGACAAGCTGGGCTGCCTCGCCGAGAACATCCTCCGGAGTGCGCTGCTTGATGCTCGTGCCGCCGCGTTCGAGTTTATTGAAAGCCCCGATTGTCTCGCCGGCTTCTTCGGCGACAGCACGGAACCACCTCTCGGGGTTCCATTCCCCCACGGCTTCGTCGAGTTCTTTGGCATGCACTTCCAGGTTCATGTCTCTCCTGCTTTCGCTCCCCCGAACAGTGAGGTCCAGTCGTAGATGACTTTCGCTGCCAGGAACGCGCGCCAGTGGGCCTCGTCGCCGCTGACGGGGATGTACTTCCAGCCGCGCGGCCGGATGTGCAGCACCGCCACGCCCTCCACGACGGGCATGGGCTCCTCGGTCCCGTCGCTGCGGATGATGAAGTCCGCGTGCCGCAGTGCGGCCAGCTGCAAGCCCGTCTCCGGGTAGACGCGCCGGCCCGTCTTGGAGTCCCCGAGTACCACCTGCCCGTCGATTTTCGCGATCCAGTCCGCGGTCCCGGCATACCCGTGCGCCCGGGACCAGACGGTCACCTCGTTCTCGGTGAACTCAGGCTTGCGGTCCATCACGAAGGACACGAACTGGTCCGCCTGCCCGCGGACGGTTTTCGGGACGTCCATCGCCTCGCCCTTGTTCCACTTGTCGATCATCTCGTGCACCAGCTCGCCCTTGTCCGCGGCCACCTGGGCAGTGCGGGCGTGCGCTTCCGAAATCTCCCGCACCCGGTACGCGGGCGCGATCTCCGACAGCGAACTCCAGTTCGACACCGCGTACCGGGCGGCCTCCCGGGCCGCCCACCCGATGAGCTGGGGCTTGGCGATTGCCGCGTCCATGATCGTCGTGACGCTGGGCACCGTCTCCCCGGTGACCGGGTGGCGGTACCTCCGGGAGCCGTCGGGCATCTCCCGGGCCAGGGGCGGCGGCTTCATCCCGCGTGCTCCGCGTGCTCCATCCCCGGGAGGGGATCCTGGGCCCCGAAAGGGCCGAAGCCCAGCGCGGCCAGGTCTGCGAACGCCTCATCCCAGTCCGTGAAGCGCAGCCCCCGGTCATCGATGTAGACAGCCGCCGGGAGCTTGCGGCGGGTGACCAGGAGCAGGCCCTGCTCGTCCCAGAACTCGGGGAGCGTGTTCTCGTCCTCGTGCCAGCAGGTCTTGATGCCGGCGCGCTCCCCGATCCACCGTGCCACGGGCGCGGGCACGCGCGTGGTGTGGATGAAAACCGCGTGGCGCTTCATCAGCAGCCGCAGCGCGTCCAGCGCCCCGGGCAGGGGCTCGTCGTAGATGCTCCCGTCCTGCCAGCCCCGGGAGTAGGCGTGGATCACCCCGTCAAAGTCCACGGCCACCGTTTTCGTCACTGATGACCACCGCCCCGAGCACCCGCGCCAGCAGCCGCAGCGCTTTTCGAATGGGCAAGCTCACCGTTCCTGCGCTGCAGGAAGTCCTCCAGGGCGACGGTCTCCCCGCCGCCGAGGATCTTCTCCTTCAGCAGGCCCGCGACGCCCGCCGCCTTGTAGAGGGCGCGCAGCGAGGCCACGTCCGGGGCCCCCTCCGCCGCCTTCAGGAACTCCTGCGGGGTTTTCAGGTCAGCGAAGGCCGCCTTCTTCGCGGGGGAAGCGGAGTTTCGCTCCCCTGCGGATGCGCGCGGAGCAGGGGCCGCCTCGCGCGCACTGCGCTCGAAGCTGCTCTCATCCGGGTCCGGGTCGGTGGTCGGCAGGTTGAGCACCTGGAGAAGGGCGATCCGGTAGGCGACGCTCATCCCCTTGGCGATAGCCTTGTCCCCGGAGTCCATCGCCTCGCTGACCACGGTCGCCGAGACGTGATCCCCGGCCGGGCCGTAAAAGCGGTAGGCCACCGTGAGGACCACGTGCGCCATCGGGGTGCGCTTGCTGCCGATCTCCACCGTCTCGTACCGGGAGTCCAGCACCTCGGGTACAGTGATCACGCCCTGCGCGTTCAGGTGGGGCGCCGCCGCGTTCACCACCGCGTCCACGCCGCGGAAGCTGAAATTCTGCATCGTGTTCCGCTGGTCTTTCCCGACCGCGCCGACTTCCCGCTTCACCGCTGCGAGGGCATGGAAAATAGAAGGCAGGTCCGCCATGGAGGCAGCCTCCTGTTAATAGAGGGAGATGCCTCCCGGAAAAAGAGGCACCCTTCTAAATTACGCCGGGGCACCGACGAGGGCAAGCATCACGACCCCCCCGTGACCTGCGTCTATGTCCTCACCGTGCAATGAGAAAGCCCCCGGGAGGCGCGTGCCTCCCGGGGGCTCCTGCCTCCCGGTGCGTTACTTACAGGGGCTGCCTGCGGGGCAGCTCGCCCCGCAGGGCCAGGTAATCCCAGTCCTGTGACAGCTGCTTGACATCGCGCTTGCCGATGGCGCGCATGACATCACGCGCCGTGGGGACCCTTCCCCCGGACTCGTCGATCATCTGCAGGACGGCCTCCCTCAGGTGCTCCCGGCGGGTGAACGTGCCGGCGATGTGCTCCTTGCAGGTGACCCTCCAGTACCACTGGTCCCTCGACCAGTAGAGGGCGAAGAACTCCCGGGTCCTCGGGCGCTCCTCGCCCCCCAGCTTGCAGGTGACATAATGATCCGGCTCGTCCGGAGGCTGGGCAGGGCGGTCATTATCGACTTTCGTGCCCTCCAGCCTGGCGATCACGTGATCCAGGTGCCTGCCGATCACCTCATCCGCCCGGCCCAGCCGCTCCAGCTCCGAGCGGAACTTGCGGGTCAGGGTCAGCGCCCTGGCCGTGGTGTCCCGCTCCCTGCGGGTCTGTTCGTCGAAGAGGATCACCCGGAACGGCCGGGCCTCCGGGTTCTGGGTCGCCTTGCGCACCTCGGCCCTGGTGATCACGTCGTAGTACTTATTCGTCTCCACGTTCTCGCCGAGGAGCCAGAGCATCCCGGCCATCCAGCTCCCGGCGCCCCGGTCGTCCGGGTCGTGCTCCGGGTGGATGAGCTGGCGGGAAACGAGCTGCTCGGTCACGTCCGCGGCCAGGGACTCCCAGGAGCCCCAGATGGATATGACCCGCCGCTCCTTGGTGTGCATCTCGTCGGTGATGCGCGTCACCAGCTCGGCGAACGTCACCTTCCCGTCGTCCAGGAGCAGTTCCATGACCCCCCGGAAGGCGTCCGGGAGGGGAAGGGCCCCCGCCCCGGACAGCTTCCCGTCACCGACGAGGCGGTTGATCCGGTCCTCGGCGGCGCTCCTGGTCATCCCTTGCCCGCCCCCGAGTCACGGAAGGCGGGGATGGAGACCGCCTGGCCGTAGCCGTCGCGGACATCAGCGGCGCGCAGTGCCTCCCGCTGCTCCTTGATGACCTGGTTGAGCTTATCCACGGTCAGGTTGAGCATCCGCAGGTGCTCCTCCACGTACCGGGGGTCCAGCTCGATGGCCACGCCCGGGTCCTTCTCGACGATCGCGAGGGTGGTGTGCAGCCGCTGGCGCAGCTTGCCGCCGAAGTTGTCGTGCCGGCGGACCGCCTGGCGCAGCCGGGGGCCGTAGTCCGCGGCTGCCTGCGCCACGCACGCCAGCTTATCCTCATCCGAGGTCAGCTTCGACAGCGCCCGCAGCAGGTCCTCCAGCTCCTTGGTGGACAGGTTCGAGTCGCGCACCAGCTCCGCGACCGACCGCATCACCGGGTTGTTCAGCTGCTGGGACTTCCAGCCGAGCTTCTGGACGTGGCTGGGCTTCAGCCCGTCCGTGACCTTGATCCCCAGGTTGGTCAGGCGGGCCATGCCCTTGTCCTCGGCGAGGACGGAGGACACCTGGGACTCGGTGATGTTCAGGTCGCCGGCGATCTGCTTGACGGACTTACCGTCCTTGTTGAGCTGGCGGACCAGGTGCGCGTTCTGCGTCTTCGGCATGCTCAGCCCGTGCTTGTTGTTCAGCGCGGCACCCAGCTCAAGCATCTGCCGGCGCTGGGATTCGGTCGCGTCCTCGTGCGCGATCCTGATCCTGAACTGCGGAATGATGGACAGCCCCGCGTCGAGCGCGCCGCCCACCCGGTTGGCCCCGTCGATGCCCAGCCCGTCGATGGTCACGACGACCGGGGGGACGGGGCGGCTGCGCAGGTACGCGGCCTTGTACTTCTTGATCTGCATCGGCAGCGCGAACTGCGCGATGTCCCTGACCTGGAGCCAGCGCTCCAGGGAGGGCATGCGCCCGTCGGGAACGAAATCCCAGGGCAGCCCGTGCATCTTGATCTCGGCCAGCACCTCGCCGGCCTCGGGGTATGATGCCAGGACCCTCTTCTCATCCTGCCAAATCTGCATGGATGAACCTTCCCCTTCATATCCGTGCTCTGCAAACCCATGGCTGGGTTGCTGACTGCACGCTACCATGGATCTGGCCGGCGTCAAATCCAAATGTTGGGATGCTACGCGGGACTGGGATAGTGACCCGAGCCGTGATCCAGGTAGGGAATCACCCAGTCGCCCGTGACCAGGGCTTTCTCTACCCGCGTACGCGGGGTGTAGGAGTCCCGGTGCCTCAGTTCCAGCACCCCGCAGTCCTGGCAGATGCGCGTCCTGCTCCCGAAGATCGCAGCCATGAGCTTACCGCAGTTCCAGCAGCCGAACGGGGAGGGGTCCGCGTCGGCAGGCTCGCGGATCACGCGACCGTCACCTCCCGCCCCTTCCAGCGGCCGATCCTCTTCCGGCGCATCTCCCGGTGCCACGCGCATATGACGGACCGCTTGTCGTCCCCGCTTCGCTCGTTCAGGCAGAAGCTCACCCAGTTCTCGTGCACGACGCGCACCTCGCACAGCGGGAACAGGACCGGGAAGTCCACGCCTGCGTCATCCGTGATCACGGGCATACCGTCTCCTTTCCCGGACGTCCATGCCCCCCCAGATGCCCGTGCAGTCGTAGGCGATGGCGAACTCCAGGCATTCCAGCCGCACCGGGCATCCCCTGCAAACATCCCTGGCGGCGCCTGCCCGGTCTTTCTCGCCGGTGACGCCTTTTCCCTCGCGCGGCCCCCCCAGGTTCTCGCGGGGGAAAAACAGGTCGGTGCTCATGCCGTGGCACGCGGCCAGGTCTTGCCACATCATACGGTTAATTGTATAAACCCTCATTCTCCGGGGGGGCCGCGAAACGCGCTCGGAATGGGCCGGGGAAAGGACCTACGCGGGCACCGACAGGACGAGGCGGCTGATCTCGTCGCCGGTCTTGTCCTTCAGCACCAGCAGGGCGATGATCATGTCCTGGGCATCGTCCGTGCTCAGCCCGGCGAGGAGCGTGACCACGGCCTCGATGTCCCGGCGCGTCCAGTGGGTGATCAGTACTGCAGCGTGCCTCAGGGCGGGCTCTCCGACAGGAGCTTCCATGTTTGCCTCATCTGTCCGGGGGGTACGGAGCACATCGTAGCCAAGGTTAACTTCCGGGAGCCGCAGTCGCAAGAGTCGAAAACGATGACGGAAAAAGTCACGGACAGCACCCTTCTCCCTGTGCAGGCGGGTGATCCCGGGTATCCTGTTTCAGGAGAAGAAGGAGAATTCCCTTGACTGAAACAGCATTGCCCATCCCCCCGGGGATGAAGCATTATGAATTGCCGGCCGGGGAGCAGACCCTGGATTTCCGGGGCCGCCTTATCTACGCGATTGATAATGACCGCGGCGACCGCCCCCGGTGGGCGGAACTGAGGCTGTATAAGATCCTCGCCACCGACCCGGACGACGAAAACACCTACGGGAAGCAGATGTGGCTGCTGTACACGATCGGGCACACGCTCGTCTACCACGCCCGCAACAGCGCGTGCAATAAGGGCATCGCGGTCGCGGCCGGGGATTTCCGGGACCGGGCGGAGGACTGGGAGAACCTGGAGGCCTGCGAGTTCTGCCATCCAGCCGACTGGGAGACGGCGGACGGCAGCCGGGAGTTCGAGCTGGAGGTCACCTGGTACTCTTACACCCCGTGCCGGTCCCCCGCCGAGGTGCTCGACGCGCTGCGCAGGGAGCCCCGGTGCAGGAACTGCAACCACAAGCCCCACGACGGGTACCGGTGCAGGGACTGCCGGTGCTCCGAGTACGCGGAGGGCCCGCGCCCGCTGAGCGTCCCGGGACGGCGGCTCATCGAGCACGTGCGGCACCTGGACGAGGATATTCGCCGGGCCGTGGACAAGAAGGTACGATTTTGATGTGAGCACCATCTGGTACACTTCCGATACGCATTTCAACCACAAGCTGGTGGCGAAGAAGCGGGGGTTCACCAGGCCCCTGGACGCATGCGGGGAGCCGGACCACTTCAACCCGTGCAACCTGTGCGCCCCCGGGGACCCGGGAGCGCACGATCAGGTCATCCTGGGCAACTGGAATAAGCTGGTCAAGCCGGGGGACCGCGCCTACATCCTCGGGGACTTCGCCATGAACTGGAAGGGCGCAGACGAGCTGCTCGCGCAGATGAACGGGGATAAGATCCTCATCTGCGGCAACCACGACATCATGTCCGGGGTCCACGCCGACGGGTGGAAGCACCGCGCCGGCTGGACCGGGGAGGGCAGGTTCGCCGCCATCATGGACGTGGCCCGCAGGAAGGTGGCGGGTCGCGAGTTCCTGATGTCCCACTACCCGTACACCGGGGATCACACCGAGCGGGACCGCTACCTGCAGTACCGGCTGCGGGACTACGGGATGTGGCTGCTGCACGGGCACACCCACCTGAAAAACCGGATGTCCGGGAACAGGCAGGTCCACGTGGGCATGGACGCCTGGGGCCTGTGCCCGGTCCCGGAGAAGCGCATCCTGGCGCTGGTAGACGGGGAGGAAGAGCGGCAGCGGGCGCTCGACAGCAGGCGGGTGGCGGTGTAATGGCGCTTATCCCGGAATGCCCGGAGGGCAGCGGAGCTGCGCTCCCCATACGGACTTTCGCGGACCTCCAGCGCGCCGTCGCCAGGGCCCCGTACGACCGCGCCGCCGCTGTCGCGGTCCGGGACTTCATGGCGCAGGCGCACTATCACCGGCAGGTGACCAGGGAGGAGGCGGTCGCCCTCCCTCCCGGGGTTCACTTCACCTTGCACCAGCGGGTCGGGGACGAGACCAAGGACATCTACCTCAGCCATGTCCGCGAGATGTTCGCCGGCGGGTTCATTGACCCTGACGAGCGCGACGCCAGGATAGCCGCGCTCATGCTCGCGCGCACGAGGGAGGAGATGGACTTCCTCATCCAGGACCTCCCGGGGATAGCGAAAGAACTGCCGCCGCCGCCACCAGCGGGACAGGAGTCTCCCCGGCCCCTGCTCGCCTTCCTGGTCACCCTGGCCAGCGGCCTGGGCGCAGCCGCGGTACTTGCCGGCGGCACAGGCACCGGCAACCTGGCGGGCTTCATCGTCCTGCTCATCATCGCCGTCACCTCCGCGGCCCTGTGGGCCGCGTCCCTCGGGAAGTAATTCCCGGAACCGCTTGACGCCATCTCCTGAGGTGGCTAGGTTCAGCAGTGTCCGGGGAAGTTCCCCGGGCGCGAAAAGGAGAACGTCACTGATGCTGACGAAGAACCTGAAGGCAAGGGTCGCGGCGCTGTCTGTCGCCGTCCTGGGAGCTGGCGGACTCGCATTTGCCGTGGCGGCAACCCCCGCGAGCGCGGCGACCCCCGCCTGCACCGCCGTGGCGGGCACCGCCTGCGGCAGCTGGAACGCGGAAGTCCCCGGCCTCCCCGACCTGGATGTCCAGGGTGCCGCCGCGTTCTCCGGGAATGCGCTCATCATGTACACCCGCAGCGCCACGGACAGGGCCGAGGACTTCCGGGTGCAGCCCGTCGACACGACCCAGCACTCCAAATACGACGTCGCCGGCACTTTCGGGACGTGGAGCCGGACCCTGGCGAACGCCCTGGTCACCAACGCGGTGCGCATCCAATACGCCCCCTTCGGGGTGGCCTCGGGCCTGTGCCTGTCCAGCGTGAACCCGAATGGGTTCGCCAGCGTGCAGCTCCGGTACTGCGACAACACGAGCGGTGAGTGGAACCCGTACCAGACCTTCAAGAAGACGGACGCGAATGGTGACGGCCAGTTCGTCACCTTCACCGAGGTGATCAACGGTCACCTGCTCACCGACCCCGCTAACAACGGGTCGATCGGGGTGAAGGGCGATCGCGTGCAGGTGAAGTTCGCCGGCGGCACCGGGGTCATTCACACCGGGCAGCTGTGGGGCCTGAACGGCGCGTAACGTACGATACGGCCAGGAGTACGGCCCCCCGGAGCGTGAGGCTCCGGGGGGCCTGGTAGTATCAGCTCAGGTAACATGAGACATGGGAACGGGCGGCATGAGCGTCATCCACGCCCTGTCGTCCCTCCCGAGGCAGGCCTGGTGGCTGATCGCCATCCTCGCGGGCCTGTCCCTTCTCGGCGGCGGCGGCAGCAAGAAGAAGCGCGGCAGCAGGAAGAGCAGGGACGAGCCAGGCAGCTTCGCCATCATCGTCGTCGTCGGGGTTGTCCTGCTGGCTGCGGGAGCCGGCGGCGGGGTCACGAAAGTCATCCACCGTCATCACGGCCCGCCTGATGCCTCAGGTCCGTGCTCCGGGGTCGGGTCAGTTCCCGCGAGCCAGATCAACGGGGCAGCGGCGAGCCTTGGCATCTCCTGCAGGATAGTCCGCGCTCAGATCAACATGGAATCCGGGGGGGACCCCGGCTCCTACTCCCCGGCGAAGGCGAAAGGGGTGGCGCAATTCCTGCAGGGTACCTGGGATAGCCACCACTGCGCCGGGTCCCCGTGGAACGCGGGGGACTCCATGAGCTGCTACGTGATCTACATGAGGGAGCTGATCCGCTCCGAGGGCAGCGTGCGCCGTGCGCTCGCCGCCTATAACGCGGGTCCCGGGAATATCGCAGCGGGCATGGGCTACGCTGACGCGATCCTGTCGGCCGCGGGCGCATGAGCAGGAAGAGGAAGGAGGGCGGGACGGGCGCGCTCGTCGTGCTCATCATCGCCATCCTCATGGCGGGCAGGAACCACCTGCCCGTCGTGCCGCACTCCTTCCACCCGGCCTCTCACTCGGTCAGGGCGAAGGCGATCGCCTGGGCGAGGCAGCAGGAGGGATGCCCCTACCTGTACGGGGGGACCTCTTGCGGGACAGGATTCGACTGCAGCGGGCTGATCATGAAAGCCTATGCCCACGCCGGCAGGGCGATCCCCCGGACCTCGGAGGACCAGTGGAAGCACATGCATCACGTGACCGTCCCCAGGCCCGGCGACCTGGTGTTTTTCGCCGGGTCGCCCATCGACCCCCCGCCGGGCCATGTCGGCCTGGTAATCTCCCGGCATAAGATGATTGAAGCCTACGCATCCGGGTACCCGGTCCGGGTATCCTCGTTCGGGACGGCGGGCTCCCCCCCGGGCGACAGGATACCCACCGGGTTCGCCGCCCCGTAGAAGGGAAGTGAAGATGTACGCTACCGCTGCAGCAGCAGCAAGTACCTCGTCGTTTGTGTCATTCGGCGAGGTCATGATCCTTGTCGCGCTCGTCCTCGTCGCGCTGGGCACCGTCCTGGGCAAGAGGATCGAGAACACGCTCCTGTCGATGGTCATCCAGCTGGTGTTCATCCTCGGCGCGGGCATCCTGCTCGCCGCCGCGTACCCGCACAAGCTCCTCGTCCCGCTGTACCATGTCAGCGGCGGGAAGCTGGGGATTCCGGGATGATGAGCAGGAAGGGCACGACGCTGGAGGTACGCACGAAACGCAGCGGGGTCCTCCCTGCGTTCGGCGTGCTCATCGGCGGCGGCGTTATCATCGACTACGACGCAGGGCACTGGCACCTGCTTCATCACCTGTTCGGCAGGTTCAGCTTCATCATCGCGCTGGCGGTGATCATCGCGCTCACTGCCGCCGTGGCGAAAATCTCCCAGCGCCCGGCGGGATACGCAAAGATCAGCAGCAGGAAGGAAGAACAGTAATGGGACATGTCATCGCAGGCTGCGGGGCCGGAATCAGCCAGGACTGCGCGCGTTACGCAGCCGCAGGCTGGACGGGCGGGGGTATCCTGCTCGGGGTCATCATCCTGGTCATCATCGTCGTCGCCGTCGCGTTCGCCAGGCACAAGCGCGGTTGACGCCTCCCGCTGGATGGTGTACCGTAGGTGGCATGACCTCCACGTGCACCATCCAGCGCCACCACCCCGGGCAGAGCCCGCGGGGGGCATGGTTCGGGCACGCCTTCAGCAAGCCTGAGGGACCGCCTGGGTAAGCCGAGAGACAACGGACACCCAGGGGCTCCTCCGAGAAAAAGCCGGCGAAACCGGTTGCGGAGGGGCCCTTGCAGTTGATACAAATACATAGGTACACGGGGATGAAGCCAACGGCAGGCCGGAAGCCTCCAAAACTTCTCTGATCAGGTTCGACTCCTGACATCCCTGCGGATCACCACCGGGCAACCGGGGAATGTGACTGCGATCCTGGTAACACCGGGGTCATGTTGAGAACTGCATAAGCTACAGGCCGGATGGCTGGCGACTAGGGAATGCACTGTGCATGAGCGGTAGTTGAACGCTGTGCATTGGTGTCCGAGGCTTCCATCCGGCTCGTGGGGACTTAGCTCAGCCAGGTAGTAGCTCCTGCTTTGCATGCAGACGGTCGCGGGTTCAAATCCCGCAGTCTCCACTTGTAAACGCCAGGGGATATAGCGCAGCTGGTAGCGCGTCTCGGTCGCATCGAGAAGGCCCGGGGTTCGAGTCCCCGTATCTCCACGGTTTGACAGATAGAAACGAAGCTGATAGCTTGTTCTTACTGCATGTGCTGGGTCCGCCAGATTGGCGCAGACCAGCTGTCTGGGGGAGCAAAGCTCCGCTTCCCTGGGGGAGCGAAAGCTCCCCTCCTGCCTCGGTGGTGGAACGGAACACGCTCCCTCGCAAGGGGAGAGATTGGCAGTATCGAGTCTGTCCCGAGGCTCAACCCCGGTCGTCTAAAGAAGATGCCTCCCCAACGGGGGAGAGGATGCCAGTGTCGAATCTGGCGCGGGGGCAAAGGCTGGGCCCGCGGCTCAGCCTAGGTGGTGCCGGAATAACCCTACGCGCAGGCTGGGGGTAACGGCAGTGCACGGCTAGAGCAAGGCAGAGTGCAATCGCATGAGCCGAGGGAGTGAGCACGCTCCCGGCTAGCCAAGGGTAGCAACCGGTGTACGGGTGTTCGCGTATTGTTATAGGCAACTCTGTGCCGCGAACTTGAGGGTAGCCAAACCCCTCCCACCGACCACATGGGGCTTTAGCTCAGCTGGTAGAGCACCTGCATGGCATGCAGGGGGTCACGGGTTCGAGTCCCGTACGCTCCACATGAAAGGTAAGGCTAACCCGAAAACCCGGTCGGCCCTGATAAAGCCGCACGGGGAAGCCAGGAAAGACACCTGCCCGACATGCGAGAACGGGAAGCGGCGCAGGGTGGAAGACTGCAGCCTCTGCCAGGGCGGGGGCTGGGTGTGGGTCAGCGAGTGAAAAGGATGCGGAAATGGCACGGTTCATCGCTATCGCCTGCCTCGCCGGCGGGGGAGCATGCGCAGCCTATGACATAGGCGTGAGGCACGTGCCCCTCACCGGGTGGCATGTCGACTCGCTGCAGGTCGTCGGATGGGTCCTGGTGGTCACCGGGATCATCGCCGCGGCGACGATCAAGCCTAAGGGGCTGAAATGAAGCGGTCGGATCTCATCTTCTACACCGTGGCGGCAGCGCTGGCGCTGGCGTTCATCGTCCTGGTGTTCACGGGTCACATCAATCCGAGCAGGTAACGTCTGGGTGTAGTTCAGCTTGGTAGAACGCCGTAACGTCTGGGTGTAGTTCAGCTTGGTAGAACGCCGCGGGTTCGAGGAAGGCGGAAATCCGCCTCGTTCGGGACGAGGAGAAGCCGGGTTCAACTCCCGGGAGCCCGACTTGAGAGATCGTCGCGAGTATATGCGTGTATACCAGCAGGCATGGCTTGCCGATAGACGCAAGAGAGCTATCGCGATTCTCGGCGGTAAGTGCGCCTGGTGCGATAGCGTCGAGGATCTTGAGGTTGACCATATTATCCCCGCCAGGTGGATGGGATACGAAAGTCCCGGAGGACAGCTATGGTCATGGTCATGGGCGCGCATAGAAGTCGAACTAGCGAAGTGTTGGCTTCTCTGCCAAGAGTGTCATCGCGTTAAAACTCGTGATGACATGCCTGACACTCTACATGGCACTCCGGGCATGTACCACAACAAGCGTTGCCGCTGCGATAAGTGCAGGAAGTGGATGAGAAATTACAAGCGTGACTACAGGGCACGCAAAGCAAACGGGATGTAGCTCAGCAGGCAGAGCACCGCGTTTAGGCACGCGGAAGGCCGGGCGTTCGAAGCGCTCCATCCAGACGAAGGCTGGCGAAAGGAAACTCACAAGGGGACCCTCCCCGTGCGGGGGAGCGCCAGCCTCACCACCACCCCGGGATATAGTGAAGCGGTATAACACCTGCCCTGGGAGCAGGTGACGGAGGTTCGACTCCTCCTGTCCCGACGGGAGCATTCGCATGCGAGCAGCCCAGGACGCCCGTAAATAACCTGGGTTCTCTCAATACAAAAACGGGCACATGGTCGCCTAGCTCAAATGGTAGAGCGGTCGCCTGAAAAGCGACAGGTTGAGGGTTCGACCACCTCGGTGACCACGCGGCACGGTAGCTGCGCAGAGAATGGCGGTTACTTCTTTCACCGGATAAGTGAGTGGTTGCGGGTTCGAGTCCCGTCGCCTTAGCAGAAACCTTGCGGAAATGCCAGGGTTCCGCCTGGAAGGAAACTTCCGGGGAAGGGCCCCGAGCGTCGCGAGGCGGGGCGTAGTTCAATGGCAGAACGCTAACGATGCCTCCGGGGTTACACCCGGGGCAGCTCCCCCCGCGGGGGGCAGAAACCGCTCCTCGCCTGGTTCACTACCGTGCCACCATCTCCATGCCGGCTGCGAAGACACAAGGGGTTACTTCGCCTGTCTGCGGAACAGGATCGCCCGCGAGGGCATCCGAGTCACCCCGCCGTCACAATGGTCCACCGGCATGGCTCAACCCTCCTGGCCTCGCCTTCCCCATTGCGGCCAGGGGGCACGCGGTACCGTCGGCAAGGTACCGCCCGGGGGTGAGGTCCAGTATGCCACCGTCGTCTGGAGACCTCCCCCCAACAGGGAGGGTGCCCGGGGAGCGCACACAGTTACCCCTGGGCACCCTCCCGCCTATAGCGGAGCTTCGCTCCCCCGGGGCAGCCGCAGGCTGCGCCTCTGGCGGATGTAGTTCAACGGCAGAACCTCAGGCTTCCATCCTGATGACGCGGGTTCAATTCCCGTCGTCCGCTCGTGACAGATACCGAAAAGATCACCGGGAAGCTCAGCTACAAGCCCGGGTGGGCGTTCGCCTACGCGAAGGACCAGTTCTATGATGTGCTCATCATCAGCGGGCTGGTGCCCGACTCCCGGGACCCGTCCCGGATGCTGGCATTCGAGACGCGCAGGCCCGTTCCCGGGTACCTGCGGACCGCGAGCCAGGATGACTTCCTCGACTGGGTGGGGCAGCTGCTCCTCGAAGCCGAATACCATGAGCTGCGGGAGTACTTCCGCTACGACGGGGAGCTTGTAGACAATCCGCACAAGGTCAGAGGAGCAGTGTAGGTGCACACGGAAGGTCACCCCGCTTCCCGGGCGGCAGAAGGGGGCACATGATAATCTCATGGCCCTGCAGGTTCCTGATGTGCAGGCGCGGTCATGTGTGCACGCTCCGGGGATGCCGGTGCGACTGCCACGCGAAGAGAAAAGAAGATCGCCGTATCAGCGGGATGTAGTTCAGCGTGGCTAGAACGCCTGCCTGGGGGGCAGGAGGCCGGGAGTTCGAGTCTCCCCGTCCCGACGTGGTGAGAGAATGGATACGGATGAAGTTCAGGATGCCGCAGCCGGAGTGGCCCGACTACCTGTGCTGGGGTATCATCATCGTCTTGCTGGTCATCATCCACATGGCGGCGACGTGAAGCTGAAAGACAGCAAGATCTGCTGGAAGGGTCACGTGCCTCACCATGTAGCTGGATACGAGGAGCCCCTGCGCACGCCCTGCCGGTTCGGGTACTGCATGATCCTGCGCTGCCCGAACTGCAAGCTGGAGTGGGGCGGCTATGGTCCGATCGACTGTCCGCATAAGAAGAACGAGAACGGCACCCTGCGGTCGTATAAATACCCCGACATGGACGAAAAGACCCATGTCGCAGTAAAGGAGAATAAAGACATGCGAAAGCCTAAGCGCTTTAAGCGCACCCGTAAGATCCGGTAGCTCAGTCTGGTTAGCAGCGTCCGACTCTTAATCGGCAGGTCGTGGGTTCGAATCCCACCCGGATCACGCACGAGCACACCGAAAGGAAGAGTAACATGGCATGGGGGCGCAAGTGCTGCAACAGCAACCGCGTCAAAGGCCAGCCTAACACGCGGTTCGCCTGCCAGTGCGATCTCACCAAGTGCAAGGGCTGCCGATGCAAGGGCTGCGGGCCTTGCAGGCAAAGGAGGCAATATGAAACCGGACTCGCCGAAACGCCAGGCTCCGGTAGCTTAATGGCAAGCGTCCGACTTTTAATCGGTTGTTATGCGGGTTCGACTCCCGTCCGGAGTACGTGATCACTCCCCAGGGCATTATCGCTAAAACCAGGACGACGACAATGGACAAGGTTGAGAAATGCTGCTGGGGCAGGACAAAATGCCACTGCTCTTCAGGATGCCCGTGCATCAAGACGCACGGCTGCACGAAATGTGAGTGCACATGAGGCACATGATGCGGATACACGGCCCCGGGAAAGACGAGGGCAAAAGCAAGCTGTGGAAGTGCCCGCACGGGTGCCTGGCGGTTCTCCCGGGTGCCACGACCGGGCGCAGGTATGCCGTGCGGCGGCCGAGGTGCGCATCCTGCCACCGTTCCATGACTGAAGTGAAGGACCGCTAGGGCGGCTGGCGGAATGGCAGACGCGCCGGCTTCAAGTCCCGGTGTCGGAAGACGTGAGGGTTCGAATCCCTCGTCGCCTACGGTAGTAAATGATCCCCTCTAGTTCATCTTGGCAGAACGCTCGGCTCTGGACCGGGAGGTACGAGGTTCGAATCCTCGGGGGGGAGCCGGGGTCGCGGCAATGATCCTGGAGCCGTGACCTCACGGCTGCCGCGAACCCCGCTTGCAGGAGGAAGATATGAAAGAAGAAGGCAATGTCACATCACTCTCTCTCTGATGAGCACACGGTCAGGAAGACGGGCAGGAAAATCACGGTGACACGCTCCTGTTCGTGCGGGCTCTCCTGGATGGGCACGGGCCGGAGGCTGAGGAGCGCGGAAAGGAACCTGAAGTCGGCCTGGAAGAAGCATCTCGCATAGCCCTGCCTCCTTAGCTCATTCGGCGTAGAGCATGGCTCTCGTAAAGCCAAGGCGGCCGGTTCGATCCCGGCAGGAGGCTCGTGAACATACACGACAGGAATCAGATGGTCCTCGGGATCGCCCGCGACCTGGGGGAGAAGTTCGGGCTGGAGCAGACGGTGCAGGACGCTTGCGGCGACCTGGTTTCCGGGGTTAGGATCAGCGAGGTGGTGATGTCTTTCAGCGAGGGACTGAGAGCCTCGGTGCCGATCTCCGGGAAGGTCGTAGATGATGGCGATATGCCGGAAGTGCCGGATGTACTCCGCGACGCGGGGGAAGTTGTGCGTTAGATGCTTCAAGGCTGGGGGGTAGTCACGCGCCGGTGCCCGCACTGTGACCAGCTGCAGTACCCCTGCCCGGTTTCCGAGTGCTGCTCGGGGGGCTGGAAGCACTTCGGGACCGGGCACCACGCATGCGCTCGTGGCGGAACGGCATACGCGCCAGCTTGAGGTGCTGGTGAGTCGCAAGACTCGTGGGGGTTCAAATCCCCCCGTGCGCACTGGTCCGGGGTCGTCAACCGGATACGGGCAGCTGATCGTCTTACCCGGGCGAGTGCCACTGCCCGTCCCCGGGCCTTTGCCAGCTTAGCTCAGCTAGGTAGAGCACCCGCTTTGTAAGCGGCAGGTCATCGGTTCGATCCCGTTAGCTGGCTCGAAGGGAACAGAAATGAGAAGATGCAAATACTGCAAGACCTTGCGGTTTAAGTCACAGCTGAAGCGCGGCGCAATGTTCGGCAACCGGATCTGCAAGAACAGGGAAGCCTGCGATAGGCGCAAGGCGGCTAGTGGGCGGTAGCTCAACCGGCAGAGCGTCCGGCTTTGGTCCGGAAGGTTCGGGGTCCGAATCCCTGGCGCCCAGCAACAGGAGAATGTCATGGAGATCATCGAGCTTGTCCCCGGGGCGCACTTCCCGGGCGCGGTGGAGCTGCCCAACAAGAACGTGCGGTGGGTGAACGGGACCAACAAGTCGTCCCCTGGAGGCAACTCCGTCCCGAAGAGGAAAGGCCGGATGGTCATCCCGGGCAAGATGCACGCCGATATCCTCAAGCAGTCGCAGGAGCAGACGAGGCGGCATGCTAAGATCCTGGTGATCTCCGGGGGCAAGAGGCGCTGGGTGCTGGCCAGCGAATGGAAGGACTGACAGGTGGGCAGGCAGGAAGAAGAGCACAGCAAGCGGGAGCCGGTACCCGTCAGCTGGCGGGATAAGCACAGCCGCAGCCGCCATCGGACGGCGGTCCCGCTGAAGTACAGGGACCACCCGCGGCGGAGCTTCTCCACGCGGGCAGCCGGCTGGGTACTTGCGTTCATCGTGCTCTTCTGGTTCTTCCGTTTCGTGCTCCACGCAGGGTAAGTGCCAGCCGGGGTAGCTCAGTGGCGAGAGCGGCTGCATGGTAAGCAGCAGGCCCGGGGTTCGATCCCCCGTCCTGGCTCGATGTGGTAATATTCTCACATCAGGCGACGTGAGGATATCCTCACACCGCGCGGTTGAAACTCAGCCTGGTTGAGTACTTGCTTGCCAAGCAAGAGGTCGCGGGTTCGAATCCCGTCAGCCGCTCGCAGGAGGACCAGATAGGGATGATACTGGCTAGACACTGGCATCTCGGTCCTCCTGCAGGAACCGCAGAGGTCAAGGCAGACTGGAACGGATAGCCCCAGCCTGGGAATTCGGCGGTTTCCTGGTGGGCTGGGGACCGGAGGCGCCCCCCTGATTCACCCTTGATGCCCCCGGTCCCCGCTTGTTGTTGCGAGCGTAATTCAGTGGCAGAATGCCAGCTTCCCAAGCTGGCCACGCGGGTTCGATCCCCGTCGCTCGCTCAAGGGATGAGGCTGCCATCCCCTAACCGCGAGAATCTTAGCCTACTGGGCAAGATGGCTCCGGGTATGCAGCAAGGCGATGCAGGTCCCGGGAGAAGATGCGCCCCCGGTCAAACGCTCCCCGCACCCCCCCTGAGAGGATAGTGTATGAGCTGCCTGCATCACCTGTGGGCGGATGGTGGAATGGCAGACACGCTGGCCTCAGGAGTCAGTGACCCGGAAGGGTCGTGGGGGTTCAAGTCCCCCTTCGCCTACGGAAGGGAACGCGGTGGTGGACGTTAAGCAGGTCATCGTCATCCGCAAGGACCTGGGGATGCGCCGGGGCAAGGAGATCGCCCAGGGCTCGCACGCTTCCATCGCGTGGCTGACGAACAGGCTGACGATGCTCGGGTACGTCAACCCGGGGGAGCGGGGCAAGTACGCCAGCTGCCACCTGACCGAGGCGGAGTGGCAGTGGACGGACGGCAACTTCCGTAAGATATGCTGTGTCGTGAACAGCGAGGACGAGCTGCTCGAACTGGCAGCGAAGGCGAAGGCCGCGGGCCTTGTCTGCGAGGTCATCGAGGACACCGGGCTCACCGAGTTCGGGGGCGTGCCCACGCTCACCGCGCTGGCGATCGGGCCCGACTATGACGAGAAGATCGACCCGGTGACCGGGAACCTGAAGCTTTACTAGGAGACGATGATGCACTACCTGCACATGCTGCGCATGGACCCCGCCTGGTACCTGCAGAAGCTCTGGTGGGCGGGAGTCCTGCTCGGGCTCATCCTCATCCTGGTCACCGCCGGGAAAAACAGGCGGCGCGCCAGGACGGCGAAAGCCAAGGCTGAGAAGGCCTCCCCCCCCGAGTCCGGCAGCCCCCGTCTGCGGGGCTAGCATACGGAGAGTTCGCCTAGTCTGGTCTATGGCGCGTTACTTGTAATGTAATGTGCTATGCTGATATTACCTGGAGGATGAACCAGACAGGCGTGCTGGGCTCCGTTGCTAGCGGATGCGCGGGAAACCGTGGCTTTCGAATAGTCCGTCCTCCGCATGGTGCGATCTATCGAGTTGACTCAGGGTCGCGAGGCACTAGTTGATGACGAGGATTACGACCAGGTTTCGCAATTCAAATGGTATGCGGGAAAAATCCGCAATACCTATTACGCAATGCGGACTGTCGATCACGCTACTCAGTACATGCATACCCTCATTACCGGATATGTGAAAACTGACCATAAAAACGGCAACGGGCTGGACAATCGCAAAGAAAACCTTCGTGAGACAACTGATGTACAGAATCAGCACAACTCTCAACGTTCCCGCAGTAACACCAGCGGATATAAAGGTGTCAGCTGGGAGGGGCGCAGGAACAGGTGGCTTGTTCTGATAAGAGCAGATGGCAAACAGCGCTTCATAGGACGATACCCTGATGTCATCGAAGCTGCTCACGCTTACGACAATGTGGCTCGTCATTATTTCGGGGAGTTCGCGCGAGTTAACTTTCCCGAAGAGGCGTCGGAGGAAATGACATGAAACTGGCGGAAGCGCTCGCCGAGCGCGCCGACATCGACAAGAAGATCGCCCAATTGCGGGAACGCGCCAAGGCCTCCGCCCGGTACCTGGAAGGCGAGGAGCCCGCCGAGTCCGCGCTCGCGCTCATCGGCGACACGCGCCAGCTGCTCACCCGCAGGATGGACCTGGTGCGCAGGATCAACCTGACGAACTCCGAAACCCGCATGGTCCGGAGCAGCGGCACCGTCACGATGACCGAGGCCCTGGCGATGCGCGAGTTCATCCTCGCCGAGCGCATGCTGCTCACCGACGTGTGCAACGAGGCGTCCCCCGGGAAAGACCCGTACGGGATACGCCGACGCAAGACCGAGCTGCCCGAGAAGACGGACCTGCCGGTATCGCACCTGCGCGCCGAGGCTGACAACCTGGGCAGGGTTTTCCGGGAGCTTGACTCGGACATCCAGCAGGCGAACTGGAACACGGAGCTGATCTGATGAAGGCAGCGAAGAAAGTCCTCGGCACGGAAGACAAGCTTGAGCGCAGGATCAAGGTCGCGATCGCGGTCCTGAACGCCACTCTCATCGCGAGAGCCCTGAGGAAAGCTTTCAAGAAGAAGAAGGGCACGCGAGGGTAGCGGGAGTCGGTAACCGGGTCAGGGTGAGCACGGCCTTGCTGCTCCGTTGCAGTCCTCTGGAGGCGTCCCGGGCGGCGTCACGGTCACAGGGCAGCCCAGCACATCAGTACACGGTACTGAAGCAGCCGTTCACCATTCACTACCGCGTGCTAACTGACCGGGTGAGGGATGATTCATGGGTAAGGGGAATCCCGCTAATAGCAGGAAAAGGGAACTGGCGTTCACGGTCCCGAAAGAGAAGTTCGTCATCAAGACGTTCACCGCCGGGGGTCCCGGCGGGCAGCACCAGAACCACTCGAATACCGCGGTGCGGATCACCCACCCGGACTCCGGGGCCTCCGCCGAATGCCGGATGTTCCGCAGCCAGCACCAGAATAAGATGACGGCTTTCCGGAACCTGGTGAACTCCGGGAAGTTCCGGACGTGGGTGAACCGGCAGCTGCTGGGAAACCCGCTGCCCCCGGAGGAGCAGGTGAAGCGGGATATGCACCCGGACAACCTGCTGGTCATGACGATGACGGACGGGAAGTGGAAGATTGATTAAGTTCATCATCGTCGGCGCGCTCCTCCTGGCGTTCTTCTGGCTGATCTCGCGCCCGGGGAGGCGGCGGCGCGCCTCAGCGGACCACCAGCGCCGGAAGGCGCACAACTCGTGGCACATCAGGTACGCCGGCTTCGAGACCTCGCAGGACGAGCACGGCGGGCGCAGGGTGCACGCGAAGCAGCGGGCCGGCCGGGATGCCTGCTCCGACCAGTGCCCGCATTGCGCCGCCGGGGGAGGCTACCAGGCGAGCCTGCGGGTCTTCGATGACCGCGGTGTCCGGGGGCGCAGGGACCGGAGGGCGATGAGGGAGGACCGTGATGGCAGGGAATAAGAACGCCAGGGCCCGCAAGCACTTCAAAGGCGAGGAACGCGCCGAGAGGGCACGCCGCAAGCGGGAGCTGAAACGCCAGCGCAGGAAAGACAGGAAGCAGGTTCCTCCTCCCGGGGAACAGGAGGAGCAGGGGCAGTAGCCCTTTTACGGAGAGTTCGCCTAGTCAGGCCGATGGCGCTGCCTTGGAAAGGCAGTAAGGGTAACACCTTCACGAGTTCGAATCTCGTACTCTCCTCGGAGCGTAAACCGGACAGGCGTGCCGGGCTCGCCTCGAAAGCGATGCAGCCTGCGGGCAGCGGTTCAAGTCCGCTGCGCTCCTCCGTGACCAGGAAGCCGGTGCTCCAGTGATGTGGTTCTTGATCCTCACCGTCGTCATTATCACGGTCCCGTACCTGATCCTGTTCTTGGCCCACCCGGGAAGCGAAGACGAAACCGTGACCGCGCGTAAGGGGAGGAGACGGTGATGCGCCAGGAGGACCCTGCCGCTGGTCGCGTTCGGTACCCCGGGGAAGATGCGGCGACGGCTCGCCAGCCGGCTTTGAACCCCGGCGCAGGTCTCCGGGCCTGGAAGTTCGACACTTCCGTCTTCCGCTGGAAGCGCAGCTTCGCTGCCCATGCGATCAGGAAGGAGAACTATGCCTGACGACTGGACGTGCGCGTACTGCCAGGAGCGTCTTTTCCTGGGCGTAAGCGGGGAGTGGGTCGGGCAGCGTTCCCTAAGGCGCTGCAGGAAAAGCCCTGACCTGGCGCATCACCTTGAGAAGAAGGGGAACCAGTGAGCGGAAGTGACGATGCCTGACGCGACATGCACCAGGACGTACTGCGGGTGCACGTGCCCGCCATGCCGGCACGCACGACGGAACAGGGACGACGCCCATGCCGACCATTGCGGCCGGCATGCCAGGGACTGCCACTGGATCCGGTGCGCAGGGTGAACCATGGGTGCGTAGCTCAGTCGGTTAGAGCATCTTCCTGATAAGGAGAAGGCCGGAGGTTCAATTCCTCTCGCACCTACGTAAATGAAAGGTCCAGTCAGGTGAACACGGAAGAGCGCACCCCCGAAGGGCGGATTGCCGCGCTTGAGCAGCTGGTGAGCACGCTGCGGCAGGACAACGTGCGGCAGTGGCAGGCGATCCTGCGGCTGGCGAGGCTGGTGGCGAAGATCACCGGCGTCCCCGAGCAGGACATCGCGGCGGAAGAGGCGCTCATGGATGAGCAGCTCCGTCGTGCGGGCTCGTAGCTCAACAGGTCAGAGCAGCTGTCTTATGAGCAGAGGGTTCCAGGTTCAAATCCTGGCGAGCCTACGTGAAAGAAACCAGGCACACGCATTACACCAGGTACTGGGCGACCATGACCGCCTGCAGGAAGCGGGTCGCGGATGTGGTATACTCCAGTCATTTCACGACGATGGTGACCTGCCCCGCATGCAAGGCGGCGATGCGAGATGACAAGCCGGTGGCCCGTCGGGGATGACGGTGACAACACGGGCATGGAGTGGATGTGCGCCTGCAGCTGCGGGCGGTGCGGTCCGCTAGACGAGCATGACTGCGGCACTGCAGCCTGCGATCGCGGGCACTACGAAAGATGTTCCGTCGAGAGAATTCCCCGAAGTTCCTGACAGGCAGCTGAGCTGGGCTTACCGTCAGATGCATGACATTCACCACCAGCGGAATGCTTTTCAGCAAGGGCCGGCATGTCAGGCAGCGCTCACGAGTTACTGCAGTAGTCGTGACTGTCCTCACCCTGGTTGCTGCAGCGGTCTGGTCTTTCGTCGGAGCCCAGCAGGCCAGCGCCGCGGTCAGCTGGGGCCCGTCGGGGAGCCTGGGCAACCAGGCCCTGTCCTGGGCCGAGCGCAATGCCCTCGGGCACTGGTACCTGTGGGGCGGCACCGGGCCGTCCTATGACTGCAGCGGGCTCGTGATGGAAGCCTACGGGCGCGCCACCGGGGTGTGGCTGCCGCACAGCACGTACTCGATGCTCGCCAGCGGGCACCTGAGGCGCACGTACTACCCGCAGCGCGGGGACCTTGCCTTCTACGGGTCCGGGCATGTAGAGTTCGTGACAGTCCTTTACCACACCACATTCGGCGCGCACCACACCGGCACCCGTATCGGGTGGATCGGGTACGGCGGGTCCTGGGCGCCCACCGCCTACTACCGGGTCGTCAGGTAGTGTGCCAGTCCTGTAAGGAAGAGGGTATGACAGCAGCCGTCATCCGCGAGAAGGGCGTCAGCGCCAAGGGCGTCCTCGTGCAAAGCGATCCTGAGGGGAACCTCACCGTCCAGCTGGGGCTGAACGATGACGGCAGGACGAAGTTCACCGAGGAGGAGGCCCTCGCCCTGTACGAGAACCTCGGGAACATGATTGAATGGAAGCCGGAAAGCTAGACTTCCCGCGCCGTTAGCTCAGCAGGACAGAGCAGCGCCCTTCTATGGCGACGGTCAGGGGTTCGAATCCCTTACGGCGTGCTATCATCACTGTAAGTGCTCAGCCCAGACACTTAACGCTGTAGCACTATCATGCCCCTGCAGAGCAGTCAGGAGTGTTCGCCACCCTCTCAAGGTGGAAACCGCCGGTTCAAATCCGGTCAGGGGTACGGTTGCGCTGAACGGCGTGCAGCAAGCTTCTCAGCCCTGGCGATCCGTTCCGTAGCGGTCACGTGCACAGGACCGTTCCCCTCACCGGGGGAGGGGACTACCATCCCCCCGGTCAGGCTCCGGTAGGCAAAGCGTGTAAAGCCGCCTGCCCTTCAAGCAGGAGTTTCCGGGTTCGAGTCCCGGGCGGAGCACATGAGTAAATACCCGACCGAGCAAGCGCTGATCAACTTGGTCAACGACCTGGCGGACGACCTGAAGAAGATAGAGCGGGGCAACCCTGCTCACATCCCGGCGACGGCGAGACTCATACAGGCACGCAAAGCGCTGGCGTTGCACCGCAAGGGCATCAAGGCAGGCGAAGACAAGGCGAGGTAGCTCAGCTGGCAAGAGCGCTCCGCTCATAACGGAGAGGTTCGGGGGTTCGAGCCCCCCCCTCGCTACGGTCACCCACCAGGGAGAACCCCCGTGTCCAAGAACCCTGAGCAGAAGGAAGCGGCCAGGCTGGCGAAGCTGCGGCGGCGCTGGGAGAAGGAGAACGGGCGCGGCAGCAAGAAGATGCGCACCATGTACAAGCATGCCAGCGGGCACAACGACGGACTCCCCAGGACGCCGACCAGCTGACTTGACATCGGTACCCGCAGGGCATAAGCTTTAAACACACGACGCGGAGTGGCGCAGTTCGGTAGCGCGCTGGGCTCATAACCCAGAGGTTCGCAGGTTCAAATCCTGCCTCCGCAACGAGACCCGCTAATGCGGTCCTGGGCATGACCGGAAACTGCCCTTTCATTCCCCTGTAGCTCAACTAGGCAGAGCACTTGGCTGTTAACCAGGGAGTTATAGGTTCGAATCCTATCGGGGGAGCGAGGAGAGTTTACAATGTTAACGAGAAGACAATACGTCGGCTTCGTCGTGGCGAAACCTGGCGGTACACATTACATGGTCATGTAGAGCAGCTTGGAGTGCTCGCCACCCTGTCAAGGTGGAGGTCGCGGGTTCAAGTCCCGTCTTGACCGCGTACACTGAAAGTATGTACGTCTTCGACGACGAAGATGACGAGAAGAAGGATGCTGAAGTGATGCCTGATTACTGGGAGCAGATGGGCTACGTGCCCTGCCCGTTCTACGACCGGGTGACCTGGGAGGAGCTGGCCGGGGAGAGTCTCACCCATGACACCGGCCATGTCGACCACGTTGATCATGTCCTGCATTCGACTGCAGCGACATCATGATTGCAGCTTTCGCGATCGCCGGCATCGCCCTGGGCATGGCGACGGTCGTCGCAACCCTCCGGTTCGGGTTTCCCGGGCTGCTGGTCATGCTCGCGGTGATAGCGGCGGTAACAGCTGCTATCCTTAGCAGTATCCACTAGGACGCTTAGCTCAGCCGGGGAGAGCGCCTCCCTGACACGGAGGAGGCCGGGGGTTCAAACCCCTCAGCGTCTACGACGAGCGTTAAACCACTGCGGAGACAGCGGAACGCTTGCTCAAGGGGATGGATAAGGGTTCGACTAACCTGTAAAACCGCATGTCGGAACAGGTCAGGACAGGCGTTCGATTCGCCTCATCTCCACTAGTTGTGACGCGAAGCGTCATGACGCTTTAGCCCGGGGTACTGAAAGGCGCTCACCCACCTGATGTCCCCGGTACCATGTACGGGGAGCGTGTGCGCAGGGAACGCAGGATCGACCGCAAGGTTGGCTACGACGAAGCAGCGGTCAAGCGCTTCTTCGACGCGCTTGACGAGAAGGACAGGAAGAAGCACGCATCACCACGCCGGGTCGCCTGGCGGCGCAAGCTGCGCCAGGAGGCATTCCCGGTCCCGGAGTGGCTGAAAGACAAGCCCTCGTAGCTCAAAGGACTAGAGCATCGCGCTACGGACGCGGAGGCTGCAGGTTCGAATCCTGTCGAGGGTGCGCTATGAAAACTGATATCATCATCGCCTTGTTCCTGCTCCTGCTGATCATCACCGTCTGCTCTCTTGTCATCAGCAAGCGGGAGAGCGATACGCGCAAGATGATGAAGGAGATGCGCAGGCAGCACGAGCGCAAGGTGGACCGCAAGGTGATACTGGGCAGGGGCAAGCGCTTCGACTGCCCCGCCTGCGGGTCGACGGAGCCGTGCGGCAGATGCCGGTTATGGTGCTACCATGAAGCTGATAAGCAAAGGTCTTGATATGACATGTGGTACATCGCCCTAGCCGGCATCTACGTGACGCTCTACCTGCGGAACGACCGGGTGATCACGCCGGTTCACAGGTGGCTGCACGAGCCCGTCACGGGCAGTCACGCGGCGAATATGCACGGGGTCTGGCTTGGCGGCATCGTGCTTACCGCCATCGTTATCACCGCAATCCTTACCCGTAAGACAGGCGAGGCGGTCCCCGGGGTGCCGAGGGACACCAGCTGGGTGATAGGACTGGCGCTCGCGTTCACCGGGTTCCTGTGGTACCTGGTCCAGGTCGGCAGGAAGCCGGCTGCCGTCATCACGCGCCCGCAGCCCACGGTGACGGTGACCGCCGGCAGTAGCCACCCGGTAACCAGCACGGTCATGCACGCGGCGGGCGTCAGCTGGGAAGTGGTCGCGATCTTCGGGGTCATCGGGGTGATCGTGCTCGGGGTGCTCTACTTCATCGTCCGGTACGTGCTGTGAAAACCCGGTGCATATACCCGGGGTGCCGGCGTAGGATAAGAGTTGCGTGGAGTAACCTCGCGGTCCTGTACTGCAGGAAGCACCGCAAGGTTGTCAGCAAGGCTGCTTAGCTCAGCGGAACGAGCGTCCCGTTCACACCGGGAGGGTCGAAGGTTCAACTCCTTCAGCGGCCACGCAGTGGTATCATGCACATGGTGATGGTAGCTCAGTTAGGTTAGAGCGCTGGCTTGTGGTGCCGGATGTCGCGGGTTCGAATCCCGTCCTTCACCCGAAAGGGAGACAGATGCCCAGGAAGTGCTTCATCTGCAGGAAGCGCAAGCCCGTCACAGGCGGGCACATATGCGCGGTGTGCTACGCCAACCTGAGGATGCCCAGCCCAAAGGAGGCGGCATGAGCAAGCGATATACGAGGCTGCCCAGCAGGTAACCTCGCCAGGGTCGCATAGTGGCTATCGCAGCGGTCTGTAAAACCGTGGCTTCGGCATCGGGGGTTCGAGTCCCTCTCCTGGCACTAAGGTTCGTGTTACTACGAGGTGGATTACAGTGCCATCTGGAAAGTCCGGACAGGAAAATCATGGAAACATGTCAGGCAAAACCCGAATCCATGTGAAAACCCGGAATGAGATAAAACGTGAGCGTCGTCTTGTGGATACCCGTAACCATAAATGCTGGGGGTGGATGCCCGGGGGTATCGTTGTCGCGATGCTCTTTCCTCTTCACGGAGCGAACATAGGGACTCTCCTGAGAACCTGCGAGGCTGCGGGAGCATGCCTCGCGGTACCGCACTACCCCTGGGTTCCGCAAGCGCTCAGCAAGGGCTACACGATCTCCCAGCGGGCACCTGTCCACTGGGCTAAGCCGACCTCGATGAGATGGCTGGAGCGAGAGCGTCAGCGGACAGGCGATGAGTATGTTAACATTATCGGCGTCGAGCTTGCCGATGAAGCGATCCGCCTCCCGAACCTGCCCGTGCGGGGGGAGCGCAGAACGATCATCGTCCTCGGGCATGAGCAAACAGGGATACCTCCGGAGGCCCTGGAAATGCTCGACATGACAGTTGAAATCCCGATGGTCGGCTCCGGAAGCACGCTAAACGTAGCGGTCGCAGGATCGCTTGTTCTTTACAAGCTAGCAGGGCTAAGTTGAAAACATTGCATGTTCCCCGGGACCTGAGTCACGTGGTGATGTACGGCATGATCATGTGCGTGCTCTGCCAGCACGCCTGCTGCAAGGGCATCCTGTGCCCCTGCTGCAGGGAGAAGCACCCCTTGTACCGGGGAAGCGCAGCGTCACCCCCCCTGGAGGCGGTGTGACGACCACCCGGATCGCCACGGTCACCTGCGATCCTTGCGGGAGGCGGGAGCTGTCCCTGGGCGAGCACTGCGGGGGGCCCTTGCGGTGGGCCCAGGTCACCTGGGAGGAGCCCCCCGAGGACGGAAAGCACTACCGCCAGTACAAGGAGATGGACCTGTGCCCGGATCACCTGAACGAGTTCCTGAAGTGGGTAGCAGCGGAGCAGGAGAAGCAAACCTTTTCCGCAACCTGACCCCGGCGGAGATCACGGAGGTCATCAGCAAGCAGCGTCGTGAGGGGGTGAGCGTCTCGGTGGCCTCCTTCGAGGACTCCCGTAAGCACCGGGTTACCGCGATCCACTGGCGCCCGGGGGACCCGAACGCGCTGGCGGAGATGATCATCCGCAACGTCGGGGACGAGGAGGTCTCGCTCATCCTCGACGGGAATGCCTACGTGGTCAGGAAGGTATCCTGACCACATGCGCCCGTAGCTCAGCGGAACAGAGCACTGCCCTCCGGAGGCAGGGGCCGGGAGTTCGAATCTCCCCGGGCGTGCGCATGGCGGTATGGCCGAGCGGCCCAGGCACGCGACTGCAAATCGCGTCACGCGAGTTCGACTCTCGCTTCCGCCTCTCACGGAATACCATTTCGGCCTGTAGCTAAACAGGATAAAGCACCCGCCTCCTAAGCGGGAGATCATGCCCGTTCGAATCGGGTCAGGCCGGCGCACCAGTGAAACGAAAGAAGGTGAGACACGTGCACATCGGACATTACGTGAAGGACATCCTGGAGACGGTCGCGCTCGTCGGCGCGCTCGTCGGCTTCGTCATCGGGCTGGTCACCGCCCGCATCGCCGGCAAGATCCGCCGGCGCAAGTCCCGCTGACGGGCTGGCTTTCCGGCTATCATCTGAGAAATGACGCAGCAACCGAGTTCACTCGTCATCCGGCGCTTGAGCGACTCATCCCCGACCCTGCTCGATCAGTCGGGGATGAAAGTCGCGGAGGCTGCGGCGATGCTGGCGAAATGCACCCGGCGTCAGTGCGGCGCGGCCATCTTCGGCCCCGACACCCGGATTATTTCCACGGGGCGCAACGGGGCTCCCGCGGGGTGGCCGCATTGCACGGACGGCGCCTGCCCGAGGGGCAGGCACTACCCGAGGCATAACCCCGAAAGGGCGAAGCTCTGCTTCCCGCAGCTATGCGCATGCGGGCTGCCCCACCCGTGCCCGGAGTACGTCCAGCCTTACGAGCCCTACGACAAGGGCCCGGGGCTGTGCACCGCCATCCACGCGGAAGCTAACGCGATCATCTACGCCGGGTACAGCCGGCTGCCCGGGGCCCGCATCTACATCACGGACGCGCCCTGCCACACCTGCACGCTGCTCATCGCGGCGACGGGGATCGCCGAGGCGGTCATCCCGTGAGCAGCAACGTGGGCGAGGGCTACGCCTTCTGGAAATGCGAGAAGTGCGACGTGACGGGGAAAGACGATATCGTCAACGGCAGGATCACATGCTGGAGCTGCGGCAGCAGCAAGCACGTGACCTTCACCCGGTCGGTGACCTACCGGCGGGGGGGGTGGTAGCTGATGGCGGTCAGCACCTGCAACCAGGTGGGCAGCTGCAGCTGCACATGCGAGGAATGCCGCCCGGCGGGAGGGCGACGGGCCACTCACTGCTGGCAGCATAAGGGGACCGCGGGCTGCCATTTCGGCTGCCGCAGTTAGCGCGCCATCCAGAGCACGATCATCGCCGCGAGCGACAGGGAGATCACGCCGAAGTATGCTGTCACCGTGCGGTCCTGCGTGATCATCCACCAGGCGAACTGCAGGTGAGTCAGGTGGCTGCCAGCTTGCCCGTGGCGCCCTCGTCCCGAGGTCCTCACGAGACTGCCCTCAGGTCCGCTCCCGCGAGCCTGTGCGTCCCTCTCAGCCATGTCTGGCAGTCCGGGCATATGTACCTGGGGTACGCGCTCAAAGCGGTGTAAGCGCATCCTGAGCGCTCCACGGAGGTACCCCCGCACTGGGGACAGCGCAGGTCCCCGTCCTCTCCCCCGTGGGCGGCGGAGCCGCGCCCCCCGTCGATGACCGCGTAGCTGGGGTGGGCGGGAATCCACGGGAGGATGCGCCGGTACAGGTCCTCGTTGGCGAACACGTCCCCGCAGTTGTACTCCTCCATCTTCCGCTGCGCCCGGGTGTCCCCGTCCATGACCTTCGTCCACAGGGAGAAGCCCTCGTGCTCCAGCTTGTGCGCGGTGCCCAGCGCCTGCGACACCGATTTCAGCGAGCTGGACATGAAACTGAACTGCCTGCGGACAGCCTTGTACAGGTCAATCTGGGCGTACGGGGACGGCGGCGGCAGCCCTGCCTGCGCGAACTCCGTGTTGATATGCGGGATGTCGAAGCGCTTCCCGTTATAGTGCAACACCGCGTCGGCCTGGTCAAGCAAGTCCCAGATCTGGCGGAGCATCGCCTCGGTGCCGTCGTCCCACTCGCTGAAAAAGAAAATGTCGTCCTCCCCCACCCACTTGCCTGCGAAGCAGAGCATATGGCGGGGTCGGACGATTTTCTCCGGGGTGACATACCGGGTTCTCAGGTCCCACACGTAGACAAGCGCCGGAGCCGACTCGATGTCCAAATTCAAAATACGCATGCGCGTCTACTTGGCAGCGGGCGGATCGGTCTTGTTGGGTACCGCGTAAACGCCTGCCGCCATTGCTATCGCGACCGCGGCGGCAACATAGTGATTGCCCCCGTAGTACATCTGGGCGAAGGTGAGCGCCTGCCCGAGGAAGGCGGCGATCGCCTTGGCGTATTTACCGAGCTTCATCGTGCTCCGTTCAGACGGCGACGATCCTGGTGATCATCCGGCAGTTGACGCACCTGATCCAGTCGCACTGGGAGTTGCTGCAGTGCTCCTCGGTCCGGGTGCTCAGGCAATGCGGGCAGTCGGGAGTGGCGGTCATGCGGTCACCTGGAGGGTGGCATGCGGCGGCGCCGACGGCCCCCCGTTCGCCCACACCAGGATGTTGTACGTCCACCCGCGGGTGAGCCCGCTGACAAGCGCCGAGTTCACCGGGGTGACCAGGTTGGCCTCCGTCTTGCCGTTCAGCTGGATCACGCGCACCGTGTAGCCGGCCGCGGGCTTGCCCGCGAGAGTCACCGGGTCCCAGTTGAGGGTGATAGCCACCCCGCCGACGTGCAGGTTCTTCGGCGCGGGGAACGTGTCGGGGACAGGGGGGGGCGTATTGGTGACCAGCGCCCTGAACTGGGCGATGGAACCCTTGTAGGCGTTCATGTCCACCGGGGCGTGCCCGTTGAAGGTGGCGCTGGACGTGTACTGCCACACCGCCGGGGTCATCCCGCCGTAAGCCGTCCAGCCAGGGCCGGCGTCGGAGTACGCGGTGTAGTTGCTGGACACCAGGTGCATCGTGCGGCTGGCGAAACCCGCCAGCGACGGGGAGCCAAGCTCCTGCCAGTACCAGTGCGGGAAGTACAGAAGGTGGACGGTGCCGCCGAGCTTGCGGTACTCATCGGTGAAAGCCTCCGCGTCCGCCACCGAAGGCTTTGTGGTAGACGGCTCGAAGTCCACCATGAGGGGAATGCCCTTGCCTGTCACGGCGAAGGCATGCTGTGCCTGCCCGGGGCCGTTGCCGTGCTCCAGGAAATGGTAGGCGCAGAAAAATGCCCCCGCGCTGGCTGCCCTGGCTTTCGCGGGAGAGTAATCGGGGTTGACGTACGCGGTGCCCTGGGTGGCTTTCACCATGGCAACGGGAGCCCCGTGGAAGGAAATCCCCGCCTGCCGCGAGGAGACATCCGGGAAGAAGATTGTCACAATTCGGAGGGTACAGGGTAATGGCCGTCCCTGTCATCAACTCTTGGCCTTCTGGGCCTTAACCACTGTGGCGCGCTCGTCCAGCAGCCTGTCCATGTATCCCCAGGCCGTCTTCCACCCGGCGGTGCCCCGCACCGAATCCTGGATGCGGGCGCGGACCTGCCTGATATCCGCGTCAATCTGCTTCAGGGTGCGCACTTTTCATCGCCTCCAGCAATGCGAGGATTCTCTCCGTGTCCTCGAAAGCCTTAGCCGCACGGGCATCCGATGCCCGTGCCGTCACATCCTGGCCGACGAGTATCACCGACAGGAGGACCAGCTGGATGTACGTCTGGGCGGTCCACGCGACGAGCGCGATCAGCCCCGTCGCGATCAGCCACGAGGGGAAGACATGCAAGTGGAATGCCTGGGTGATGACCGCCGGGAAGGAGAGCAGCGCCAGCAGGCTGAAGGCGTACGCGCAGGTGATCGTGCCCACCCGGGCGGTGACCGCTATAGCCAGCCGCTTGTTGAAGCGCTGGTAGGGGGAATCCGCTTTATGGTAGTCGGATGTCCTCAGGTGCACCGGGTGGTGCCCGTGGCGCGTGAATCCGAAGTGCGGTGACACATGATCCATTTCTCCGTGCACGTTGCGCACCACTTGGTGTCCGTGAAAACCGGGCACCAGCTTCCGCAGCGCCAGCAGTAGTTAACCATCACACAGGCCTTCGGGGATACTATGATCACACCCGCAGGGACGCCTGCAGCTGCGATGCCAGGATGCGGACAGCACCAGGATACCGTGGGCGAACCCCGGGGGGAGCGCAGCTTCGCTGCCCGGGGGAGGATCAACAGGGATCTCGTCGAGGAGCATCACCGCGACCTGGCAGTAGCGACAGGTTACACCGCCCTGTCCCACCTTCCTGAAATGCACCACAGGAGCAATCCTATGACCGTGAACAGGGTCCACGACCACGCGCCGTGGTGGATGTTCCAGGCGTTGAAGATGACGGCCAGGGCGAACGAGATGATGGCGAGCAGGTGAACCACATGCCTCCTAAGGGTAGAGCTTCCGGCAGTCAACCGGGCGGAAAACGCCGTCCACGTACGCGAAAAGCTTCCGGATGATCTCCTGCTGGCCCGCGGTCTGCGGCTTGCCCGCGGTGGCGATGGCGACGAACTTATGCCATACCTGGTCGCTGCTCACCCGGAAGGTATTCCCGATGGTTTCGCAGGAGTTCAGCTGCGCCGCGTGAATCCGCTGGGCGGCGGCATGGTTGCTCCACCAGCTCAGCCCGATGGCGAGGGCCGCGATGACCACGGTGGCTACCGCCGCCTGGAAGACGCGCTGCTTCCACTTGATGATCGATGTCATCGCGGCGGTCAGCTTGTCCAGTGAGTCTTCCAGGGCCTGCGCGGTGGACAGGGCCTCCCGCTCGTCGTCGTCCCTGCCGTCACCCGGCGGCGGTGCTGTCATCTCCCCCTCCTCCGTTCCTGCGCAGGGTCTCGGCGAGCCTGGCGACAGTCTCCTGCAGCACCTCGGTAAGCTCACCCGCCTGCCTGACCAGCCGGTCGATTTCCATGTCTTTCGCCTTCACCCGCAGGGGAAGCGGACTCGGGCCGGGAGCTGGTGGCCGTGCCCTGAATCTGAAGAACCTCATCGCGCCCGAGCCTTTCTCCGATAGCGACAATAGCCATCTCCAGTTCCTTCAGGGTGGTCACCATTCCCGCGATCATCGGCAGGATGCTGCCCGCCTGGCTGTCAATCAGCCTGTCCCGCTGCTCGGTGGTTTTCGTCAGCTGGGCGAGCAGGGAGTCGCGCATCTGCGCGGACTGCTGCCACAAGATGTCGGCGTCGGAGGTCCCGATCCGCCCGCTGGTCTTGCGGCGCACCCCGTACCAGGTGGCGATGCCCCCGGCGGCGGAGCCGATGATCGCGGCGATGACGGCGATCACCTCGGCGAAAAAGCTGGAATGGCTGACGGCCTCGGCTGCCAGCAGGGCGAGGCTCATCGCCGTGCCTTTCCTTTACCCGGGGAGCATTACCTCGGGCCGATGATCGCCCGCATCGATGTAGCGTAGATGTACGCGCTGCCCGGCTGCGGGTACGTCCCGGGGGGCAGCCCGGTCAGGTAAATCTGCGCCAGGGCATTCGCGTCGGCGAGAGCCGAGCGGATCATCGGCAGGTCGCCGGCGGTGAAGCCGATAGCCTCCATGTCGGCATCGGTCTGCGCGGACACCCACTTGTACATATCCACGATCTCCGTGAAAGTGTCGCGCATATTCACCAGGAACTGGGTGGTACGGTTGACGACAGTACCGACATTGGCGTCGCCGGCGGTGAAAATGGTCACACGTTAAGGTCCTCTCCTGGTGAACAGGCTGCTCTGCCCGGTAAGGGTCTGCCCGGCCGGGCTGGTGCTCCACCTCGCGGCGACGGATACCGTGTTCGCGATAGTCGTGTTAATCGCCTTGCTCAGCGTCATCCCGTCGGTGTTCCACGAGGTGGTGGCGAGGCGGTTCTGCGAGGAGTCATTCATCGTCCCCTCCGCCCAGCCGTTGAAACTCCCCCCCGAGCCTGTCCCCGTGCACAGGATATGAATATTCACGTGCCCGACGACATTGTTCCCGACCGCGACATTCTGGATAGGGACCAGGTTCTGGAATGTCCCGTTCAGGATGTAGCCGATGTTAAGGATGGAGCCGTTTTCGAAAGTGCCCGTATAGGGAACCTCGATCTTGTACTCGGTCCCGTTCTGGGCGTCATTCGCGTTGATCACCCAGCCTTTCGTGATGCTCGTCGCCACCGTCGAGTTGCCCAGGGTGTTCGTGCCCGTGTCCGTCTGGGAGCTGTTGATCGCCCCGGTCAGCCCGCTGGTGTTGACGACATTCAGCGTGGCGTTAGTATCCGCGGCGATGATCCCGCCGATCGATGACGGCCCCGGCAGCGAGCCCTGGGTGATGAACGTGTGCTGGACGGTCGTCGACCCCGGGTTGTAGGCGTTCCCGTAGACGTCGGTGCCGCCGCCCGGGGCGAAAGCCCCCACCAGGGTGTTCCCCGCGTTATAGGAGACGGTCACCTTGCCGTCCGCGCCGTTGCCCGCAAGCTCCGTGGTGCTGCCCGCGGGGGTGTAATTCACCGTCAGGTACGGGGTGTTGCTGTTGTTGCTGGAGCTGTACCCGTAGAAAACCCCGTAGGCGGCCAGGTTGCCCGGGGTGGTGAAACTCCCCGCCGGCCCGATGACGATCGCGGTGAAGTCGCTGGTGAGATGCGCGGGCAGCCAGCTGGTGAGGTTGTAGGTGGTGGAGCTGTTCTGGGCGACGTGGAACGTGGACTGCGCCTCGTGCGTCCCCGCGCCCGGGATGAACGTCGTGCCGAAAGTCCCGGTGAACGTCGTGTACCCGATGGCCACGGTCATCCCGCTGCTCTGCCCGGTGCCCAGGTTGTCCAGGTGCAGGTAGATGCTGTTGATGGTGGCGCCCGCCAGGTCCGAGCGCATCTGGCGGTAGTTGTACAGCAGGAACCCGTACTGGTCGCCGGTGGCGCCCTGCCCGTTGGACCCCTGGTAGACGGAGCTTTCCACGCTGCGGAAGTAGTTGGGGGGGTTATGCTGGGACCCGAAGTAGCTGACCGACCCGGTGGGGTAGTACTTCTTCGTCTGGGACCCCAGCCCGGCCCCGGCCCCCGCGCCGCCGCCGGCGCCCCCCGGAGCAGACCCGTTCACGCCGTTGGCGGCGTTATTCCCCCCGGCCCCGCCCGCGCCGCCGTCCGTCGGGGCGCCCCCGCCTGCGGCCCCGGTGCTGCTGTTGGACACGCTGCCCGCGTTGCCCCCGGCGGCGCTGCCCCCCGACGAGCCGCCGCCGTTGCCCCCGAGGAAGCCGTTGGAGGTACCCCCGGTGCCCCCGGGCTCCTCGGTGGTGTCGCTGGAGCCGACGCCCCCCGTCCCGCCGGCGAAGTTCAGCCCCGCCTGCCCCGGGTTGGCGTACACCAGGTTGGTGCCCCCGGCGTCGGTGAACAGGGAGGCGCCGCCACTGGACCCGGGCGTGTTCGTCGCCCCCCCGGAGCCGCCGCCGCCGACGATCACCTGGTACACCTGCCCGGGGACGACGGCAAGCGTGGGCTCCGCCGCGTACTCCCCGCCGCCACCGCCCTCGCCGCCCTGGGTCGCGCTGCCCCCGCCGCCGCCGGCGCCGCCGCCGATGCATACCACGTTCGCCTGGGTGATATTCGTCGGGCACGTCCAGGAGTACGTGCCGGCGGTGGAGTAGGTGGCCACCGACGACCCGTTCGTGTACGACAGGACCGCGCCGCCGGAGCTGTTGAGCACGTGAAGGACGGAGGTGGTGGTGCCGCCGCTGATCGACGGGGATGTCAGCTGCCCGCTGGCGATCAGCGAGCCCAGCAGGGTGGACGTGGAATCCAGCGACACCCCGGTCTGGGTGACCCCGCTGAGCTGCCCGGAGTTGATCACCACCCCCGCCGGGTAGGTGTTCCCGAACTGGTCGGTGCCCGGGGCCGCCGCGATCGACAGGCTCAGGCTGTCCGTCGCGGGGATGCCCTCGTAGACGAACACGCCGCTGTCGGCGATCGAGGACACGTTGAGCACCGTGGTGTTCAGCGTCATCTGCGACGCCCCCAGGGCGCTCCCCGGGATGATGGAGGCGGCGGAGCCGGTGGAGGCGACAGCGGTGGCCGCGGAGTAGGGGTCCGGCGGGATGGGAGTGGTCACACGCTCCTAGTTGCACAGCCAGAGCACGGCGAACGAGCTGTTGAAGTTGCTCACCGAGGTGGCGAACGTCCCCGACGCGTTCAGCCACTGGACCTGGGGGGTGATCGTCTCCCCGGCGTTCAGGTAGTAGCATCCGAGCGCGGTCGCCGCCGAAGGCCCCCCGGTGGTGACCGGGACCAGCTGCTGGTACCAGTCAGGCGGCCCCTGGCTGCCCGAGGGGGCGGTGAGCCCCCCGGAGACGGGCACGCTCAGCGCGGCTGCGAGAGTCCCGGCGGTGGAGGCGTTGGGGACCATCGAGAACTCCCCGATAGCCATGTACCACCCGGGAACCGGGGCCTTGTAGCGGTGGTTGGCGGCATCCCAGCCGCCGTAGTTGTCCCCCACCGAGGCGTGGACGGGCCCGCTGACCGTATCCATGAAGATCGTCTGCCAGGTGGTGTTCGCCAGCGAGGTCTGCGCGGTCGCCTGCCGGGACAGCAAGTAGGGCTTGTTCAGCAGGAAGTTCAGGTCATTGGCGAACTTGGCGTTGAACGTGGGCACCAGCTGCCCCGGGCCCGTCCCCGGGGCCATGCCCGCCTGCAGCAGGTACCCGGTGACGTCCGGGGGGGTCCAGGCCAGGTTCGACGCCGTGCTTATCGCGTTGAACCAGACCATGATCAGCCGCGAGTAGTACACGTTCGACAAGCTGGCGCCCGCGGCCTGGGTGTTGAGGGCGAACGCCGAGACGGTATCGCCCGCGTTCAGGTCGAGCATCCGGGTGATCCCCACCGCCGTCTGCATCTTGCCGTTGGTCATCGCCGGGGGGTAGTTGGGCCCGAAGTAGTTGACCCCGTTGACGGTGATCCCCGCCTGGTACTGCCCGGAGGTCGAGGTGATCCCGAAGATGATGTTGGCGTGGACGAAGTAAACCCCGGGCAGGGGCACCGTGTACTGGTGGTTGGCGGTGCTCCACCCGTGGTAGGTGTCGATCAGCTGCCCGGCCCCCAGCTGGGCTTTCGTCACCGCGCCGGTGGGGATCGTCTGGGAGATCGCGGAGCTGACGTTGAGCACCGGGGGGTAGTTGAGCAGCGCCAGCGTCTGGTTGACCGTGTTATTCAGCAGCGTGTGCGTGATCGGGGTGCTGGAGGTGAAGACGGTCGCCGGGGAGGGGATCGTCGCCACCGTCTGCCCGTTGTTCTGGTCGCAGGCGCACCAGATCTGGGTGAAACGCGGGGTCTGCCCCACCGAGTTGGGCGCCGTGTTAGACACGACGGTGAAAGCGGTCGAATTCGGGTCCGCGACCAGGGCGCTGGGGGAGAACGGCCCGGTGACGCCCGTCACCGGGAACAGGTCGATCGCGTACGCGCAGCTGTGGTGGCCGGTGTTCCCCGCCTGGATGATCCCGCAGTTCTGCTTGATCGTCGTGGTCGTCCCGGCGAACTGCGCCCAGCCCGCGCCCAGCGCGCACGGGGTCCCGGTGAACGTGTCGTGGGTCATCGTGTGGAACATCAGCGTCCAGCCGCCGCGCCGCCCGGGGAGCCCCGAGGACCCGGGGGCGGTCACCCCCAGGGTGCGGTAGGTCGCCTGGGTCCCCGGGGTGTCCGCGCCCACCCCGAAAAGGGCCGAGGTGTCCACGATGGAAATCCCGTTGCCGAGCGCCCCGCCGTAGGTGAGCCACGTCCCGGTGGGGCTGGACTTCGGCAGGATGTTATGGGACACGAATGCCTCGTGCGCCACCGGGCGGTTCGAGTGGAAGAAGGTCCCCTGCGCGGCGAAATAGGAGCCGTCATAGGAGAACATGTCCTGGTTCAGCTGGCCCGCGGTTACCGGGATGTTCCCCTGGTACAGGGAAGGGGTTACGGGCATGTCAGGTCCTTTACCACGCCAGGTACGAGTTCCCGAGCGTGTTATTGGCAGCGGAATCGGCGACGAGGACGGAGCTGTCCGGGAACCGCGGGGTGATCTGGTAGGTGACATCCCACTGGTTGGGGCCGATCGCGTGCTGGATCCGCTGGACCGGGCCCGTCACCGACAGGACCGCCCCCCCCAGCGGCCGGCGGTTCACCGTGATCACGTCCTGGAGGTCCAGGTGGAGCAGCTGGGCGAAGGAGGTGGTGACCGCCGACTGGGTTTTCGCCGGGGACACGGTGATCTGGGCGACCCGCTGCACCGGGTTGTTGAATTTCGCGGAATTCCAGTTGACCGCCCCGTAAGTGTCATACGGGTTCATCGCGTACGACTGGATGGACAGCCCGGAGCGGTTGAAGAAGTTCAGCTGGGAGGCGAAGTTCGTCTGCTGGTAGTAGATCGTGGTGTTCGGCCCCCGGTTCTGGGTGGCGTCGATCTGGTTGTAGATGAACGTGTTGTCCAGGCTGAACGCGGTGTCCTGGCTGAAAGGGATCTCCGTCGTGCCGTTGTCGCCGAGGACGGTGTGCACCGGGGCGTTATACAGGGCCCAGCGGGGGATGTAAATGATCGACCCGTTGGCGGTCGTGTAACAGCGCCCGCCCTCCGTCTGGGTGAGCTGGGTGAGGATATCCCCGCCGGTGCTGCCCGCGTAGGAGAAGGCCTCGGACATGGCGGTGTTCTCGCTGGTGCCGTGATTGCTGATCCATATCTGCCCGCCGCGCTTCAGCCCGAGCAGGCCCCAGGTGAGCACCTGCGCGAACCTTTCCGGGGCGGTCACCCCGATGAACCCGTTCGCCCCGGAGACGTAGTGGTTCTGCACCATCGTCGGGGTGAGTTCCTGCTTGTAGATCGCCAGGTGCCCGGCGACGAAGTTGTACCCCTGGTAGCTGACGATCGTGCTGTTGTCGTAGCTGTACCGCCCCGAGCCGAGGATCACCGCTTTCACCTGGCCGAACGCGGGGATAGCCGGGGTCCCCCCGGTGGTCCTCACCCCGTTCAGGTAGATGTTCACCCCCGACGGGGACACGTTGATCACCAGGTGCTGGGGGTTCGGGTTCGTCCCGTTGAACGACGGGACCGTGTTACTGTTCGCGATATTCGTCCCGTTGACGTAAAGTCCCGCCAGTGCCCCGGTATTCACCGACACGGTGATCACCGCGCCGTACTTGTCGCTCGGGCTGTAGTAGGCACTCGGGCCCGCGTACGCGGTGAACAGGGTGCACGCGAAGTTGGACGCCTGCCACCCGGTCAGGAACCAGAACTCGTAGCAGACCCCGGCGTTCGCCCCGTTCACCGGGATATTCGGGTCCGAGTAGAACATCGCCGGCCCGCCGATCGCGGGGATCTGCCCGGGGTAGTCGGCGGTGCCGAAGGCGCTGCCCGAGTCCCCCATCAGGTTGAGCGCCTGCCCGGTGGTCGCGGGCAGGCCGTCGCCGCCGTCCCGGTACGCACCGCTGCGGCTATTCCCGAAAGCCCTGTTGATGGCCATCAGGCCGTTAGCGTCGATGGGGATTTTCGTGCCGCCGAACAGGAAGAACCCGCCGACCGTGATATTCGTCAGGGAGTTGGTGGTGAAGCTGTACTGCTCGTCGGTGGGGAAGTAGGCGTACGGGTAGTCCTTGCGGATATCGCCTTCGACGGCGCTGGGCATGGTGGTGGACGCCAGCGGGCCGTAGGCGTCGGTGGCGGTGATCTCGGTGAACCCGTACTGCGGCAAGTCCGGCCAGTCCTGCGGCCAGCGTTCCACGTACCCGAAGCCCACCGGGTACTGGGTGGGGTTGCCCGCGGTCTGCGTCCACCACGCGGTCACCCGGACGGGCACCCCCGGCGCGATATTCGGGTAGTAGGGCGACGCCGTGTTGCCGAAGGTGAACGCGCCGTCATGGTTGTCCAGGGAGATGGTCATCTCCCCGGTTTCCTCCTGGGTCAGCTCGTACTGCCGGCCCCGGGAGATGTCGATGACCGGGGACCCCTCCTTGCCGATGCACCGGGCGGTGATATCGGTCCACACCGGGCCCTCGACCGTCCAGGTGTAGTCCACCGATTGCGTCCAGTCGCCCGGGTCGGCCCCGAAAGCCGCTTCCACGACTATCCGGGGGAAAGCCGGGTTCGGCTGGGCGGGGGCGGTCGCGGTCGCTTTCAGGCCGACGATGATCGCGGCGGCGGGCGCTGCGGTCGTCCAGCTGGGGCCGAAGCTGACCGTGCCCGCGGACTGGCTGTTGATGAAGTAGGCGTTGACGGTGGCGTCGTAAGCGGAGGCGCCCCCCGCCGTGCCGATGTTCGTCCACCCGGCGGGGGCACTCGGGCCGGTGGTGTTCGTCCCGGTGCACAAGACGGCGAAGCACTGGTCGGTGACGGTGGCGGTACCCGGGGGGACGGTCAGCGTGCTGACCGCGGAATTCGTGTTCGCGGTCTGCGCGAAGTCGACGGAAACCATCTGCATCGCGGTCGGGGTGTCCACTTCCGCGATCACGTAACTCGTCGAGTACGCCCACCCGGTGACCGCGACGGAAATCCAGCTGACCTGCCGGGCGTTCAGCGCGATCCAGATGGCGGCGCGAGCTCCGGACTGCTGGGCGGTGATCCCCACCTGCCGCCACAGGTTGCCCTCGCTGTCCGTCACATTGACGGCGGGGGCCTTCCCGGTGGACTGGTAGCCGAAGAAGGCGACGTCCCACCCGATGAACGCGACCAGGGCGTTGCCCGGGGTTGCCGAAGCGGGGTTATTCGGGTTGATCATCGTGAACGGGATGTTGTCCAGCCCGTAGTCGTTGATCACCCCGGCGGTGACCACCTGGGCGATGCCCGTCGGCCCGGCGGGGGCGCCGCTGGCGGAGGAGGAGAAGGTGATGCCCCTGGACACCGCGCCGATGCCCGCGGCACCGAGCACCGAGGAGGAGAAGGCGATCCCCCCGGAGACCGCGCCCGTGGTCGTCGCCGGGACGATTTCCAGCGCCGCCCAGGCGTACGGGTTGCCCGGGGATCCCGTCCAGCCCAGGGTGGTCGCGCCCGGGGTCCCGGTCGCGGCGGTCGCCTTCCCCAGCAGGTTGACCTCGCCGACGTCGCCGTTCGCGACGTCGGTGATCGTGGTGGTGGCGCCGTTCGGCGAGATCGAGGGCGTGTTCGCGACGGTGGCAGCCAGCAGCACCCACGAGCCGGTGACCGTGGTGGTGATGCTCCCCGTCCAGCTGGTCGGGGTGCCGGTGGACGAGGCGGTGTTCGACGCCCCCACCGTGGCCGATGCCCCGTCGAGCACGTACGGGAAAATCGACCACAGGGCCTGCGCGCTGTTGCCCCTGGTCGCGGTGAGAGTCACCGACCCGGGGGCGCTGCTGTAGTAGAAGGTGAACAGGACCGCGTAGTCGTACAGGGTGTCGAAGACGTGCGGGCCCCGGGTGTAATTGTTCCCGTTCGAGTCCTGCACGGTCATATTCGGGTCGGACGAGGTGGGCCCGTAGCCGAGCGAGGCCATGACGACGACCATGGAGGACGCGGGCGGGGAGAACGAGCCTGTTACCAGCGTGGTCGAGGTGCTGGGCGACGCCGTGGTCGCGGCAGCCGGCGTGGAGGCGTCGAGGCTGATGGCCATGGCGTCAGCTCGCGGTGAGGGTGACCGTGATCAGGTACGTGCCGGCGCTGGAGTACAGGACGTTGGTGGGAAGCTGGCCTCCGTCAACGTAAAGACCGCCCGAGGAGAGGGTCCACAGCCCCCAGCTGGTGATCGTGGTGCCCGCGGGCACGTTAATCGTCACCTGACTCCCGGTGACCGAGCCGGCGGCAATCGCGCCCCAGGTGGTCGATACGCGGACGTAGGAGCCGCCCACGACCTCGTTCGCGCCGGTTGCCCCCGGGTTCCCGGTGTGCAGGCTGATGAAGTGAGCGTTCACCTCGTTGGTGCCACTGCCAGTGATCATCAGCAGGGCATTGTTCAGCTCGTTGACAACACTGGAGTTAGCGGACATGGATAATCACGCCTTTCAGCTATCGATCCACGCTTTAAGAAATGTACCACCCGCACAATTCACGGTTGTGAATGTAGTCTGAGTGAAAGCCATTATTTTCCCCTAGTGATCACTTGTTCGTGTTCGACCAGCCGCCGGTGACCTGGCCCCGGTTGCGCATGTTGTAGGTCAGGACCCTCTGCTGCATGTTCTGCCAGATTTTCTGCCCGTCAAGCTCGACCACCAGGGCTCCCGGGGACAGGACGAGGGTCCCGCCTTCCCCCGTCCCCCCGGGCGGGCTGACCCTTTCCGGGCGCCCGGTGGTGTTGAGGGCGAGGCTCAGCCCCGGGGGCAGGAAACCGCCGTTGTCATACCAGTTGTGCGCGACCTCGTGCGCCCACGCGGCAGCCGGGGACCCGTACCCCGGGCGCTGCTTGATGTAATTCAGCCCCCAGATAATCTGGCTCTTGTAGTCGCCCAGATTGTACGGATGCCCGTGACCGAGGCTCTGGGGGATGCCATAGGCGCCAGAACTCGGGTTGACGGCCCAGGCATTCCAGCCGCTCTCCTGGTTCCAGAGCCTGATCAGCGGGGCCATCTGGTCCGGTCCCCAGTGATACAGGGGCAGCAGCGACCTGGCGTATGCCTGCGCGACCGCCGCCGAATGGGTGCGTGCCCCCGAATCCCCCATTCCCCCCTTGCCGCTCCCGACGAGAGCCGCCTGCGCTGCCGCTATGGCCTTTTGCATCGCGGCATTCATCCGGGATTCGATGACCGCCGCCATCTGGTTGGCGTTCGCGTTGATATTATGGTCCCCCCACGGGCCCAGCCCGGGGATGGCCCCGGAGTAATTCGGGATGACCCCCCCGGCGGCGAAACCCGGCACCTTGTGGGCGGCGAGGAAAGGCTCGATGGCTTTCACCAGGTGCTTGGGGACGACCGCCTCCCCGGGCTCCAGCAGCGCGTGGAAGATGTCGCCGCCGCCGTACCCCCCGGGGACTTTCATCCCGTGCTGGAACCCCCCGGGGGCCGCCCCGATGTTCTGGGGTCCGTGGGCGGCGCCCGTCCGCGAGGTGGGCCCGGACACCGACCACTTGCCCAGCCCGGTCTCGTGGATGACCACATTCGTCCTCGGGGGGAGCCGGTGCAGGGCATTCCACAAGTCATCCGCGTGCTGCTTGGAGACATGGAGCTGGGCAGCCAGTTCCTCAAACTTTTTCTTGGACAGGTCGGTGTGGCTGCGCAGGATGTTGAAGGTGTTGATGCCCTTGCCCGCGAAGTCGTTCCACAGCTGGTCGGCCTTGGACTTGTTGATCCCCAGCTGGGCGGAGAACCTCTCGAAGGCGCCCCGGGTCTTGACGGTCTGGCCTTCCAGGGTGTTCGACGCCGCCTGGTTCCTCCCGTAGGTGTTGCTGAGGATCTGCTCGATCTGGTTAACGTCGGACGCCTTGAACTTGTACTGTTCCAGCGCCTTCGTCAGCGCGTCCTGCGCAGCCTTCGTCGCCGGGGACTGCGTGCCGTTTTGCAACAGCGCCGCCGTGTACGCCTGGGTGAGCGTGGTGATCTTCTTGGTGTCCGCGCCGGCCGCCGCCATCGCGTCGAGCACGTCGCTTTGCAGGGTGCCCGCGAAATTCGCCGCCACCTTGGAGACGTTGGTGATCTTCGCGGTCAGGTCGGTAAGCAGCCCGGCGAACTTGCCGGAGGACACCGCGTTCTTATCCGTCCACTCTTTCAGGGCCTGGTAGTTCTGGGTGAGGCTTTTCGTGCTGTCGTACGCGGGCCCGGATGCCTCCTGGCTGATCATCATCAGCTCAGCCAGCGCCGCCTTGGACTTGGAGGCGTAAGGCTCCAGCTGCTGGACGACGGAGGCTATCCCCTGCCCGTACTGCTTCTGGGTGACCACCCCGGCGGCGGCGGCGACCCGCAGGGCATCGGTGAAGCTGTTCGCCTGGGTGATCGACTGGTTGTAGGACTGCCACACCTGCGCCGAGGACCCGGAGAAGGAGGTGAGTTCCTTGGCGATGTCCTTCACCGACGACCCGACCTGCCCGGAGAAAGCCCGGATCTTCCCGCCGACCGCCGGGGCCAGGTTGCCCATCTGCTGCAGGTCCAGGTTCAGCTGGGTGAACGTCCCGGTCAGCGAGGTGCCCATCGCGATGAACTGGTCCCACGCCTGATTCGTCTGCTGGACCTTCGTCGTCTGCAACCCGGCCTGGATGTTCACCGCGGCCATCGTGTTGGCGAGAATCCCCCCGGTCTGGTCCATCTTCTGGTAGCCGAGGACCAGGCTCGCGACCTGGATGGCGGCCTGGGCGTTCAGCTGGCCGTTCTTCCCCATCGAGGTGGAAAGCTTGATCCCGGCCATGTCCGCGAGCCCCAGGGCGGTCACGAAGTCCACCTTGTAAGCCTTGGAAATATCGGTCGCGCCCTGGATGACATTCTTGGAAGTGTCGAAAAGCTTCTTCTGCTCGGCGGTCAGCTCCATGATGTTCTGGGCCGACCCGGAGATCGCCCCGCTGCTCAGCGCCAGGTAACCCGCGCCCGCCTTCACCAGGGCGTTAAACGAGGCCCACTGCTGGTTCTGCTGCTGGACGACCTGCGCGTTCTTCTGCGCGATGACATTCAGCGCACTCATGTTCGACGCGGCGCCGACCGCCTTGTTGATGCCGTCGATGAACTCCTGGGTGGCCGTCTTCTCCCGACCCAGCCAGAAGCCCAGCCCGGCGAGCGCGAGGGCCCCGACGGCGAGCGCCGCCCCCCACGGCCCGAGCAGGAACTTGCTGACGGCCCCCAGCTTCCCCACCACCCCGGAGGCCGCCATCCCTATCCCGTCGGCGGCCTTCGTGAAGCCCATCCCGGAGGCCATCTTCGCGGCGACCCCGCCCAGGTTGGCGATCATCCCGGCGAGCCCGCTGACGACGTTCGCGACCATCGCCGCCACGTTCGCCCCGATCTTCGCGAAAACCGGGATGCCCAGCGTGCCGAGCAGGGCGATCGCCCGTCCCAGCAGCCCGAAGCCCCCGACGAGGATGCCGCTCCAGCGGTACATCTCCTCGAAGATGAAAACGGCGTAGAGCAGCGGCGCGGGCAGCTGGGAGATCCACTTGATGACCTCGCTGATCGCGGTCGCTATGTGCAGCGCCAGTTCCGCGGCCCCGGGCATGGCGGCGGCGAACATCAGGAGCGCGTGCCCGACGTTGCCGAGGATCTGCCCGAACTCCCGCAGGTCCTGGACCGCCTGCCCGACGAGCTTCTGCAAGGTCGCCCCCATCGGCCCCTGCAGGTCGGCGACCACTTTCGCGCCGAAGGCATCGAGCATGTGGGTGACTTCCAGCCCGACGCGGGCGAAATTGGACAGCCCGTCAGCGCCGGCGTGGGACTGGGTGCCGATAGCTTTCAGCGCTTCCCCGAAAAGCTCGTAGACCCCGGGGTTCGCCCTGTCCTGCGCGACCTGCATGGAATGGCCGAGCCCGAGCATATCCCCGGCGGTCTTGCCGACCATCGGGCCGAGGGTCTCGCTGGCGGTGTAAAGCCCGGTGACCATGTGCGTGACCTGCTGCATGCCCTGGGCCATCGCGTACGCCCCGGCCACGGCGGCGTACATGGCGGGCAGGAACACGGCCAGGAATTCCACGACGGCCATGATCACCAGGTGGATCGCCGTGCCCCACCCGGTGATCCCGAATGCCGCCAGCCCGAGGGGTATCCGCGCCGCCGCCGCGGCTGCCGCCAGGGCCGCCATCCCCCCGCCGGCGTTGTCGGCAGCCGCGCGGAAGGGGAGCAGGACCGCGTTCGCCCGCGCCAGCGCCGCCGCCGCGCCCGCCATGACGGTGCTGAACTGCGCCACGTCGGGGGTGTTCGCCTTGATCGCGGCGTCAAGCTCGCCGGCGGTCATCGCGCTCTCTTGCTGGGCGCGGGACAGTTTCTGCACCTCGGCGGCACCCGCGGCGTCCACCGCGAACATCCGCTGCTGCGCCCCGCTGGTCGCGTTCACCTCGGAGATCAACTGGATCATCGAGGCGCTCATGTCACGCCCGGAGCCCCCCACCCGCCGCCAGGATGCCGCCAGGGTGTCCGCTTCGGCCGCCGCCTCCGCTAGCGGGGCGGCCTGCTCTTTCACGGCATTGGCAGTCCTGGCGGCCATGTTCGCCTCCATGAACTGCGCGGCGACCACCTCGCGGGTGGCGGCGGCGTACTCCCGGGCGGTGATCGCGCCCTCGGCGAGCTGGCTGTCAAGCTCGCGCAGGGCGGCGGACTGCGCGTCGATGTGGGACATCTGCGCCCCGAGGTCACCGAAGCTCTCGGTGACGTTCTCGCGGATATTCTGGGTGACCGGGGGGAGGTTCTCCGGCGCCATTCCGGCCGTGCCGATGTTGATATCCCTGACCGTGCGGGTGACCGTCTCGTTGGTCAGGACATCGGGGCGGCCGATCTCCTCGTAGCTGATCCGGATGGTGACGTCGCGGGGCAGGGCCTCCAGCGCGGCTTCCAGCTCGGCGACTTTTTCGAGCATCGTGTCGATGCTGTCGATGAAATCCCGGTTGGCGGCAACCATCGCCTCGATGCCGGCAAGGTACGGGGCGACATCTGCGTCGAATTCCTGGCTGACTCTCGGAAGCTCCGGCAGACAGTCACCTCCTCACTTACCGGACATAAGGGCTCATGCGGGCCATGAAAGCAGAAACGGCCGAACGCTGGAGGGAGCCGTTAGAAATAACAGCTTCCAGCGCCGGCCGGAAATACGGGTGCTCGGGGACATGGACCCGGCGGAAATACCAGGACCCGCCGGTGTTCACCCAGTGCATCATGCCCTTGTTGCCCCAGGTATCGCCGCCGAACTCCTGGATAGCCGCGTACCGGGCGTAAGCCCCGACGCTGGCTTCCGCCTGCGTTCCCTTCGAAATCGTCCTGCCCCTTTTCACGCTGCGCGCCAGGGCGCCGGAGGCATACGCGGGCGGGTGCCCCACTGCCTGCCGCCAGAACATGCGCGGCGGGTGGAACTGCTGCTTCAGCTCCACCGTCGTCACCCGGCGCTGGAAGGTGTCCGCCATTGCCGTGGCAACGGGACCCGCGGCGCTCGCGACATTCCCGGCCAGCCCCGCCAGGAAAGCAGTGTTCCCCTCCGGGGTCATCGGTCACCCTTTCTTCTTCACCCGCTCCGCAAGCTCGGTGACCGCGGGCCCCATGTACTTCTCGGCCACCCGGTCCAGGGCGTAATCCAGGGCGAAGTCGCGCAGCTTATCCCGGTCGACCGCATCACGGCTCTCGTGCGCCTGCTGAAGGGCGGCGTGAATCTGCCCGATGTAGGGCTTCGTCCACCAGCCCTTGTGCACCCCGTTCCAGAAAGGCTCGCCGCCCACGTGGAACCCGAGCGGGTTCAGCTCCGTCATCGAGGAGGCATCCGTGGTGATCACCGGGGTACCGCACGCCTGGGCCTCGACGATCGGCAGGCCGAAGCCCTCGCCGTAGCTGGTGGCCACCAGCACGTCGCATACCCCGTACCAGTCGGCGATATCCTGCGGAGACACCAGCCCGCAGGAGTACCGGTACTGGTCGACGACGCGGACCTTATCGACGATGCCGAGGTTCTCGGCGACAGCCTCCAGGTCCTGCCCGCCCTCGGTGTGGACCCCGGTGTGCAGGGACAGGATGGCTTCCGGGTGGTCCTCGCAGAAGCGGGCGAACGCCAGCATGATCTCGGGGATAGCCTTGCGGATCGCGTCATTATTCGCCATGTTCGCGCCGATGACGAAGTTGCCGTCGACCCCCAGCGACTCGCGAAGTGCCTTGCGGTCCCCTGGCGGGGAAAACAAGTCGGTGTCAATCCCGTGCGGGACGTACACCGGGTCGAACCCGGCGTCCCTCATCCGGTCGCGGCCCCACATGCTCATCGCCATCAGCTGCGCCCCGGTGGCATGCAGGACGCTGCGGTCCGCGAGGGACTGGGGCCGGCAGTCCACCGGGAGCCAGTGGGCTATCGGCAGCTCGCGGATCAGGTTCGGGTCCATTACCCAGATGTCGCCGAGGGTGATGATCAGGTCCGGCTGGACCATCTGGGCGTGCTGCGACAGCGACGGGGAGCAGTAATTCTGCCCGTACCCGGGCAGGATGGTGATGCCATTCCACAGCGTCGGCGCGCCTTGCAGCCCCCAGTAGGTGCTGATCGTTACCTCGTGCCCCATGTCCGCGAGCTTCTGCACCCAATTTGCGGTCTGCATGCCGTAGCCGGAGGGGGCCCAGGGAACGCACGAATGCCATAGCAATTTGCTCACGCTAGAATTCCGTTCATTCTCATGATTACTCTCCTCATGGACAAGCTCTGTGAGTGCGGCTGCGGTATGCCATTGGCACCCGTAAAGTACGATCTCGCCGCGGAAAACCGCCGTCGTGCGCAGTGATCACTTATCCTGGAGCTGCTCGATAGCCGCGTTCCTCGCCTGGTCCAGGACGGGCAGCCAGAACACGTGGTCCAGGCTCAGCTCGTCCACCTGGGCAGGCGTCCAGTGATAGGCCTTGGCGAAATAGTCGTAGACGAGCATCTGCGTCCCGAAACCCTCCGGGTAATCCGGCTGGAATTCAGCGCGGAACCCATTGAACCGGTAGATGAAAATCTGGGTCAGGCGGTAGCCGGCTTTTTTGGGTCCGGCAGGTTCCGCCCGGATATAAGCTCCATCAGGGGCTCGACTTCCTTCTCCAGGGCCGCGTAATCCTCCAGGTCCATCGCGTCCCCGATCACCATGTCGGCGGCCCGGAAGGAATCGTTGGCTGGAATGGGCACCGGGTAGGACCAGTCGGTGATCACCCGGCCCAGCAGGGCATTGCGCATATCGTTCTGCATTTCCAGGAACGCGGCCCTGTTCCTGTTCCCGTCGCCGAGTTCCACCGACACCACCGCCTGGACGGCGAAACGGTCACTGGCCTTCAGCTTGTCGCGGTATTCCACCCAGCCTCCGCTGGGCAGTGATGCTCGTGCCATGTGCTTCTTCCTTGTCTTTCGCTTATTCGACACAAGTTAGTATCCCTGGAGTATGATTGACCCCATGGAGTCCTGGTTGCCCGTAGTCGGATTCGAGTCCTACTACGAAGTTTCTGACATCGGTCATGTCCGCAGCCTGCGCACGGGAAAGATAATGAGCCCGAGCACGAGCAATAGCGGCGGCTATCCCCAGTACATATTCACCGTCGACGGCAAGCGCATCCCGAAATACGCACATCACCTGGTGCTTGAGGCATTCGACAGTCCCCGCCCTGGAGGGCAGGAGGCACGTCACCTTGACGGCGATGCCGCTAATCCCGCCCTGACGGACCCGGCGGGAAAGCGGCGGCTCACCTGGGGAACGAGCAGCGAGAACAAGTTCGATGAGGTCCGTCACGGCACGCATTACGAAGCCAGTCGCACGCACTGCGACAACGGGCATGAATGGAGCGAGGAAAACACCCGCATCCGGCGTTACCCGGACGGGACGTTCAAGACCCGCTGGTGCATAGAATGTGCCCGCATTCGCTCAGCCGCCGTCCGTGCGGCACGCATCGAAGACGAACGCCGCTGCACGGAGGACGACTGCGGTAAGCCCTACTTCGGCCGGGGGATGTGCTCTATGCACTACGCACGGTGGCAGAAGTCACAGAAGATGCAGGGTCTTCAGTGACGGAAGGTCATCGTCAGACCACACGGTGTACGTGGGGATGTTATTCACCAGGGTGATGACCCCCGGGCCGAGCCCCCCGGACCCGCCGTAGTCGATGTTGTTGGCGATCCCCTCGAAGGTGTTCCCGTACCCGATGAGCGCCTTGCTCCGCATGATCTTGCTCTTGATGTTCGCCACCTGGCTCGCGGTGAAAGTCAGGGTGAACGGGGTGCCGGCGTTCGGGATGCCGGCGTTCGTCAGCGAGATCGACATCGGGGTCTGCGCGTTGAGCAGCATCAGGTCCAGCGGGGTCTCGGAGTTCGTCGGGTCCCACTGGATGGTCCCGTCCATGCCCAGCGGCCCCCGGGCGATCACGTACGGGACCTGGGTGCCGGCGACGATCCAGTAGACCTGGGTCTGGCGCTTGAAAGACACGGAGAACTCGCCGATGCCGGCGTAGTTGCCGGTGGACGCCACCGTGTTGCCCGCGAGGGTCACCGTCGCCGCCCAGTTGGGGATCGGGCGGCTGTTCGTGGTGATATTCGTCACCGCCGTGCCCGCGACCTGCGACAGCCACGAGTCCCCGGCCATCTTCAGGTTGAGCAGCTGCTCCGCGTTCCCGGAGAAGTCGATGCTCTTCAGCACCGAGCTGGGGTACATGCGGGCGCCGAAAGTGTTCGTGGGCGCGGTGCCGAAGGTGGCGTTGGTGAACACGTTGACGATGTTCGTCACGTCGGTGAACGTGTGCGTGGGAGGCTGCGCCCCGTAGGCGCCGCCGTACCCGAGCGGGGAGTTGAGCGCCGCGAACCGGTGCGTGAACACCGTGCCCGTGGGGGCGACCGTCGACGCGACCGTGGACCCGGCGGCGACCACGCCGTTGATGGACGTCGGGTGCTGGAAGCGCACCGGGGTGGTGATGAAGTTGACCACGTTGGAGACCGCGGTCGAGGAGACGAGCAGCACCTCATTCGCGTAGCTCGCCGGGGTGTTGCTGGTGGTCGCCGTCCCCAGCTGGATGTAGCTGCCCGCGCTGAAGCCGGTGGGAGCGGAGGCGAGCGTGAACTGGGTCGCCCCCACCTGGACGGTCCCGCTGACCGTCTGCGCACCGCCGATGGCGTTGCAGGTGGTGGACATATCCCCGAAAACATTGTCGAAAAAGTACCCGTGGCTGTCCAGGAAGTTGGGACCCCCGAACGAGAACGTGGCGCTTTCCACGCCGAGCGTCTCGTAGAACAGGTCCGTCATCGCGCCCCTGATCGCGTTGTCCTTCAGGAACTTAGGCGTGTCCTCAGGCTCGAAGGAGCCCTGCTCCAGGGGGTGCGTGATGACAGGGACAAGGGGGGTCCCCACCGTCAGCTCGCGCGAAAGCCCCAGCCAGCTGAGTACGCCCGGGTAAATGGAAGGTCCGCCGAGAGCCACATGCTCCTTTTACGCTCTGAAGATTTCCCAGCAACTGACTTTGATAAGGCAGTCGTAACGCTTTTCCCGCTCATCCGCGGTTGACTTGAGCCCCGTCACGTAGTGCATATTCTCGCCCACGTTGTAAATCTCGGAGACAAGCCCGGAGTTGGGGTCCGTGATCGTGACCGGGTTCGGGTGCGAGAACCGCAGCGCGTACATCGCCGCGTCCACCATCCCGGGGAAGATGGGGTCCTGCTGGGTCCCGCTCCCGGTGGAAAACCAGGTCAGGTACACGTCCATGAAGTGCATCATGCCCTTGGTGCCGGAACTCGTATTCGGCCCGGTGTTCCTCGGGATGGTCCCGCCCAGGTCGCCGGAGCGGTTTTCCTCGCCGTCCGCCGGCCAGATGTAAATATGCGGGACTTTAGCCTGGATGTTAGGGTCGGGCGGCGTGATATACGCCCTCGCGTTCGCCTTGCCGTAGGGCATCGGCAGCTGGTCCAGGATGCTGAGCAGGAAAGCCTGCGCCGTCACCAGGGGCACGGCAGACTCCTCCCTATGCCCATTTTACTGGCTTTGAATTCAAAATCAAGGCCCGTACGAGCGGATGCGGGCCTGCTGGGCAGCCAGCTCGCGCAATGCCTGCGCGACCCGCTGGGCCCGCGACGCCCGCTGCGCGGTCAGCGTCACCGCCGATGTGGAGAAGGTGCTCTTCGGCTGCGTGGAGATGGTGCCGCGCTTATGCAGCTGGCAGGCCCGCCGGTGGGCCGCCGCCGTCCGCCGGGCCGTGGCCCTCGCGGTCGCCGAGGCATGCGCCCTGGCGGTGGCTTTCGCGTGCGCGCTGGCGGTCGCCCTGGCGTGCGCGCGGGCCGTCGCCCTGGCGTGCGCGCTGGCGGTCGCCCGCGCCTTCAGGCTCGCCGCGCTGCGGTGCTTCTTCACGGTCCTGGCCACCGGGCGCCGCTTAGGTGCGTGCTTGACGCGGTGGGCGGCCCTGCGGGCTTTCTTCGCCTTCCGCGCCGTCGTGCGGGTGACCGCCCGCGCCCGCCTGGCATGAGAGGCGACCCGGGTCGCGGTTTTCGCCTGCCGCCGGGTCGTCGTGGTACCGCAGGACATGCGACCTCCGGTATAGTTGAGTCAAGCCCGCCTGCCTGGCGTGAGGACAGGTCACTTTTCACCACGGGATCTCGGAGTTGAACCTTGATCCCCGCCGGCGCAGGCGGGCCTAGACTGTCCGCCGGAACGGGTGCAGCAGAAGCTCCGCCTCGGAGTTCAGGGATTCCACGTCGCCCCCGGTGTGCTGGGAGTGCCCGCTGATGTCGTGGATGGTCGTCGTGGTCGCGCCCCGGACGAGGGCTTCGGCGGTGCAGAAAAGGATGCACGCCTGCTCGATGGTCCCGGGCATGGTGGTGAAAATGGTGCCCTGCTCATGCGGGTAGACCAGCGGCGAGGACAGGGACACCGTTCCCGGGCCGGCGGTCGTCGTGCTCGCGGTCACGTGCACCGTCTCCTGCAAACCCGAGTCTTTCACCACCCCGGTGGCCCCCAGCTGCCCGGAGTAGCTGGTTGAGGCCCAGCCGGTGGTATCATCCAGGACGAGGGTCACGGAGCCCGCCGTGGCATTCTGGGCGATCTCCGCGTGCGGCCAGCCGTTCGTGTAGGTGATCTGCACCGCGAAGCCGTTGCGCCCGTTCCCGCGGGTGACCCACCCGGGGGCGATGATCACCGCCTGCCCGCCGAAGGCGCTCCCCGAGGGGACGTTGGAGCCGTAAATCCCGATCGGGGGAACCTCGGGCTCGTAATTGCCGGCGGGAACCGTCTGCCACTGGCGCGGCCAGGCCGCGTTCGGGGACACCTGCACTTGCGAGATGCTCAGGACCGGCCACCGTGCCATAATCGCGCGGGCATTGTAGACGCCCTGCCCCCAGTAGGGCCCCGCCACCCCGCCGCCGGCGCCAGGGCCCACAGTCAGCCGGTAGTCGGGCCCGTGCAGAAGCTCGGTGTCGGTGGTGGCGCGGAGGACCTGGTTGCAGTAGGCATCCGCTTTCGCCGTCGCCCGCTGGCACATGTTCCACCACTCGGCGGCATTCTGCGCGGGGGTCACGTCGTCCCCGGGGGGGATGCTCGCCCAGTCGATGCCCGTGGGCGCGGTGATCAGCGTGACGGGGGAAATGTACGGCGCGCCGATGACGGGCATCGGGGTCGTCACCGGGCATCACCTCCCCTCGGGAGCATTCTGGCGGCGGATGCAGCGGTGGCACAGGTAGCCCCCGCGCCCTTCGTCTTCCTCGGCAATCCAGTCGCTGTGCTTTGGATAGCACACGTCATCACCGCAGCGCACGCACTGCCCGGCGGGAGCTGCCGTCCTGGCAGCGCGTCCCCTGCGGGGTCCGCCGCAACTCCTGCACAGTCCGGGCGCTCTGCTCACGGGGGGGCTCCTACATGGTGGTGAGCCTCTCGATGACCTGCGCCTTCGTGCCCTTGTCGGAGACGCCGCGGGTGCGGGCCATCTTCTTCAGGGTGGCGATGTGCAGGGTGCCGAGGGGCAGGGGGGGAAGCGCAGCTTCGCTACCCGGGGTCTCGATGACGCCACCCTCGTTTTCAGGAAGGGGCAGGGACAGGTCTTCGGCAGCGCCGATCGCGGCAGCCGTATCCCGCTGCATCATGGGCATCCCGCATTCGCCGCAGAACTTGACGCCCCCCGGGTTGTCGTGCCCGTTCGCGCAGATGGTGGTGCCCTTGATGATGCGCTGGTCGAAGTTCTGGCTGAGCAGCCAGAAAGCCTCGTCGGGGATTTTCAGCCCCGCGGACTGCAGTGCCGCCAGCGCGGAAAGCTGCTGCAGCTGCTGGGAACCGCGCTCGGCGCGGACCTTGTTGACATGCTGCTCGTCCGGGGTCGCCGGGATGCCCTCGGGGGTACTCGACCAGTGCGGGTCGGAGTCCGCGACATGCTCCATGCGCGAGGGGATGCCCTGGTCCTTGTCCCCGGGGATCACCTTGATGATCCGGGGCTTCCCGTCACCGCGCAGGTACGATTCGCAGGGGTCGCAATCCAGTTTCCAGACTTTCGCCGGGGCTCCCCGGGTCACGGGTCGGGAGTGGACATTGCCACACCCTCCGCTCCCCCCGGGAATGGAAACGCTCATCAGGTCTGAGCGTGCGTACAGGGACATGCGCTTCTCCTTGCTGATTTGCCCCCGGCGACCGCCGGGAGGTAGACTGGGGAATCCGCTGGTTACTCACACTCGCTGGCGGAAAGCCCGGGGTGATCGTTCCGCCACTTTCCGGTCACTCCGGGCTGCTCATCACGGTGGCGAACTCCGGGAACATGTCCTCCATGGTGACCTGGCGGGATTCCATCTCGGACTCCAGCACGGTCTGCGCTCCGCAGCACTCGCGCTTCCACGGGTGCCACAGCTTGTTGCAGGTCACGCACCAGCGACCCTGCTTTTTAGGATCGCGGATGAACTGCTTCTCCGGGCCGGCGTCCACAAGCCCCGCGGACGCGTACTGCTGTGCCCGCAGCGCGGGAATGTGGCGCTCGTCCACGTCCACGTGCGTTCCCGGCTTCGCCATGTACCGGGTCCCGTCCTGCGCTTTGAAGCCGAGGCACCCGGGCGGCAGGTTCACTCTGGTCATCTGTCCCCTATCCTCAGTTCGTCGAGCTGACGAAGTAGCAGAAGGTGGCGGCGGTGGCGTTGCCGGTGGTGGCGTAGTAGGTGACCCCCCCGCTGCCTACCGCTGTTTCAGTGAACACCGGGGTAGCGGTGACAGGCAGCCCGCTGGTCGCGGTCACCCGGGCATTGGTCCCCACGAACACGGGCTGGGCCTGGCTCGGCTGGTAGAGGGTCACGTTGCAGTAGCCCGGGGGGACAGTGAACCCGGGAACCGTGCTATTGCCCGGGACCGTCACCGTGCCCATGATGTAGGACACATCAGGCCTGGGCGGTGACGATGATGAAGTTGACGGACGCGGGCGTCGCCGCCGTGTTAGCCCCCCAGAAAGTCCCGCCCGAGCTGGACACGTAATTGACGAAGCTCGTCGGGATCGAATGGCACTGCAGCCCAGAAACCGCGCTCACCTTGTTGCTGGTCCCGACGAAGACGGTCGGCACGGACAAGCTGTAAAAGGTCACGTTGCACAGCCCCGACGGGACGGTGAACAGCGGCACCGTGCTCGTAGTAGGCACAGTCGCCTGCCCCATCACATAAGTCACACGCCTCCGTTAAAACTGCTCGCGGACCCACCGGGCATCCGCATTGAACTCCCGGCGCAGCCGGGACACCTGCATGGGCATGATCACCTTGTGCCAGTACTGCCAGGCCTGGTAGTCGGACTGGCCCCAGGTGCTCTCCGCGTACCGGTACGTCTGGTCCCGCTCCACGTTCTTGTTCACCTGGTAGTGCAGGTGCTCGAAAACCACGTCATCGTAGAAGCGGAAAAGCCCGGGGATGGCGCGCCTGCCCAGCTCCGCCCACACGTTGTCCACGTAATAGTGGTCCATGGTGGGCTCCATGAAATGCCCGAGCGCGGTGACGATATCGGAGGATATGATGATGCTCTCCGGGATGTCCGTGCGGCGCTTATCGTCCCCGTAGATCATTCCCGTGCCGCCCATGGCCTCCAGCCGGGAGAGCATGATCGTATCCCAGTGCGGGGTGGTGAACAGGTGGTCGTCCCCGATGTACATGAGCGCGTCGTAAGCCCCGGCCATCGCCGCCGCCAGGTGGTTGACTTTCTCGCGCACGCACCCCGGGGGGTCGAGCACCGGGTGCAGCGCATCCCCCCAGTCCATGCCCGCGTACGTGTCCTCGTCATCGGAGTCGAGGATGAAAGCGTGATCCGCCGAGTCCGTGTTCTCGCGGAAAGACTTGGCCATCCGCTCGCAGTTCTCGCGCCGCCACCTCGTCGGGGTCATGACCAGCAGGGAAAGAGTCATTGCAGTTGCAGTCCTTTCCTGATTCCCTCTTCGAGCGTGATCGCGGGAGAGTAGAACTCCCGCAGCCTTCCCGGGTTCCCCACCCGCCAGGCGAGCCCCTCGGGCCTGCCTTGCAGGCATTCGGTTCCCGGGGAGTAGCCTGCTTCCGCCGCCATCATCGTGATAAGCTCCCGCAGGCTCACCGGGCGCCCGGTGCACATGTTGACGGGGCCGTCCACGCCCGCGCCTGCCATCGCGAGAATCGCGGCAGCCACGTCATCGACATGGATGAAGTCGCGCACCTGGCTCCCGGACCCCCAGATGGTCACCGGGTCCCTGCGCTGGCGGACTTGCATCGCGATGTTGGCGAACGGGAACACCAGCTTCTGCCCCTCCCCGTACACGGTGAAAGGACGGGGAACCGACACCGGGACAGACGACCGTGAGGCCAGCATTTCCCCGGTGAGCTTAGCCCACCCGTAAAGCTCGTCCGGAGCCCAGGTATCCGTCAGGTCTATATCGTTCTCGCAAAGGGCATACGGGGCTCTCTGGAGCCCTACGGGGTATGCTGCGACCGAGGAGACGTAGACGATCCTGCCCGGACGGGTGCGCTCCGCCCAGCCGAAGAGCGCCGCGTCGATTTCCAGGTTCTCCGCGTGAGCCATCGGGGACTCGATGAGGACGCGCCCCCCGACCACGGCGGCGCAGTGAATCACCAGGTCGAAGCGGGTCCTGTCCTGGCGGAAGAAATCCCGGGCGTCACGGGCATGGTCAACCCCGGTGACGTCGCAGTCAGCCAGCCGCCCGAGTACCCGGGTGGCGATGAAACCGGCGCTGCCGGTGACGAGGACCCTCATGCCCGAAGCGCAGCTTCAGCGAAAAGCTTGCGGTAGTAGCCGACGGTGACTGCCAGCCCGTCCTCCAGGCTGCGCATCTCATCCGCCGCGACCCCCGGCACCAGCCGGGCGGTATCAGCGAGCACCTCCGAGCCCGGGGTCTCACCCGGGCGCATCGGCAGGTACTCGATATCCGGGGTGATCCCGACCTGCCTCATCACCTCCACCCGGACCATGGACGCGATATCAGCGACAGTGGTGGCGCGTCCCGTGCCCGCGTTATACAGCGTCCCGTCCGCCGGGCCGTTCTCCAGGGCGGTCACCAGGCACCGCGCCACGTCAGCGACGTAGATCATGTCCATGACCTGGCTCCCGTCCCCGTACACACCGATGGGCTCGCCGTGCAGGGCCCTGGCGATGAAGGAGGGGATGATCTTGCGCACCCGGGAGGTGCCCCATGGCTGGGCGACCGACTGGCCCGGACCGTAGGCGTTGAAAGCCCTGACGCTGCAGACTGGGAGGTCCCGGTATCTCGCGTACATGACGGTGAAGCGCTCGACGCACGTCTTGGAAATCGAGTATGTCGAGTACTCGAAGTGGTTGCCGACCGCGATATTCACCAGCGGCGTCCGGTACCGGGCGCAGGCCTCGCAGATGTTCAGCCCGCCGCCGATATTCACCTCCGCCGCGGGGCGGGGGTTGGCGATCGTCTCCTGGGTGCCCAGGACGCCGGCCAGGTGGATCACCGCGTCCACGTGGACGACCGCCTCGGTGACGGCGGTGGCATCCCGGATGTCCCCGAGGATAATCTCCTCACCGGAGTCGGGGTCGCGGTGCCTGTCGAATATCACGGCCCGGTGCCCGCGGGCCCGGAGTTCGCGGACGGTCGCGGACCCTATGAAGCCCGCCCCCCCGGTGACCAGGACTTTCACGGGGCATCGTGCTTCGCGCAATACGGGAAGTTCTTTCCCGTGCACTTGTACTGGCTGCACGTGTCATCCCTGCGGGCCTTATCGACCCACTCCCGGATTTTCCTCTTCCGTGATTTCATGCCGCCTTCTTCCGGAGGATAGCCATCCCGTACCGGCAGGTGACGCTCTCGCAGTCGCTGTCATCGGTCAGCAGCGTCAGGAAGTGCTGCACCGTCTCCAGCATCACCGGATCGTAGGAGCCGTCGATGTATCGCTCGATCCCGATGAACCAGTCCTCGACGACGTAATAGCCCCCGGGGGCGACGCGGGACCACAGGAGATCAAAAGTCTCGCGGGTCAGCTTCCCGTCATGAGAAGCATCATCCACGATGAGGTCAAATGGTCCCAGCTCCGCCAGCCGGGGGCTGGTCTGGGACGCGATAATCCTCCTCGTCCCTGCCGGAAAGGTGGCATCAGAGCTGATGTCAACCCCGGTGATATCCCCGAGCGGGAACAGGGACTGCCACATCCGCAGCGACTCCCCGTTTTCCACCCCGATCTCCAGGACCCGGACCCTGGGACCGAGAACTGACGCGAGCTTCACGTACGAGGGGAAGTAACCGTGCCGGTATATCTTGTCCGTGTTGAAATACGATTTCACCGCGCCTGCCAAGCTGGTTCCCGGTTAAGTGGTAATGCCAGGAACCAGCTTACAGGATTGCATCAGAGCACGCCGGCGGAAATCGTCAAAGGGGTTGCGGCCGGCGTCACGGTAGCCACCGTGGCACTTGCCGCGTGATCGTAGACAATCGGGGTCCCGGTGGTAACCACCGTGTTGCTGGCCACCGACGAGGCAAGCACGTATTCCACGCCCGTGCTATTGCCGACGCGCAGGTACGTGCCGGCGGTCACCGCGGCTGCCACCGTGAAGCTGGTTGCGCCCGCCGCGACCGCAGCCGCGGTCAGGGTGGTAGTGGCGATAACGCCGCTGACCCCGGAGCAGGCGTACAGGTTGACATTCGCGGTCTGCAAGTCCACCGGGCGGTTCCCGGGAGCGAGCGGCAGCCCGTTACCCGGGCTGACGCCAGGGCCGCCGATGTAGGCAGTGCTGGATCCCAGGTTAACGAACCGGCACGATGCGGCAGCCCCGGGCGTGGGCGTGAACACCAGCAGCGGAGCCGGGGTCGCGACGACATTATTCGGGACGCCAGGGCCAAGGTTGGGCATAAGTTCTCCTTAAAGTGAAGAATCTCTTCAGTCGGCGGAGAACTCAGACGTACGCGACGTTGAGCGCGTAGCCGACGGAAGCAGAGCCCGCGACCCCGCCCTGGGTTGCGCCCCAGAGGATCGCGCCGCCCGGGACCTGGCACTGGGTGAGGATCACCGAGCCGCCGGTCGGGACCACGAAGCTGCTCGTGGTGGCAGCAGAGGTCGCGCCCGTGCCCAGCGAGAAGAACGCGGTCGCGGTTCCGGAGTTGGTCACGACGAGATCCCTGACGTAGGCATACGTAGCCGAAGTGTTCGCAGGGACCGTGTACAGCGAGGTGGTGGTGCTGAAAGGCGTGGTGACTACCCACTGGGCGTTAATCGCCACATGTCTCCTTTGTATTTCTTGGTATTTGCGGCGACGCCGCCGTGATCCGAAGGAGGGCCCGGAAGGGCCCTCCTTCGTTCGGTCAGCTGAACGGCGTGATGTCGCTGACCTGAAGTCCCTGCAGAATCCCGCTGTACATGGGGGCGTGCGCCACCATCGCGCCGAGCAGGAAGATGGAGTACCGGAAGGTCGCGTCGATGACCGGCCATGCCACGCTGATGTAGTCCTGCACCACGGTCATCTCCCACGCGTTGTCCACGTGGCTCCAGGTCTGGGGCAGCTGGTAGCTCATGAGAAGCGCGGTGCCCTGGGACATCCAGGGGTGCACGGTCAGCTTCACGGTGCTGCGGGTCACCGGGTTGACGAACTCGGCGACAGCGGCACCCGCGCGGATCCCGGAGATCTGGTCCTGCTGGATGTTCAGCAGGTAGTTGAGGCTGTTACCCTGCAGCAGCATGTCGTTGGCGAGACGCATCAGGTCACCGCCGTCGGCGACGATCTCCGACGGGTCCGCCTTGTACACGCCGGGGGCGACGTTGTTCAGCCCGTTGTTCTCCCACAGCGCATCGAGCGCGGTGAAAATCGCGTTCGTGCTCAGGTGGGTGCCGACGCCCTGGTTGACGTAGCCGCCCTTCCAGGCGTTGCTCCCGGTGAAGCCCACGTTCGCGTACGGGCCGGAGCCCTGCGCGGACAGCCCGGCCAGAGTGGGGATCAGGCCTTCCATGCGGTTGCCGCCGCCGGTCCCGGTGTCAGCGGCAGGCGGGGCGACCGCCGACGCCAGGGGACCCTGGATGGTGAAGCGGATGCCGCCGACCGCGTTCGCGGTCTGCACGCCGGCGCTGGTGACCCCGGCCTGGACAGTGGTCCCCGCCTGGAGGAAGGCGGTAGCCACGGACACGGTGGCGTTCGTGCTGACGTAGATGTTGTACTGCTGGGCCCCGGGCACCGGGTTGATGGTGACATCGGCGACAACCCCGCTCGTGCGGGACGTGGTGATATCCGTGGAAATCGCGGAGCCGACGGTCTCGCCGAAGAAGTTCAGCGCGGTCACCGACACCGCGAAGTGCCCGGCGGTGCCGCCGCTGATCGCCGTCTCGTTGGAGCCCGGGGTGCGGAAGGCCGCGGTCACCTGGCCGGGAACCGGGAGGTTCTGGCTGGAGCCGGCCATCATCTGGTACTCCTCGCCGAGCATCATCTCCTGCAGCAGGACCAGGTTGGCAAGCGCGGAAACATCCTCGAACCCCTGCCCCTCGAACTGCGCGAGCCACGACAGCGACTCGGTGAGGCCGAAGAACCGGTAGGGGACGGAGAGCTTGAACTCGGTCTGCTTGCCCGTCTGGGGCAGCTGCAGCGGCCAGTTACCCGAGGTGCTCTGGGTGAGGGAGCCGCTGCCGACAAGCTCGGGCATGGAGATGTCCACGATGCCCTGGCCCCCGGTCTGCGACCCGGAGATCCCCAGCAGCCCGTACACCTGGCGTGCCGCGCCCTGCCCGGCGGGACGGGGGAACTTGTTGCGGAACAGGGTGTACACCGGGTAGATCAGGCGGGACGGGGCGAGCAGGTCGAAGGGGACCAGCCCGTAGGGGACCCCGTTGAGCCCCAGGTTGCCGGCGGTGAAGCTCTTGTTCAGCTGGGCGCTCTGGTTCAGCTGGTAGGACAGCGGCGCGAAGCTGCGGTGCTGCCGGAAGTCGGTGGCCAGCGAGCCGAGCACCGCGTCGGTGTCGCGGACGCCCCGCATGGTGGCGGTGCGCACGTCAAGCGCCGCCTGGGTCGCCTTCGTCAGGATCTCGCCGGAGTGCTGCCCCTCGGACAGGGGGACGCCGTTGTTGGTCACGTGACCGACGCCCTTCACCAGGTCCTTGGCCTTGGTGGTGAAAAGGGCCTCGTAGTCGGACCTGCGCGCTGCCGCCCCCATCTGGGCGTTCACCGCGCCGACAGGCGCGCCCGCGCCCATCGCCGGAGCGTTAAGCTCCTCGTCGGCAGTCAGAATATCTGCCATACATCTCCTTTGCAGGAAAGAAAAGTTCTCTTAATCGGAAATAGTTCCCTTGTACCGAAGAAGAGCGTTGTAGGCAGCTTCCCGCTCCGCAGGATTCTCGCTGGTCCGCCAGGTACGCTCAAGCTGGCGGATCATCATTCCCTGAATGCGCTCGTGGTGCTCGGCCTGCTTGACGATCCCCGCCGGGGCATTCTTCTGAGCAGGATTACTGAGCGCCAGCCCGGCGAAAGCGGCGGTCGACGGGTCAGGCTGGTTGGCCAGCGCATCCCAGCGCTGGTCGTTGACCGCGAGCCGCTGCCGGTAATTGTCGATCTCGGTGTTCTGAGCCGCGATTTTCTCCTCGTAGGAAGCATTCCGCTCTTCGAGGGCGGTAATCTTCACCTGGAGGGGCTCAAGGATCTCCGACATCATCGTCTTCATGAGGTCGGGAGTCAGTGCGTTAGCCCCCGCCGCCTTATTGATCTCGGCGGGAGGCTCGGGCATGGCCACCACCGGGGCGGCCGGGGCCGGGGACTCGATGCCGAGCGCCTTGCGGATATCCTCGATGGAGGTGATGCCCTGCTGGACCTGCTTGTGAAGGTCCATCGCATAGCGCTGGGCGGTCCGCTTCGACAGCTTGGTGCGCGCCTGCGCCTCGGTGATCTCGCCCAGCCGGACCTTGCGCTCCAGCTTGCGGATGTACTTGTAGACGTCGCTGAGGACCTCGCCGTCGGTAAGGTTCACCTCAGCGGAGCCGTAGGCTGCGCCTTCCGCAGACTTGCCCACCCCGACGGCGCTGGGGGCACGGGCGCCGGTGCCCTCCTGGCGGTAGGCGTCCTGGTCGAGCATCGGGCAGGAGCTGGGGAACATGTGGTTCAGGTGGTCGTGGAGCATCGACAGCGCCCGGCGGGCCTTCTCCTTCTCCACCTCCGCGTAGCGGATCGCGATGGGGACGCCCTGCTGCTGCGGGTACTCGAAGTCCGCCTTCATGTGGCTGGGGCTCGGGGACTGGTGCCCGGCGCCCAGCGGGGGGCGGCCGAAGCTGTGCGCGTTCGGGCGGGTGTCCGGGACTTTCGCGGAGCTGTTCGGGGAGCCGTAAGTCCCGTACGCGGAGTGGCCGTCGGTGATCGGCGGGCGGTGGAACTTGCCCGGGCTCATCTCGCCGGGGCTCGGGAAGGACGAGACCCCGGGGTTGGCGTCCCGGAAGGCCTTGTGCGCCTCGTGCCTATACTGGTTGACCTCCGCCGGGTCCGCCGTCTTCAGCACGGACGCCGCCTGCCAGGCGTTCTGCGCCTCCATCGCCTCGGTCAGCGACTTGCCGGTGGCGGCGTTCAGCGCCTTGCGCTGCCACAGGTCGGTGTCCAGCAGGGTGTCCACCCCCGCCAGGGGGAAGATCCGGGCGACATCGGCGGGGTCGTACGCGGGGCAGGTGAAGTCATGGAGCATGCCCATGTCGGTGTCCATGCCGATGGTCTTGTAGCGCATCAGCACGTCTGTTGCCTGGCCCTTCATGTGGGGCTTGGCAGGAGACTCCATCAGGTCGCCGACCGGGGCCGGGTCCATGTCGGCGGCCTCCTCCGCGCCGCTCGCCGTCTTCGGGTCGACATGGCACTTGCCGGTGTGCTCGTGCGCCTCCGTGCAGCCGGCGGCCTTGGTGCTGCTGTCGTCGTCCGCGTCGCCGTCATCACTGCCGGCAGGCTTGTTCAGCCACGGGGGAAGGTTGCCCTTCTTGCCCTTCTTCGGCTTAGGTGCTGCCTTCTCCGAAGACTCCGCGGACTCGGGCTTCGGGGACTCCTTCGGCTCCTCCTTCAGCGGCTTGCCAGGGGAGGTGTCATCAGCGTCCCCGGGGTCCTTGACCAGCTCGGGAACATCCGTCTTCTCGGCCTCGGCGACAGGGACGGCAGTCTCCTCGTCAGGGGTTACCGTCTTCTCGTCACTGCTGCTGTCGAGGGGGTTACCCACACCCAGTTCACGTGCCCTTCTGGCGATAAGCCGCTTGGCTGCTTCTGCGTTGCCGTGCCCGGAGCGCGCCAGGATCGCGGCCCGGCGCAGCGCGTCGGTATCCGGGATCGGGTAGGACCCGTCCGGGAGGGCGTTGCCGGCGCTCGCGTGGTGGCGGCGCTGCTCGGCGGAGAACTCCCGGTGGTCCTTGCCGAGAATCTCGTCCTCCGCCTCGGCGATGGCCTTCGCGGCCAGCTCGTCGTAATGGCGCTTGACGATCTTCTCCTGCATGACGCGCATCAGGTCATCGGGGGTGAAGTCGAGGTTGAAGTTGTCAGGGACGGAGAACGAGGAAATGTCGTCACTCAGCGCGGTGACATCCTTAATCAGGGTGTCTGCCTTCAGTGCCTTGGCGATTGCCTCTTCCGACCCGAAAACTTCCCCGGTGTACTCGGCGTGCCCGTCGATGCTCTTCACCAGCTGGAAGCCGCAGGAGGCATTCGCCGGGCGGTCCACCAGGGAAATCTCCACGATCTTCCCGGCCTTGATGACGCCGCCGCGCGCCTTCCCGGTCACGTCGCGCTCGATGGTGGGGTTGGCGATGCCCACCGAGTAGGCGCGGAGCACGCCCTTGGAGACGAGCTTCTTCGCGACAGGCTCCACGATGAGGGACTTCACCCAGGTGGCGCCGTCGCCGTCGGTGCTCGCTTCCATCCCGATGCCGGCCGGGTCGCGCTGGGGGTTATGCTGGACGCGGACGTTCCCGCCGGTGGCGAGCCATTCCGAGATGGCCTTCGAGCTGAAATCCGGGTGAACGATCTGCTGATCATGATCGACAGAGCCGTCTGTGGCGCGCCCGTAGACCATCAGGTCACCGTCAGGAGTGCTCTCTACCTTCTCGATGGCGAACGTTGCGAAGACATCCGCCTTCAGCAGCTCGCCAGAACTGGTGAGAGTATCTGCCACACGCCTCCATTTTGGTCATGAAAAAAGGCACACCGCCGTAAAAAGGCATAGTGCACCTGCTCGTGATTATATATAACATCGGGTCATCATGCAAGAGCCATTCGCGAAGAATGCCGCTGGTGAGCTGCTCCAGGGACCACCCGAAAGGCAGCGATTCCCTTTCCACCGCCGCCCCGGGCTGCTCGCCGACAGCTTTCGCGAGGATGCGGTAAGCGTCCCGGCGCATCGACCAGCATTCCGCGGCGAGCTTCTCCTGCGCCTTCGACGGCTTGCTCTCCACCGCCTGGAGAAGCTCCAGCTGCTGGACGGTGCCCAGGTAATGGGCACGCATCGAGGGCAGTGAAAGCCAGTCCGCATTCACCACGTTCCTCCTTTAAGCGGCCGGGCGACCCACTTGCCTTTCAGGTCAAGGACATAGCCCGCGTCGGTGAAAATGATCCCGTGCTTCAGCTGCGGGTTAATTCCCGCCTTCTCGCAGTGGTTAAGCGCCCTTGCCAGGACCATGAGAAGGATTACCGGGTCCTGAATGGCTCTGCTTGAGCTTCTCCCATTCGGCGAGCGCCCTTTGCGACGCCGCCCGGACTTCGGGGGTGACATGTCCCCTCCCCCAGTGAAGGTTGCCTTTCGCCCACCGCTTGAGGGCGTTGATGGCCGTGGCGATAGCCTGGGACTCGGGCATGCCATGGTCCCTGATCAGGGCGCGGGCGATATTCTGGACGTACGCGGGAAGCTGCTGCCTCTCCGGGGTGTGCTTATCCGGGGTGTGCCAGAGGCCCTCGCGGCCGAGGGGGTGATGCTCGGTGCTAACCCGGGGGGTCTCTGCGGACTTGTCCACCTGAGGCACTTTCCGCCGCCGCGGGCTTTGTGACTACCGGGGGAGAGGCATTCAGCGCCTCGAAGCACTCTGGGCAGATATTCCCGTCCCGGTACGCTTCCCAGCCCCCGTAGCCCCCGTCCCCGGTCTTCTCGCACTTAACGCACTGCATATGCTCCTTTGCCGGCTCATGTCACCAGGACGTTCGTGGCATTGCCCACGTATGCCGTCGCCGTCCCCGCGGCGGTAATCGCGAAAATCGACTCAGACTGCCCGCCCAGCAGGATCGACTCGTTCACCGGCAGCGCCAGGTACTGGGTGGCGGTCGTCGCCATGACAGAGCCGCCCAGGTAGATGGTCCCCGGTCCCGCGTTCGAGATCACCACATCCCGGGTGTAGTTGGCGGTCGACGCGGTGTACAGCTGGGTAGCGGAACTGGTCACCGTCACCGGGGTAGCCGCATTCAGCAGCGAGAATCCCACATGCTCCTTTTGTTACGCGGGGACCTGGATCCCCAGTTCCGCGGCCTTGCCCGGGTCCAGGAAGCGGGTCTCGAAATGCCCGTCGCCGTACCAGACATCCGCCACGTCCGTGTCCCTGGCCAGCCGCATCTTCACCACGGTGCGGGTGTACGGGTTGACAAGGACGCTCACCTGGACGCCGGCCGCCTTGCCGGCGACAGCGTTCTCGTCCAGGTAGATGTCCAGCGTCTCCGTCTGCCGGTACGCCGCGGCGTCCTCGCTCAGCTCGCGGTAGGAATCCTCGCACAGCCACACCTGGCGGACATCGCCCTTGCGGGCATCCCACTCATCGCGGCAGAGATCCTGGAATGCCTTAAGCTTCATCGTGCCTCCTGTTTCGGGCTCGCGGAATTTTCCGAGACCATCTTGTTTTCCGGGCTGGAACCGGAATGGACCTGGTGGGTGTGAGTCTGCTCAGCTGCCTCCCGGTCCTTCTCGTCGATGTAACCGACGTACCCGAGAACGTCCTGCCCAAGGTTTTTCCTCGCCAGGGCACGGTGGTGCCCGTCGACAATAAATGCCTTGCTGCTCGTGGGTTCCTGGACGAGCACCGAGGGGGCGACATGCCCGCTGTGGGCCTTGATCTGGGCCTCGAATTCCTTCGTCTTCTCCGGCTGGTGCGAGGCTGCCCACTTGTCGATGTCGTCGGTGTCCACCCGGTTCCACGGGATGAAGACGGGGCCCGTCCACCGGGCCCGCCTGATCCAGGCGATAGCCTCCGGCGGGAAGTTTTTCGCCATCTGCACGTAAACGTGCTCGGCGTCCACCGGGTTCGGGTCATGGTAGTCAGACGGCCCGCCGGCATCAGCGGGGTGACTGGGGAAGCCCTTCACCTTCTTCGGGGAAGGCAGGTCTACGATAAAGTTTCCCTCGCCCGGGACATCGTGCCCTGTTGCCTCGGCGGGGTCCGCGGGCCGGGGGGCCTCTGGATGCCCCGCACCCGGTCTGCCAGCCATTGGAGGGCGCACACCCACAACGGGATGCGGCGCCCCCTTCTTGTTGCCGCCCGGAACAGATTGGGCTCCGACGCCCGGGTCACCCGTGGTTCCGCCCTGCGGGTACATGCCGTCCGGGTCCCCATCGGGGAGCCGTCGCGCGGGAGTACCCTTACCCGGCCGCTTCTTAGGATAATCCTCGTCATCAGAGCCTCTCGGGTAGATGCGCGCTTCCTCTTCATCCGACCTGTCATCGCCGACTGGCCAGTGCGGGGGCTCGGTCGCGCCCATCTCGCCATCTGCCTGGCCGCCGCCCGGGGGCTTATTCGACGGGTAGCCATTCGATGCCGCCGGGCTCGGGTACGGCCACCGGGAACCGCCGCCGGCCGCGGAATTGTCATCGGCCCGCAGCCATTCCCCGTTCTCGGTGCGGATATTCTGGAGCTTGGCGATGTCCTTGAAGTCAATGGCATCCCACTGCTCCCGGAACGGGGGGTGCAGCTTCAGCTTGCCCACTTCCTTGTACGTGAACCAGCCGGTGCCCATCGTCTCGTCGGGGGTCTTCCCGTTCATCTTCACGGGGAACACCCGGCCGGCCTCGCACACGTAGATGAAGCAGCTCCTATCCTCGTCGTAGCGCTCGTGGGCGACCTTCGGGGTCACCGGGGGGATATCCCCGATTTCCTCGGTAGTCTCCCGGACCGCGGCGTCGAAAGACGGCTCCCCCATGTGGGCCATGCCCCCCGGCAGGCCCCACGTGTTATCGGTACGCTTCTGCAGCAGGTACCGGGTCCTCCCGTCCGCGTCCTGTCCGGTGATCATCAGGAAGCACACCCGGGACGGGTCTTCCTGCTTCCTGATATGCGCCTGCGGGGGCTCGGCGGTCACCCCGGCGGGGGCGGACACGCACCGGCACTGGACGTGCAGGGGGGCGTCGCCCCCGGCATAGATGGCATCGAGGGGGATGACGCCGGCGGCTGCCGCGCCCTTGCACGCCGCGCAGGTGCGCTCATCCGGCGCGAGCAGCAGGTGCTTATGGGTCACCCCGCGGTCCCTGTACGCCTGCAGCACGCCCGCGTTCATGGCGCGGGCCACCTCGGTGCGGGCGATCACCTCGCTGCGGGCATTGCTGTTGCCCAGCCCGGTGCGGGAGATCTGGTCCACCCAGTGCCGGGTCTCCTTGGTCACCCACGCTTCACGGTTGTAGTCGTCGTGCGCAGAGGTGAAGTCGGCCTTCCCGCCGCTGGCGAGCGCGGCGCCGCCCTCGTACCCCAGGTCCCACGCCTTCTCGTACAGCGGGGTGAGCACCGGAGTGAACACGCTGGCGATCGAGTCGGAGATCATCGAGTTGAGCACGCCGACGGTCACGTACTCCCCGGCCGCCTGCTTCTGGCGGATCTCCCGGCCCTGGGCCTCGGCGTCGGCGAACGCGGAGGAGATCTCCTCCTTGTACCTCCCCACCAGGCCCAGGTCGTGCTCCCACCCGGGGAACTGCTGCTCCGCAGGGGCCTCGCCCCCGGTGATATAGCGCTTCTCCCCGTCCTGCGGGGGAGGTTCCCCGCCGTAGGTGTCCTTGATGTACTCCAGCCCAGCCGAGACCTGCACCTTGCCGATCTCGCGGCCCACCGCGACGTCCACGCCCGTGCCCGCGTCCAGGTCCTCGGCGATCCTCGCCAGGGTGATCGTGTCGATGTGGCGGGGCTGCCAGGACCAGATGACATCACGGTCCTTGCGCAGGAAGCGCTTCAGGCTCTCCAGCTCGGACAGGGCCGCCTTGTTGCGGGCCCGCCCCTGGGTGGGGGTGCGCCCCTCGCCGCGCTTGCGGGAGCCTGCTTGCGGGCTGCGGCCGGCGCTGCCCCCGGTCTTCCCCCGCTGGGGACGCTGCAGCGCGCCCGCCGCCGCCGCGTGCGCGGGGGTGCTCGGGCTGGCGCGCGGCGGGGACTTGGGCGCCGGGTGGCTCCCGTTCGGCTTCGTGGTGCCGCCGCTGGAGCGCGCCTTCGGCTTCTTCGGCGAGGAGGAAGGCGACTTCTTCTTGCCGCCGGAGGATGAAGAGCTGCTGCTGCCCTGCTGTCCCTGCATCGCCATTATCATCAGCTTCTCGGCGTCGGAGAACGGGACCGGGCCCTGCTGGGTCATGACGATAGGCTCGGAGGTCTCCTTCATCCCCCACGGGGGCAGGTCCAGGCGCTCGCGGATCTCGTCGACCGAGGAAATCCCGTTCTGCAGCTGGTCCACGCCCAGCTGGGTGATCGCCTGCTTATCCTCGTCGTCGGTCATGCCCTCGAACTGGAATTGCGTGTCCGGGCAGTCGCAGATGACCTGGATGACATGGTTGAAGATATCCTGGATGAAGCTCAGCAGGGGCTTGGTGGACGTGCGCGACTTGATGTTCCGCGTCTCCTGGCCCATGAACCGTATCCCCGACGCGGACGGGCCCTGCTGGGTGCCGCCCACGTTGGGGATGATGCCCAGCTCGATCGGCTGGATGTCGAAGGCCATCACTACCTGGTTCATCACCAGGTAGTCGAAAGAATCGCTCAGGTCCACCGGGCGCTGCGGGTCCACCTTGCTCCCCGGGGGCAGGACGATGACCTTCAGGTGGTAGGCCGGGTCGCCCGCCAGGGCATTCAGCGCGTTCTGGAGTTCCCCCACCTGCGTCGGCGTGATGTTATTGTCGCCAGGCGAGATATATACGGCCGGAACCGTGCCCTCAGTGAAGTAATCAAGCTGGAACTCCTGCTTCTGAAGTCCCGAGATGATCGGCAGAAGCGCTCTTTCAATCGGGGGGAATCCATACGGGGTCTCCCGTCGTGGCCAGTAAGGGGCGTAGAGCATGGTGTCGGCGCTGAACTGGTTGACCTGGGCGCCCTCAAGCCCCGCCTCCTCGATGTCAGTACCCATCGCGATCGTCATGTAATCGCTGCGGGGCACCCCGTACAGGTACTGCTGGTACGCGGGGGCGGGAGGGGCCGGCTTGCCCCCGAAAACATCGATCAGGGGCCGCACGGTCGGTCCGGCTATCAAGCGGATGCTATCCAGGTTGCTGCCCAGGAGCCCCCGGCCGCCCATTCCCATCCGCGCGCCGTATTTCGGCCGGAAAATGATGCTCAGGGCGTCGAAGACGAAGATTTCCTCCAGCAGCGCGGCCAGGAAGGAGTCGAAATTCCAGAAATCCGGGTCAGGGCGGCGGAAAAAGCGGGTGAGCTGCTTCTTGCGCTCCCCGAAGTCCCGCATCGCGCCCTGGTCTTTCTGGTAGACCTTCGCGGCGTCGGTGGTGAGCGCGATATTCCAGTCCAGGCCCCGGATCTCCTCGATCCGCAGCTCGATGGCAGCCCGCGCCACAGAGTATTTTTCGGCGAGGACGCGGAGATTCTCGAAAGAGCTGAGCTTCAGCCCCTCCGTGCCCGGGGGGGTGGGCAGGTTCCAGCTGGGACGAGGCTCCCAGTACCGGGGGCCCGGGTACTGCCCGCCGAACGGGGGGTTGTTGACGGGGGTCGGCTGGATGGGCGCGGCGGGGGCGAACGCGCCGTCGGTGAAAACCTCGGCGGGACGGTCCAGGAAAGGACCGTAAGCAGCGTTATAGGAACCGCCCGCCATCGCGTTTGCCATGGCGGGGCTGATCCTGCCCATGCCCGCGGCATTCGCCGGGGAGTAACGCCCCCCGGCCGGCAGGGCTTTCACGGCTGCCACGATCGCACCCGGACGCGCCATAATGTCCTAACTGATCGTGAGCTGCCCGACGATATCCGCCGGGATCTCCGGGCTGTCGGTGATCTTCAGCCAGATGGTGTAGGTCCCCGGGATCAGGGCGATAGCCCCCCCGGGGCCCACCAGGCATTTCGCCCGGTACGGGTAGATGGGGTCGACCGCGCTGTAGTTATCCCACGAGCTGGCCTGCCAGTCCGAGGACTGCGGGACCTGGGTGGGGGTGGGCATGAAAGCCATCTGCACAGTGCCGGCGGTCGGGTTATAGGAGACGCCCAGCTTCTCGGCAGCCACGGGGATCAGGACATACTTCAGCGCCAGCCGGGTCTGGCTGATTACCGAAAGTCCCATTTACCTCGCCCATTCGCTTGACGGCACCCCGTACTCCCACCGCTGCTCCGGGTCCGCGTAACCCCAGCGCCCGTCGTCAGTCCCGTACTTCCACTGCCCTCCCGGGCTGCCCTCCGCCCACTGGTGGTGCGGCACCCCGGTCCTGGTCGCCAGTGCCCCGGCTGTCTCAGCGGGAGCCTGGAAGGGGACCAGCTGGATGATCATCCCCCGGCGGGCCTTGTCCGCCCGGGTGAAGTTCACCCTCCGTGTCGTCTTGAACTCCGGGGGGTAAGCCGGGATGACCGCGGTCTTCGGGATGCCGGTGAACTTCCCGCGTCGCGGCGGGGACAGTTTCGGACGGCGCGGCGACAGCCAGCCCGGGACCGCGGGCGGCGCGGGGAAGGCGATGACGCTGAAATACTGCCCGTGGCTTTCGCGGACCAGGCTCCGCTTATCCTGGCGCGTGAACTGCGGCAGGCCCGGGTTCGCGGACAGGCTGAACTGCCCGGGGTTGAAGAACCTGCCCTGGCTCCGGCGCAGCGTCAGCCGCTTCGGCTGCGCCTGCCGGGTGAACCCCGGGTAGGCGTTCCCGTTAAGGCTGAACTGCCCCGGGCTGGAGAACTTCCCGCGCGGGTACCGGACGACCCTGCGGGAATCCTGCCGGGTGAACGAGGGGTAGGCGTTCCCGTCCAGGTTGAACTGCCCCGGGGTGAAGAACCTGCCCCTCGGCGGGCGGATGATCCTCCTGCTGTCCTGCCGGGTGAACAGCGGGAAGGTAACGCCCTGGTTGCCCTGCCCCCATGCCTGCCCGGGGAACTTCCCCTGGCTGCGGCGCAGGGTAACCCGGGAAAGCCCCGCCTGCCGCAGGTACAGCGGGAACTGGACCGGAGTCCCCCCGGGCGGCGGGGGCGCCTCGGCGAAGAAGAACCTGCCCCTCGGAGCGCGCAGCGTGAACCGCGACGCGTTCCCGGACTGCCGGGTAAACAGCGGGAAGGCGGCACCCTGGTTCCCCTGCCCGAGACCCGGGACGCCGAACCGCCCGTGCGGGATACGTGCCGGGACTGCCCGTTCCTGCCGCGTGATAAACTGCGGCGGCGGGATAACCTTCCCTGCGACCGGGACCCCGAAGACCCTGCCGCGCGGGTTCCGCAGCGTCAGCCTGGACGCGACCCCCGCCTGGCGCTCGTACAGCGGGAAGACTATGCCCTGGTTACCCTGCCCCAGCCCGGGGAACTGGTAGCGCCCCCGCGAGATGCGCAGCGAGATCGCGCGCACCTGGCGGCCGGCGAACTGGGGCGGGGGAACGACCTTCCCGGCAGCGGGAGTCCCGAAGAACCTGCCCCGCGGGCTGCGCACCGTGAACCGGGACGCATTCCCGGACTGCCGCTCGTACAGGGGGAGCCGGGTACCGGTGTTCCCCTGTCCCCACTCCTGGCCGAAGAATATCCCGCGGGTCCTGCGGGCGGCGGCGATGAGCCGCTGCGTCCCCTGCGCCTGCCGGGCGTACAGGGGGAACTGGATCCCCTGGTTGCCCTGGCCCCAGCCTGGACTGAGCCAGTGCCCCCGGGAGATGCGCGGGGCCCACCTGGGCGCGGAGCCCGCGATGCGGGTGAACGAGGGGAACGCCTGGTTGACCAAGCCGAACTGGCCGGGACTGAAGTACTGCCCTTCGCTGCGCCGCAGGGTCAGGCGCTTCGACTGGGCCTGCCTGGCGTACAGCGGGAAGGCGGTTCCCTGGTTACCCTGTCCGAAGCCGGGAACCTGGTAGCGCCCGCGTGCGACCCGCACGGGCGGGACCGCGCGCAGCCGGCTGGCGAACTGGGGCGGCGGGGCAGTCGCCACGACAGCCGGGACACCGGAGAACCTGCCCCTGGGGTTCCGCAGCGCCTGCCGGGAAGACTGTGCCTGGCGGGTGAACAGCGGGAAGGCTACGCCCTGGTTGCCCTGCCCCAGCCCCCAGCCGAAGAACCGCCCCTGGGACTGCGACCAGCGCAGCATCAGCCGCTGAGCCGAGGTTCCCGGGCGCAGGAACGCCGGGACCGCGGGAACCGCGGCGACCGTGGTAAAGGAGACGGTCAGCGTCCCCGCCGGGTGCGCCGAACCCAGCGTCCACGTGACGCTGTAGGACGCGGGCGGCGCGCCAGCGCGGACCGCACCCCGGCCGGAACCCGCTATCCCGTCATCGAAGTCGGAGAGCGCGGTGAACCCGGCGGTCGCCGTGACCCCGGTCGCCTGAGCGTAGTGAACCGCCGCGACAACCAGGTCCGCCGGGCCCGTCGTCGCGATAGACGGGGTGGCGATCGTCGTCGAGCTGGCCGCGGCGGACCCGTCGGGGCTGGCCGAGTCCAGTCCCAGGTACGCCGGGGGGCTCTTGTACTCCTGGATGTTCCAGGCCCAGGTCTGGGACGTGCCGCTGTTGCCCTGCACCCACACGACGGACGCGGCATTCAGCGCGTACCAGCATTCGACCCGGGTGTTGCTCTGCCCGGATACGGCCCCGCGAGTGGCGAGCCGCCAGGTGTTGCCCGCGGAGTCGGTGACCGACGTCAGCGCCCCGGTGGCCAGCCCCCCGGAGCGGGTGAAAATCCCGACGAGCAGGGAGCCCTGCCCGGTGGTGATGGTGATCTGCGGCGTGTTATTCGCCGCCGCGGCCGACCCCGTGACCTGCAGGATCGTCAGGAAGCCGGGGAAGAACCTGCCCTGGCTGCGGCGCAGGGTGAGGTGCTGCGACCCGGAGGAGGACTGGCGGGCGAACGGCGGCGGGAACCCCGGGACAACCGGGGTGACCGGGGCGGTGAACTTCCCCTGGCCGCGGCGCAGGGTGGGCCTGGGCTGGGCCTGGCGGAGGTACAGGGGGAACCGGGTTCCCTGGTTACCCTGTCCCCACGCCTGGTTGAAAAACTGCCCGCGCGCCGGGCGGACGGTACGCAGGCTCAGCCGCCGCGACTGTGCCTGCTGCGCGAACAGCGGAAACGCGGTGCCCTGGTTGCCCTGGCCCCACGCCTGGAAAACCCTGCCACGCGGCGGAGTGCGCAGCGCGAGCCGGGAGGGGGCGCCGCGCTGGATGAACGCGGGAACCCCGGTGACGGCGGCAGGCGCGGGACCCGCGTCCGCCCGCCACGGCGGCCACGGCGCGAACGGGGTCCCCCCGGGCATCCCCGGACCCCGGGCCGGGGCGGACCACGGGGCGTGGAGGTCCGCCCCGGCGCTGTCCCCGGCGATGCTCCCGGCCAGCTTGAACGCGACGAAAACCGTGGCCCAGGCAGTGGCAACCCCGGCGCCGGTGATCGCAGAACTCGCCGTCTCCGCGGCCCCGGTGCTGCTGCCGTATGACGGCACGCAGTTGAAGATGACCGTGGCGTTTCTCGCGTTGGCGTCCCGCGTATACGTCGTGCTGCCGGTCGGGGCGGCCCAGGTGAGCGTGGAATTCTCGGAGTCACCGCCGACCGCGACCAGGTATTCGCCCGCCGCCGTGGTCGAGTACGCGCCGCAGGCGATGGGGCCGTTCGCGGAAATGCTCCCCGTGCTGGTCACGGCGGTGCCGTCGGCCATCGCGGTCGTGTTGCCGGCGAGCAGCCCGGAGACTTCCTGGATGACGAACCCGAACGACTGGTTACCGCCGGCCTGCGTAGCCGTGAGAGTCGGCTTAGTGCCGACATCAGCGGCGGGCGTGTCCATCGCCCAGACGCTCAGCTCGCCGCTCGCGGCGGCGTTATTCAAGAACGCCGACCCGATCTTCGTCATCGCGTTGAGCGCGGCGTCCTTGACCGCCGTAACCTGCGGGTTACCGCCGCCCCCGGTGGTGATGAACGCGATCAGCTTACTGCCGGACACCACGTTGTTCGGGTACGTGACAGCGGCGGCACCCGGGTCAAGGCCAGTGCTGGCCGACTGCAGAACCCGCCAGGCCGGCCCGACCAGCACCATGATGCCGAAGGCCTGGCCGGTGTCACCCCACACCGGGGCAGTCGCGGTACCCGCGGCGCAGCTCAGGTTGTACGCCCGGCCGTTGCCGGCGCCGTCGCCCTGCGCGGTGTAAACATACCCGCTGGTGGACCCGGCGGTAGCCGCGCCGACGTCAAGCGCGTACCCCCAGTAAAGCTCCCCGGAGGTCGCCGGGGTCAGCGACGCCCAGGTGGTGTTGCCGAGAGTAGTGTCGATGTGCCCCTGCACGTCGAGCACCGGGGTCCCGGTGGTGGAGGAAAACTCCTGCCCGGCGATACTCTGCCCGGAGACCGTGCCCGCGCCGAATGTCGCGGTCACCGTGGCCGTGCTCGTGGAGGTGACCGTCCCGAGGAACACCTGGGCGGTAAAAAGGTTCGCGGTGCCCGCGAACGACGTCCCCAGCAGCGACCAGGTGACATTCGTGCTGGCCAGCGACGTGCATACCGCCGAAGCCTGGTTGATGACACTGCACAGGATGAAGTTGCCCACCCCGCCGGGGGTCAGCGAGATCGTCGAGGCACCCTGCTCCCCGAACCCGGTCCCGACCGCGGTGAAGGTCACCGGGACCTCCTCCCGTTACGGACAGGGCTCAGCCCAGGATCTCCACACTCAGGCTGTAGCAGGTCAGGGTGGGCGCCCCGGTGGTCGCCGACCAGGCAGCCCCCACCGTGACCACCTTGGCCAGGCTGGTGTCGATGGTCACCGTCCGCGCAGCCGCGGTCTGCGGGATCGGGTACACGGTCTGCGCGGTGGCCAGGCCCGTGGTCGCGCCCGGGAGGTGGATGAGCCCGGAGCCCTTGATCGTCCCGGCGGTGCCGGTGGTGCGGATCTCCCCCTCGTATTCCATCCACCACGGGACCGCGGTCTCCGAGACCACGACGGCGAGCGCCGCGCCGGCGGCGATGGCAGCCCCGGCGATCCCCCCGTAGTAGAACCCGAGGGTGAGGGTGTCGGCGGTGGAGCCGATGGTCAGCTCACCGCGGGCGCGCAGGCGGAGCACGCTGCCCTGCTCCAGCATCCCGGCGGGGATCGTCTTCCCGAGGAAGAGGACGTTGGAGGTGGCGTCGGTGAGGGTGGCGGCGGTGACCGGGGTGCCGTCAGCGGCGGTGAGGGGCCCGACCGGGGCGGACCAGTAGGTGCGCGCAGCCACATGGGCTCCTTAGATCGAGTTGAAGTAGGCCGTCACTCCTCGATCTCGAACGAGACCACGTAGAGGTGCGCGCTCGGGAGCGCGTTGCCGATGTTGAAGAACGCGATCCCGTTCCCGGACGCCCCGGAGACGTACAGCTCCTCCAGCAGCTCCCACGGCAGGTCCACCCCGGACTGGGTGTTGAAGGAGACCTCGAAGGAGTAGTTCGCCAGCGCGGTGCCCGCGAGAGTCGGGGTGGTAGACCACGCCGAGTCCAGTGCCACCGAGGTGGCGAAGCTGTTCGGGTCCAGCTTGTTCAGCGCCGCCGTGGTCGTCTGGGTGCCTCTCACGCTGCACCGGATCGCGGCGACGGACACCTGCTGCGAGGTGGGCGCGCCGGTGCCGGCGCGGACCCCGAGAGTGAGCCGCCTGACCTTGAACGAGGAGCCCGCGGTCAGGACAAGCGCCGCGAACAGGCCGCCGGTCGTGGCGGATGCCGAGTTGATACCGGTACCGAGAGCAGCCGCGCTTTCCACGACTCCGTTAAAACGTGCCACACGCCTCCATGACGTTGTTTCCGGGCATAAAAAAAGCCCCATTCCGGGGCATGGGCATAAAGATCCAGTTCCCACTATATATGAGACTGGAACTGCAGCGCAATAATAACGGCTTGTTCTGCTGTGCCGCGATACTCGCGTTGATCATCGAGGACGTGACGCGGATCATCCATTCCATCGCCTGCGCCTCGGTGAACCCGGCGAGAACAGCCGCCTCGAACATCCTGCGGGCATTTTTCGCCATCGGGAAGAAGTCATCCTCGTCACCGCTGAACGGGTCCTGGGGTAGTCCGTCCATTACTTACTCCTCATCGAAAACATCCTCGGGATAGATGGTCTCCGAGTCGTCATAGGCCTGGTCAGGCCAGTATTCCACCTTGACGCGGGTCCCGGCCCCCGGGCCCTGGCCCAGCCACTCCTGCAATTTCACCCGCGGGCAGGCGCGCAGATGGTAACCCCCGCAGTCGTAACATGCGCTGTCGGGGCGCTCGGGGAAAACAGCGCGAAGATCCCTCTTCTCCTCAGCGGTCAGTTTCACCGGTCTTCTCGAACTCCTTCCAGGGTATGCAGAACGCGTCGTCGTAATGCCGGCCGTTATGCCCTTTCCTCAGCGTGCAGATCAGCCACGTCCCGCCCCCGTCGAGGAACGCGCGCACCCTCCTGCCGCAAAGGGTCTGCCCAATGGGGTCAGAGCTTTCGCCCGGCGAACCAGTTTTTCTTTCCGGAGTACTCATGAGAAGCTCCCGGTGCCATCGTCCTGGCTACCTGCGCCATATAGGCCATCGGGTCGATATGGCATTCGGGGCAGTGATCTTTGCTGATCGGGTACTTGCCCCCGCAGGTATCGCACTGGGTGAGGTAGCCTTTCCACCAGCGTGTCGCGGCCTTCTCCTCGTTGCGCCTCTCCGCGTACCTGTCGCGCCTGTCCCAGTTAGCCTCCGTCCCGCAGGCGGGGCAATGCGGCTTCAGCTTGTGCACGAGCACGCCGCACTTGGAGCACGGCTGGAAGGAATACGCCTGGAACCAGTTGATATCCATGCCTTTCACCAGCTGGAACATCGCCCAGACGAAGGCGTCGGCATGGTCGTCGGCCAGCTTCTTGCGGTCCTGCTCGGGCCTCATCCGGGCCAGCTGCAGCTCAAGCTCGTCGTGGTACCCGACCATGTGGATGCGGCCCACCTCGTTGAGCCTGGCGATCTGCAAGGCGCGGATTTCCTTCGTCTTCATGGCCCGCACCGTGAAAATGTCGATGGACGAATCCCGGGACCGGATCGCGTCGGGCACGTAGTCGCCGCCCTGGTTGACTTCCAGGATGACCAGGGACGCGCCGTGCTTAAACCACATCGTCTGGACGATCTGGGTGAGCCCGTCCGGGGTGTACTTCCCGGAGGCATCCTCAAGCACATAGGAGTGGTATTCCCCGTTCACCTGCCCCTTGCCGACAACCACGATGCCGCTCTCGTCACTGCGGGCGTTCGTCGTCATCGCCGGGTCCACCCCGATCATCACCTCGTCAAGCTGGGGGATCTCGGACTCGGTGACCCGGAAGCGGTCGAAGTCGCGGCGCTTGAAGAAGGACATGGCCGACTCAAGGCCCAGCTCGGCCTCAAGCTCCTGCAGGATTTCCTCCGGGGACAGGGCGGCGTACATATCCTTGACCGCCTGCTCGGACAGCCAGTGCGCTTCCTTCGTCTTCGCCCGGGTCAGGTGGTAGTGCACGGGATCGGCCCTGCACTGCTTGATGAGGAAGTCCATGAGCTTGTTGCCCTCGCGGGGCGTGGCGGTGATCACCACGCGGGGCTCGCCGCCGTCCGCCCGCTTGATGCGCAGCGCGGGGCGCAGGACCTCGGTGTAAAACTTGTCGTCGGAGTACGACGCCAGCTCATCCAGCCAGGCGAACGTCAGGTTGGACCCGCGGATGGTGTCCGGGTTCTCGGCGGAGAAGCCCTGGATGCTCGACCCGTTGTGAAGCTCGATTTTCAGGTTGTTCTTGTTGTAGGAGCGCTCCTCGCCCCCGGCGAACCTGTCCAGCACCTTGCGGATCCCCGAGGGGCCCTCGAAGCAGACCTCACGGACCCCCTGGAAGGTGGGGGCGACCACCGCGATCTGGCACCCGGGGTTGGTGAGCGCCATGTGAACCACCCACTTGGCCCCGGACTGCGTTTTGCCGTACCCGCGGCCGGCGACGAAAACCCAGTACACCCAGTCCTTGCTCACCCCGGTGCAGCCGCAGGCGCGTTCCGACCCGTCAGGGTCGGTGTACGGCTTATGATGACGCGGGTGGTCGGGGGGCAGCTGCTTGTTGGTGGCCTCGTGCTCCCAGCGGCGCTCGTCGCGGAGCTTCTCGGAGCGGATCTTATCCAGGAGCTGCTGGAGCTGCCCGGGGGTCAGCTTGCTGTAATCTCGCGGCACACACCTCCCTGCTCCTCCCGGGCATGGCAAAGCCCCCGGGGGTTCCCGCTTTTCCCCGGGGGCTTCACTCGCGCATAGTTACGGCTTACAGACCCACTGCGCCCAGGTGTCCCCGCTGGCCCTGAACTTGGACACGGCGTTCTCCGCGTTCACGTACGGGTTGTTCAAGTCGCCCCCGACGACCGCGCCGAGGATCTGCCAGAGCCCGGTCGCGCCGCTCGGGTTGTAGGCGCTCACCCGGCCCCCCGACTCGCACTCGGCGACGGAAGCCGCGGCGGACTCAGCCCACGCGGGACCGCCCGCGGACACCCACAGCCTCTCCAGCCCCGCGAACGAGTACATCCCGCTGGCATTGTAGGCGGCCACCCTCACCGACGCGTGATGCCGCCGGAGTGCGTGACGCTGCGGCGCGGAGCAGGCTGTGTCCCACCCGTCGCCGTCCCCGTCACCGCACTTGTACGGGTGGCCGTAGGTCCCGGCCTTCGGGGGGTCCGCCTTCGGGGCCGCCTTCGGGGGGTCCGCCACGGCAGCGGCGGAGCAGGACAGGACGAGACGCTCCCTCGGGAAGATCAGGTTCGGGTCTTTCACCTGGCTCTTGTTCGCCGCCGCGATCCCCGTCCAGTCGCCGGCGTCATGGCAGCGGCCTGCCGCGATCCCCGACAGGGTGTCGCCCGCGCGCACGGTGACGAAGCTCAGCGCGACGGCCCTGGCGACGGAGGCGCCGAGGGAAGCGGAGCTTCGCTCCCCGACGGAAGGCTTGTAGACGGCATCCGGGGCAGGGGCGGTGACCGCCGGGCCCTGGTGAGGGGTGACAACCTGCGCGTGCGCGGCAGGTACGATGAACATGGCGCTCGCGGCGACAGCTGCAGGACCTGCTGCAAGCGAGGCTGCCTTGATGAGGGGACGGCTATGCCTGCCCATATGAAAGCTGACTCCCTGGATGAGGGTTATGCCCTTATTCCCCAGCCGGAAGGACAAGCAAGAAGTCCGGGGTCCGGGGACATCAAGGCCTGGTAAAATCCGCACCAGGGCGCAATTGTCCTTGGTCCAGATATACGGTATCCTTGCATCCGATGTCAACAGCTGTCAGGCGAAACGGGAAAAAGGTCACGGAAGCATCTCCAGGAGAAGCGGAGCTTCACTCCCCGGGTGACTGGCTCCTGCAGCAATACGAGAAAACCCTCGCCGCTGACTTCTTCTTCCCGGGGACGGCTGTCGTGCGGCCGGTCATCCAGGTGCTCGCTGACCACCCGTCGCGCTGCGCGCTGTGCGGGACCTCTGACTGGGACGAAGACTCCTGGACTATGCGCTGGCAAGCTCCTCGCACAGATCAGCCAGGCCTTCTACCAGCATCAGGAGCTTGCTCCCCGGGTACGCCCTCGGGTGCCTTCCCTGCCGGCGGAAGGCCGCCATCCTGATCGTCCCCGAAGGCTCCAGCGCCCCCGGGTGCATATGCCCGACGATGCGCACCAGGTCCCGCAAGTCCCTCTCCGGCAGCTGCAGGAGCTTAGCCGCGAAATCCAGCGGCCAGTGATCCCCGTTACTCTCGACCAGCTCCCGGCCCTTCCAGCCCCGCGAGGGAGGTGGCGGCGGGGTGACGGGCCTGGACATGATCTCATCCGCCTGCTGCTGGAGAAGCTCCATCTCCCACGGGGCAAGCGGAGCTTCGCTCCCCTGGGGGATATCCTCCGGGAGCGGCGGGAGCGGGTGCGATCCCTCAGGCATTTTCAGGCTCCGATCAGGCCGGCGAGATCGGCGGGGGTGACATACCCCGGCCACCGGCCATCCGTGAACAAGCGGACCCCGGCCTGGGCGTAGCACCAGTCCACCAGCTGGGAGCAGATCAGGCGCCCGCTGGAGGCGATGTAATCTTTCAGCCCGGGGACGGGGACATGAAACCTGCGGGCGGCGAGGGCGAAATAATCGGCGGCTGAGTAGCCGATGCCCTTGCACGCGAGCGCGTTCCGGATGATGAGCTGATACTGGGCGTCCGTCATCGCCGCGATCCGGCCCGTGGACCAGATCCAGTTCCTGTCCTCGCCCGTGACCTGGGCGTGCCGCAGCGGGCTCAGGCGGGCCCCCCGGGGCTGCGCGCCCATCACGTACCCGTAAGGGGCGTTCTTGTCAGGCTGCCCGACGTAGACGCAGGCGTGGTCGTACCAGGACGAGGCTGACCCGTTCATGTATTCCGCGACGGTGATCAGCGTGCCCGTATTGCCCCTGGTGTGGACGCAGGCGAAATCTCCTGCCTGCGGGCTCAAGGGAGGCCCACCACGTTGTCCTGCCAGATGAGGACCATGTTGTCAGCGTACGAGCTGTACTCCATGCGGGCCCGGGGCCTGTTGCCGTCCCCGTCCTTGCAGGTCGTGTCTATGCAGAGGACCTCCCCGGTCAGCGCCCTGGAGCGCAGCGTGCGGCGCTTGCAGAACGGGCACCGGGGCTCAGTGCCCCCGGGGCTGCGGGGGAGCCTCCTCGGGATTTCCGTCATGCCCAGGGCAATCGACGCGTTGCGGGACCACCGTTCCAGTTCCCTCGTATTCACCCGGACCGCGAAATCGTCCGCCTTCTCGCAGAGGCTGACCACGGCTTCCAGCGCGATCTTCGTATTAGCGTCCGAGCAGCCCCGGTACCTCGCGGGAAGGCCCAGCTCGAAGCGCAGGTCCCGCTCGATTTTCCTGCTCAGGGCGTGGAAGTCCAGGTAGGCGTTGGCGACGGGGGCATGCCAGGGCGGCTGGGAGAAGTCCACTTTCCCATGGAAAACCCCGGAAGGCTGGCGGGGCCTGACCGCGAGCAGTCCCCCCAGCTTATGGTTGAGGGTCAGCGCGCGGCCGGCGGAATCACGCAGGCGCGTCCGGATGGCAATATGAGCAGGAATTTCCCTGGGCACATATTTTACTATACCTAAAACTGCAGGCGTTATCCCGTTACGGGGTTACGCGGGCCCGATTCCGGGGTCGAGGTCGATCCCCCCTCGCCCGGAAGGGGGCTCCCGGAGCTTATCGAAGTAATCATAAGCAGCCTCGCTGACCAGCCGGGCTATTTCCTCTTCTTTCATGCCGAAATCGGAGTGCAGGAACTCGACGACCATCTGCACGACGATCGCGGCACGGTCTTGCGGGGTGCTCAGGGTATCATCCTCAGGTCTTTCGCCCGCGCGGCCTCCCTGGCGGCCCGGCGGTGCACGGGACGCTGCTGCTCGGCGGCCATGCCCAGCCTCCAGAACACGGACAGTACCACGACGGCCCCCGTCACCGGCCACATAAGCCCGGCCCAGAGCCAGCACGGGGGGTCATCCCACTGCCCGCACCTGTACTGATTATGGCCGGGACTCGTATGGGCGAAATTCCGGGCGTAGCCCGCGATGGCCAGGTACCCCGGCAGGCATACCGCGAGCCATATCCAGGTCACCACTTCGCCATCTCGGTCACGATGGCGATCGCCAGGTACACTTTCAGCTGCTGGGCGGGCTCCAGCTCGTTCAGCGGGCGCAAGTTCGGGTGCTCCTTCCTGATCGGGTCCTTCGCCTCGCCGAGCTTCCACTTGCGCTTAGTCATCCAGCGCACCCAGTGGGCCTGGATGTCGGAGGGGGAGGCCCCCCTGACGATGAGCCTGACCCGGGCGCGGATGAAATCCTGCTGCTCCCCCGGCAGGGTGATCCAGGGGCCGTCAGGGGCATTGTCACCCAGGCGGGCGTTCAGCCTGCAGTGCGCCCCGTGGACGACCTCGGCCATGTCGTCGACGCTGAAATCCAGGTCAGTCACAGGTATTCCTCCGATACGTCCAGCCACTCGGCATGCCGGAATGCTCGCGCGTGCCGGCATTTCCCCTCCCTGCGGTAATCCGGGCACAGGCACGTCCACTCGCTCGTCCGGTAGTCCCACCGTGCCGCGTAGCGGACCGGCCGGGGGTCCTGCTCATACGGCTGGATATCGTCATCGTCGTCCCACCACATGACCCTCATTCTCCCATGGCCATTTCGCGCTGTACCCGGACTCGATCCGCTGCATGACCGAGAAAGACGCGTCGGTCAGCCCCGCCAGGGCATACCGCCGGGCCCCCGTCGGGAAGGCGCCGTGGCTGTACCCGGACAGGTTCCAGGCGTACACGGGGACGCTCTCGGGCAGGCACGCGGTGATATCCCCGATCTGGGACGCCCACTGCGCGTTCCACCCGGGGCCCCCGGGGATCGTCTGCTCGTCGGAGAAGATCGCCACCCGGGTATGCACCGAGGAGTCGAAGCACTGGCGGAGGTTCTGCTCGATGGCCGTGCCGTACCCGCAGACCCCGATAGCCCCGGTGACCACCTCCATCAGGCGCAGCAGCGAGGCCCCCGGCTCGATGCCCTCGAAGTAGACGTGCCCGTCATAGCTTTTCTCGCGGCTCCCCCTCCCCCACGGGTCACTCGCCCTCCCGGGGGGGTCCGCGAACCCGAACACGTCCACGCGGCCGGCGTTGCGCACCGCGAGAGCCATCGCGAAAAGGGCAGCCGCCTGCAGGCGGGTCGGCCGCCTGGTGTCATCAGGCTTCCCGCCGCCCCTCCTGTCCTTACGGGGAGGCTGAGACAGCGGATTCGCCATCGACCCGGACATGTCGATCATGATGAGCGTGCGCCCCCCGTCCAGGTGCGGCACGTTCCGGATAGACGCCTGCAGGGCCTGCTCCAGGGACGCCAGCCAGTGCACCGAGCGGGTGTTCATATGCGCGGCCAGGAACCGGAACGGCAGCTGCCGGGACTCCGCTACCTCCCCCGGGTCCGCCAGCCGGTCCTGGATTTCGCGGATCATCGGCGGCTTGATGCCCGCTAGCTCGAAGTTCCGCAGGTTGCGCAACACCGCCATATACCCCATCCAGGGCAGGACCAGCTCCCAGCGCTCTCTCTCGGACAGCGCCCCGGGGAGGTTACCCGCCCCCTCCCCCAGCCAGGAGGTCACCCACTCCCACTGGCCGGCGGCAGCCCGCTTGATGCCGCGGCCGGCGAAGCTGTCGCGGTCGGCCAGGGCCTGGGCGGCGAAAGCGTGGCGGTCCTTAGGCGGCAGCCTGCCCAGGTGCCGGCGCTGGTCGATCGCCGGCAGCCCCGCCGGGTTCCCGTCGCCGTGATGGCGCTCGTCCAGGAGGTACCGGAAGAGCTTCTCCCGGTGCTGCGCCTGGCGGTGCAGCCAGGCGAGAACGTAAAGCTCGCGCGCATAGCGCGGGTCATCCCGGAAAAGCTCGCGGAGCGAGTCCCGTTCCTCGGCCGAGGAGGAGTCGTCCGCCCACCTCCCGAAGTACTCATCGGTGACGGCGAAATCCTCGGGCAGGGTGACCAGGCGGGGACGCGGGTGGACAAGCTCGATGGCGTCCGCGAACCGCAGCGGGCGCCCCGGCTTATCCCAGCGGATCACCGACCGCTCGTTCCACATCCGCAGCATCGCCTTCTCCGCGCCCAGCTTCACCGCTTTCGGCAGCTTGCCGAAGGTGCGCAGGCAGTACTGGATGATCTCGGTGACCTCATCGCCGCGCTGCAGCACCTTATCCACCAGGTCCGCGACGACGGCGGTCGAGTTGGGGGTCCCGTTCAGCGACCAGGCGGTTTCCGCGGCGAGCATCACCGCCGAGGTGCGGATGAAAGCGTCGCTGCGCAGCCAGGGCAGGAAGCCCCGCAGCCAGCCGAAGTCATCCCTTGCCAGCTGGCGGGTCAGCTCGACAGCCCTGGCATCGGCGGTCCGGGCGTCCTCGTAGAAGCTGCCCTCGCCCGCGAAGACGGTGGTCGCGCGCATGAAAAGCTCGGTGCGAGGGTCGCAGGCGAAGCCGGCGCCGCCCTCGTGGGTCTTTCCGGACGGGGTGGCCTCCGTCTGCAAGGGCGCGGTGAGCAGGCGGGACCCCGTGTTGAGCTTCGTCATATCAGGCCTTTCGGAGCAGGGACGTATCAGGCGTCTGCGGCCACGGGCTCGTCCTTGCGGTGAGCCAGGGTCCACTCCCGCACGGACTTCTCGCGGGCGGCGGCATCCCCCGGATGCCAGGGACTCGCATGCCAGGCGGCAGCCAGGATGACGCGCCTGGCCGCGCGTGCCAGCTCGGATAGCTGCCAGGGGGTCAGGCCCCCGGCAGCCACATTAGCGGCGTGACGCCTCTCCTGGGCCGCGTGCAGGGCCCCGTGGCGGACCTCGGCCCGCCGGCGGCAGGCGGCGCGGGCATTCTTCTTGCGCTCGCTCTGGGGCCGCTTGCTCTTCCCGCTCTTCTGCGCCTTCCCTGCCACTTTCGTTCCCTCCTCGAAGACGCACCCGTAACCAGTCTGGCCAGGCGCGGCTCTTTCAGCATACCAGGCCCCGGAGGGGCGCTGGCCAGCAACAAGCGGGGCGGCCCGCACGGGCGCAGGGATTCCGCGGGCCGCCCCTGTTCCGTTGCCAAGGGGAACAGGGCGCACAGTACACCCGATTCGACACGAGGGCAAGCCCGCTGTAGAGTGCGAGGGTCACCAGGACTGTGAAGGTCCCAGGGGAGCGAAGCTCTGCTTCCCAGGGGACTCAACGAAAGGAAGAAATCCTCCATGGGAGAACGCATGGGCGTAGACGAGTTGGGGGAACCCACCTACGCGAATGAGACGATCACCCCCGAGATGGCGCAGCGCTACCTCGACATGTACCTGCGCAACCGCAGCGTGCGCAAGGGCAAGGTCACGGAATACTCCGAGGCCATGGAAGCGGGGGCGGGCAGCGCGGACAACCCGGGCGGCTGGTTCCTGAACGGGGAGGGCATCGCCTTCGACTGGGACGGGAACCCGGTGAACGGCGCGCACCGCTTCCGCGCGTGCATCAAGTCGGGGGCGGAATTCCGCACGCTCGTCGCGCGGGGCATCGACCCGGCGGGCTTCATGGTCACCGACTCCACCGCCAGCCGGCAGTTCCGCGACGACCTGGCCATCCGGGGGATCACCTGGGCCGGGCAGTCCGGGGGGCTGCTGCGCAAGATCGCCTGGTGGAACCAGGTGGCGGAAAAGGACGCGGTTACCCGCAACACGGACTCCGGGCGCGGGGGGCTGGCGGGGCTGGGCAGCTTCCACGTCGGGAGGCAGGACCTGCACCAGATGTGGGATGCCCCCGATCCGGTCACCGGGGTCACCTACGGCAAGGAGGTCACCGAGACCGTCCAGGAATGCGCGAAGTGGAACAACGACTTCCCCGGGGACCGGGGGGCGCTGCTCTTCGCGCACTGGCTGCTCACCCGGGAGGGCAACAACCCGGAGACGATCCGGCGGTTTTTCGCCATCCTCACCTACGGCTCCGAGGATGAGCACGCCAACCACGTGCTCCTGAAGGTGCGCAGGATGCTCGACGGCAGCGACGTGTCCCGCGAGCGCGAGCTGAAGATGAAAGGCAAGCGCCAGGAGACGCACGCCTACTGGCTGCTCGCCAACTGGAACCGCTGGGTGGCGATGGCCCGCCTGCCCAGCTTCAACCTGCCCGGGGACGACGGGACGGTCGACAACCCGTTCCCGGTCCCGCGCCGCGTCAGGTAAGCTGCCTGGCGACGGACCGCGAGGGCTGCTGTAGCGTAAGGGACGTGTCCTCCTGCGGGGGCACGTCCCCTGCCTGCCTGGAAGGTGCCTGATGGAGAACCCCGCCACCTGGGGCAAGGCCGAGCATATCGTCAACAAGGTGATCGAGGATCATTTCGACCATCACCACAAGGTCACCGCGGGCGAGGAAGAGCCCATCGCGGGGCTGTCGCTGGTCAGGAAGATCACGGACGCATTGCGCGAGGCGGGCCTGCTGTCCCGGTCCCGCGAGGACCCGTACGAAAGCTGCCCCTGGTGCCACCCGGAGTCATCATGATCCTGGCTATCGTGGGCACCCGGAGTTTCGGGAACCCGAAAGGGCTCGCCTACGCGAGAATACTGATTTCCAGCGAGGTCTGGAGCACCCGGTGGGCCGGGTTCGTCACCGGGGACGCCCCCGGGGTGGACACCCTGGTCAGGGAAATCTGCGAGGAAGCGGACTGCCCGTGCGAGGTGCTCAGGCCCGAGCACCGCCGCTGGGAGCCCGACGGGTATAAAGCACGCAATGCCGCGATCGCGGCGACCGCGGACGAGATGCTGTGCATCCGGGACCCCGGGTCAGCCACCTACGGGTCCGGGTGGACAGCCGACCACATGGAGACGCTGGGGAAACCCGTGACGAGGGTGCTGATCTCTTGAACAACTACGGTTCATGTCGGTGCCCCGGCTGCCGGTACGAGCCCACCCCGGTACCACTGACAGGCGGCCTGTGCGGGATGTGCGCCGAAGACGGCTGCACCCCTATGCGAGAAGAGGCTGACATTGAACATGGATGAGCTGTCCCCGGCGAAGGTGATGATCGCCGGCGACTGGCACGCCAACGCCCGCTGGGCGGCGCACGCCATCCGCGAGGGCTGTGACCAGGTGAAAACCGTGCTGCAGCTGGGGGACTTCGGGCTGTGGCGCACCGAGGCCGCTTTCCTGAAGAAGGTCAGCGGGGCGCTGGAGGAGAAGGACGCGGTGCTCTACTTCATCGACGGTAACCACGAGGACCACGCCTACCTGGGGGAACTGGTGAAAGGGCTCCGGGGGCTCCAGGTACCGCTGGAGGTTGCCCCCAGGATCTGGTACCTGCCCCGGGGGTCGCGGTGGACGTGGCACGGGCGGCAGTGGCTGGCGCTCGGCGGGGCCGCGTCGGTGGACCGGGCCTTCCGCATCGAAGGGCACTCCTGGTTCCGCGAGGAGGAGATCAGCCTCATCCAGGCGGGGCTGGTGGCACTGCGCGGTCCCGCCGAGGTGATGATCACCCACGAGTGCCCCCGGAAGGTAACGGCGCACCTGCCGCTGGGGACGCCCTGCCCCGGGTGGGACCTGGAGGTGTCCCAGTTGCACCAGGAACTCCTCGACCGGGTTATCATGCACGTCGAGCCCTCGTACCTGTTCCACGGGCACATGCACACCGCCCACGCCGGCACGTTCACCTACCCGCACGGGAAAGTGCAGGTCCGGGGTCTGGACTGCGACGGGCGGAAGGGCAACTGGGCGATCCTGGATACGAAGCTGATGGCGTGGCAGGAGGAGCCGTCGTGAGGATAGCCATCATCGGGATGGGCACGCTCGGGCAGGCGCAGAAGCGCTGGCTGGGCGAGGACATCTACGTCACCTATGACCCGGAATACGACGGCGAGTACCCGGGGGGCGCTATCGCCGAATGCGACTTCGCCATCGTGTGCGTGCCCCCTGATCAGGCAGAGGCGGCGGCGGAGGCTATTCCGGTGCCGGTGCCGGTGCTCCTGCGGTCCACCGTGCCCCCGGGGACGACGGAGAAACTCGGGACCCGGGCAGTGTACTGCCCGGAGTTCATCACCGACCCCGCCACGGGCAACTGGCGCGACCCGGACGACGTGCCCTTCCTGATCCTCGGCGGGGAAGGGTCGGTGATCGCGAAATTCCGCGGGTGGCTGGCCCCGGTGTTCCCCGGGATGATCATCCGGTGCAGCTCGCGGGTCGCGGAGCTGGCCAAGTACACCGATAGCGCCTTCCTGGCGGCGAAGGTGACGCTCGCCAACGAGATGGCGCGGATCGCCGCCTGCTACGGGGTGGACTGGCGGGACGTGGAACAGGCGTGGCTGGCAGACCCCCGGACAGGGTACACGCATACCTCGGTCACCGAGGCCGGGGGCTTCGGGGACGGATTCGCCAGGGACCTGGCGGATATCGTGCACGCGGCCTTCCTGGGTGACTACGACGCGCAGTTCCTGATGGCGATCGAGGAGGCTAACGCGAGGTTCCGGCAGTGACCAGCGACGAGGATGAGGCGAAATCCCTGATCAGGGAGGCGCTCGTCCTGTGAGGACGATCTGCCACCCGGGGACCGCGCACCCGGGGCGGGTTTACTCCGACTGGATCGACCCTGCCACCGGGCACGCGGTCACGGCGGCATACCAGATCGCCCGGGGGTTCGCGCGGGGGGTTTACACGGTGACGGAGGGGCGCCAGCGCGTCACCTTCGGGGTGCTCACCCCGACCCCGGGGTGCAGAGCACTTCCCTCCTCCGGGGGCTCTGGCTCCTTCGGGAAAATCCTCACCCTGATCATCATCCTGGCCGTACTCTGGGGAGGGTACAGCCTGTACCGGCATTACCGGCCGAAGCGCTTCCCGGGGCGGAGCACGAGCAGAGGATAGGAACATGAAAGTAATCGTGGAGCAGCGGCACATCGACGCGGGCAGCCCGTGCACGGAGGCGTGTCCGGTGGCGCTGGCGATCCTGGCGGCGGTCAGCATCGTCCCCTCCGGACAGGACGGGGGGTGGCTGATGCGCCCGCTGCCCCGGGTTTACGTGTGCTCCAGCAACGCGATCATCGTCTGGCCCGACGGCACCGAGAAGAACATCGCCCTGCCGGCGGCGGTTTCCGCGATCATCGACGCCTACGACGACGGCGGGACCATGTACCCGTTCGGGTTCGAGCTGTAATGCTCGCGGCTTACCGGTGCTCGGCGTGCGAGGTCACCGCGAGGGCCCCGGTGAAACGCAAGGGGGGGATCCCGCGGTGCTGGTCATGCGGGAGTCCGCGCCATGTCACGGTGACCGAGTACGTGGCGGAGCTGGCTGACAGGGTGCTCAGGCCCGGGTGGTGGTGAGCGGGACATGGGGAAATGGCTTACCAGTATCGTGCTGGGCACCGCCGAGTCCGTGGCCGCGCTGGCGTGGCTATCCGGGGGAAGCGCAGCTTCGCTGCCCGGGGGGTTCCCCCCACCGCGTGACTGGCGGGATATGATCGGGTACCCGCTGGGCAGCCCGTGGCTGACGCTCGGGCTGATGTGGGTGCTTTACACGGGGACCCTCATCGCTGTTTTCTCCGTGTCATGGGCCTGCCGGAAGATGTTCCGACGGCATTAGATCGTAGGGGACGGGCCGGGATGCGGGTGGCCGTGCACCAGGTTGCGGATGGCATCGACCAGCAACAGGGCGTCGTGGACGGCGAGGCCGGGATTCCTGACCGCCCACAGGACGAAGATGACGAAGGCGGCGAGGAGAACAAGCTTGACCGCGAATACGAGCACACATGGTCGCCTCCTCTCCCTCGTAGCGGACTAGCGCATATACAGTCTTCCCGGGAGCGGGGAGGGGTTAAACAATGCCCAGCTCACGCCGGCGTGCCGGCCTCCCGGAGCGCGGTCCCCGGAGCTTCGCTCCCCCGCGGCGCGGCCTGCGAGCACCACCACAGGTGATGGTCGGTCTCGCAGAGCACCGCCCCGCAGTGCGGGCAGTGGCCCTCTCCGGGGCCGAGGACCACCCACTGCCGCAGCGCTGCCGTCAGCGCCTGGCAGGTGTCCAGGCCCATCCGGGCGGCCTGCGCGGTGAACGAGTCCCACGCGGAGTCGGTGACGCTCACCTGCCTCTCACGGGTCAGGTCAAGCATCATTGTCCTCCACCAGGGTCCGGAGCAGAAGTGTTCAGCCAGTGTGACTATACCCGCCTTGCCCCCCGGCGCGCGCCCGTAGTAAAGTCGGACCCCGGAAGGCGTCACGGAAAGAGGAACGAGAAGATGATCACGACCCTGGATGAGCTGCGCCAGTACTTCGAGCACCTGGACACGCTGCCCCCGAGCGAAGGCCGGCAGGACGCGGAAGCGGCGCTGAGGCCCGTCCTGGAAGCCTTCGGCGGGTGGGAGGACGGGCACCTGGGCGCGTTGCTCCTGCACCTGGGGATGACCCTGGCGACGCAGCGCGGGCAGCAGGGCACGGTCGCGCTGCAGGAGACGCTCGCCGAGATGCTGCGCATCCTGCACCGGCGGGCAGTGATCTGGGGCAGCGAAGCTGCGCCCTCCTGGGGGAGCGTCAATTGAGGGCGGTCCTGATCATCGCGGCCGGGGCGCTCATCCTCTTCGGGTCGGTCACCCTGGCGGCGGCCAGCGAGGGGCGCCCGCTGACCGTAGCGGGAACCTGGGCCGCGGGCGCGATCATATGCGCCGGCGGCATCATATGCGCGGGGCTGGCGGGGAGACCGGGGAAGGGGAACCGCCGTGACCGGAGAGGGTAGGGGGCGGGTGCGGGTCTCGGAGCGGGGGCACACGAACCTGTCGGCGGTGCGCACCCAGAAGCACGAGTTCTACATCGGGTACGAGGACCCGGACGGGACCATCCACCTGGTGCCGGCGGTCCTCGTGCCCGCCACCCTGGTGAAGGTGCCCACGGCGGGACGGGCGACCCTGAGCAGGGAACGGGGGACGCCCCCGGGGGAAGACGACGAGGAGAAGCCGTGAACGAGGAGCAGGCGGCCGGGGCTAGCGGAGCTGCGCTCCCCGGGGCTAGCGGAGCTGCGCTCCCCGGGGGCGAAGGTATGGTCCCCTTCGACGAGGGCGGCTACGTCACCTCGGCAGTGAGCATGAGCGCGCCCTGGGAGCTGTTCTTCTCCCGCCCCCCGGATGCGCTCACTATCACCGAGCGCATGGTCGGGGAATGGCTGGAAGCCAACTGGGAGGTGGCCGCGATGCACTGGGACCCGGACGGGTGCGAAGGCGAGGCGCCCTTCTAGCCGGCTTCGGCCTCCTGCGCCACGATGAAGCTCAGGGCGGGAACGCGGTAGGGTATCTCGTAGGAGACGGAGAGCACCTCCCAGCGCTCCCCCCCAACCATCAGGTAGTCTCCCGGGCGGGGCGGGTGCCTCATCTGCAGCATCCTGGTTTCCGACCCGTTGCCGATCTTCACCTCTGAATCCATGATCTCGTCCTTTACGCTTGACTGCCTGTCCCTTCATGTGCTACCCCCTTCCTACCCCTGTTCCCCTCCGATGTCACAGAGAAGCGCACTTTCGCTGCCCTGAGATCACGGAAAGATCACACGCGGGGGATCGTGCGCACCAGGACCTGGCGGGGGCTGTGCTTATGCCTGGGGGTCACGCACTTCTCCACCCTGACGACCTGGATGCCGTCCCTGGTGCTCTGGTAGACCTCATGGCTGAACACCCAGGTGTGACCCTTCGGCTGCCTCTGGCCTTTCCTCCCGGTCATAAGCGCACCCCCGGTCCCCGTCATCATCTCGTCCCGCCGGCAGCGAAGCTGCGCTTCCCGCCAGGTGCCGGCAGCGCAGGCACACCCCCAGGTCCAGGAGGATGAGCGTCCCGCACTTCGAGCAGCGGTGGTGCTTGCGGGGGCTACCCATGGTGGCTCACCGAAGCGAGCCTACCCGGGAGAAGCGGGTGCCCGGGTTCCGCTGCCCGGTCACCGCCGCTCATGCAAGTCAGCCTAACAAAAAATGTGAGCCAGGTCACCATCCTCTACGCGTGCGTGCATGTGCATTATTAAAATTTGGTAACAATATACCCGCGACACGCCCATTACTTTTTGAAATTGCAGGTCACAGTGCTTGTCCGATTTGCAAGCGTATGATAACTTGGTGATTGTGGTTTCGGTCGCAAGAAACTCCCGACCTTAGCACGGAGCACAACGGCTTCCCGGGAAAGTTTCCGGCCTCGCACCTGGTTTTCTCAAAAATACATGCCGACGCTTGCCGGCATGCCCCCGGCACCGAAAGCGAGCTCGAATCATCGAGCTGGTGTTCTAGCGCACTCGCACATGTGTTCGAGGCTCGCACATGCGTTCGCTTCGCGCGCATGTCCGGACATGCGCACATGCTCCATGCTGGGTGTGAGTATGTCCTGACATGAGTACATGCGCATGTGAGCACATGCGCCCATGGGTCGCGCATAGGAAGGGCGAACCGGCGTACCTGGTGCCAGGCGTGGTCGTTTAGGCCTGGACTGTGAACGCTCGAATGCGCGTTCGAGGGGGGCTACTTAGGGCACTGCCTGCCCGATGGTGTGTGCTGGTGCATGCGCGCGCATGGGCGAGTACATGTGGAGGAGCGCTAGTGAAGCGCGCGGGCGTACATGCATGTGCATGCATGTTCTGTGAGCTGTCCTGTTGGGGTGAGCCTAAGTTTGGGGTTGACTCGGTGGTTCCCCTGCAGGGCGCCGGCCCTGGGTGCATGGGTGCAGGCCAGGGCCAGCCTGGTGGTGCCCCTTGCGGAGCCTGCGAGCGTCGCTCCGGGGAGCACGGGGGCGCGCCCCCCCTGGAGCATGGGTGCCCCCCGTGCTTGCCCGCCTGGAGCGCTGTGAGCGCCGCCTGAGTTGTCCGCATGGCCTTTGACCTGCCATGTTCGACCGCTTCGAACGGTTAGCCTCGCTAATGGACACGCTTTCGCTTTCTTGCGGGCCTTACTACAGCCGGTAGTTTGTCCTGACATACCACCTGGTCTTTTGCGCATCTCGCCCCGTCAGGTGCCCCCAGGGACCCCCTGTAGCCTGCGGAAACACCTGTAGGCGCCTCTCAGGGCCCCTAGGGGTAGCTAGGTATGGGTCCATCGAACAGAGCCGTCTGAGACCGTCTGGGCAAAGGCTATCGAACTAGTAGGCTTCCCCGGTTCGAATACGGGAGCAATATCTTCCCGTGACCAGGCGTTACGGGTAATGTGACGCAGGTCACACACTCTCGGATCAGGTATCTTGACCTGCAAGTACGCGCATCGTGCCAGGTCACGCCCCAGTTGCGCTTTCCCCCCGGGGGACCGACTCTGCAATTAGTTCGTTTTTCGCCCGGCAACGAGGACCGGGAGGCCCGCCTCACGCGGAGGTCGATGGCCAGGTAAACCCCGTCTTCTCTGGGGCGACAAAATTCCACCTGGTTCTCTCCTGGGCATGGTTTCACATGCCCGTAGGTCTGCACCGTCAAGTCTAGAACTTGGCCATATGCCGGCGCGCTCGGGATACGTCTTAGGCAGGGCCTTAGCTGGCCCGTAAGTCCTCCGTAATGGTTGCCGTATCTCCTGGAACTGCTCACGTTACTTACTTAACCGTGAGGTTGTGTCCCGGTAGCTGTCGCGAGACAGCTAGGCTCCGTGATCCGTAAGGGTCCCGTAGCTAATGTTCACCAACGGTGCAGGTAAAAACGGCCCATGAGTGATAACCGGTCCAAGGCCCGCCCAACGATCTAGTTGGTAACGTGTGGTGAAAACACGGAAGGGTACAGCCGGCGAAAGTCACGTTCGGGAGGGATAACCACGGTGCGATTCATAGCGGAGGATAGCGACAATAGCGACGCTATGCCTAAAACGGACATGCGCTGGATGTGGCGCAAGCGCCGGGCGCCTCTCAGGTGCCCGGCTTCTAGAGGTTCCGTGCTGGCAAGCTGACTCGTAAGAGCGCTACATTGCTCCGCAAACGCTGTATGTGTGCCCTACCGGGCAGGTAGGTGGAGATTGAGACTGCCATGAAAAACAGCAAGTTCAAGCCTCTCGCATCCCCCGTTTACCAGCCCAAGCCGCTCACCTATGAGCAGGCCCGCACGTGCTCCTCGGCTAGTGCCTGGCTGAAGTCGCAAGGCTTCTCCGCTATTGACGGTTCGCCCGTCACGGCGGCAACCAGGACCCGCCGGCCGCGGCTCGCGCGCATCGCCCGTGATTCGTCCAAGCTGACGCTGGATATCTGATGAAGGGGCAACCCCGGAAGGACACGATTGTGAAGGCAATCGACGCGACGCACCCGATCCTGGGGATCCCCTGGATCTCCCCCCCGACGCGAACCCCCTGCCCGGCCGACAGTCAGAAGTGACATGCACTACGAGAATTGCGGCAACCCCGCGACTCACGATCATCACCTCTGGTGCGCCGGCGGAACATGGAAGGAATGCGCCGGCATTCCGTCCCGCACGGAAGACTGATCACGCACCACAAAACACCACTGCCTGCCCGGTAGGGCACACATACGGCAACGCGATACGCCCGCTGGCGGTTCGGAGATTACCTCTGCGCCACTGGCAACGCTAAACGCTTCACAGATACTGCGGGATGGATGTGCTCCCGGATGACCTTAACGGTCTGGGGCAACTAAGGCCCCTATAAGATCCGCACCTCAGATTACGAGGGTAAAAGTCGCATGCTCTGTGTCGGCTGCAGGTTGCATGCTAGCCCGGAAAATACCGGTGCCGGCGGGCGTATCGCGTATCACCTGCTATACCGTATGTCCTTTTAGCCGGCCGGGGATCGGGGGAGTCGTCATGGACGCTCTCATGAATTCCCAGGTCGTTATCGCGCTTGTCACCCATCATGACGGCGCCACGGAAACACGCATACAGAACAAAGCGCACATTTTGAGCACGCTGGAATCCGATGTGATCAGCGTGTCTTTCCCCGTGCTCTTGCACAACGCCAACTAGCCGCATAAGTTCCGGCCGGCTAAATGGGCATACGGGTAGCAGGCCCATTACCGCGTGTCCTTTTAGCCGGCCAGCCGGATTGTGAGTATCACATGACCAATCCTGTCTGCGGGCGTTGCCGGGAGCGTCTCACCCGTCACTGCCCGGAATGTAGCGCATGCCCGGGGCAGGAATGCCCCTACTGGTGTGCGCTCAATGACAACCCAGTCCGGAGGAGGTGAACACTATGATCACCGTGACCCGCCGTTATTTCAACGGGAACACCTACGTCACCGTTCACAGCAAGACACGCCGCAACCCGTGGCGCGCCATCGGTACCAACCAGGGTACCCGCGGCATTCGAGCGGGACTCAAAGTCAACCTGTACCCGTCGGCGAACTGGCGTTACAGCCACTGATACCAGCCGGCCGGCTAAATGGGCACGCGGTAATGGCATTCACCCTAGCGCGTCACCTTGCGCCGGCGGAAACGAGGCATCAATGGCTCTTAACACCAGCGTCAAGATCGTGCAAGTTTCGCTAAGCGCTAACGACGCTGCCACCGTGCAAGCGTTGCTAGACCACGTTCGCACTTTCCCCGGCTGGGAAAGCGACAACGCGAACGTGACGGAAGACACGCGGCGAGGCGGGTACACCGTCCGTTACGCCGCAGCATCAATTCACCCCCCCGAGTAGACACTCTCCATGTCTGCCGGCACATGGTGGCACGCTAGGGAAACGGGAAAGTCATCACTGGGTAACTCCCCTAACAGTCGGATAGGCCGCTTCGTTACAGCGCACATGCCTATGAGCCTGATGAGGCTATAAACACTGTGCTCTGGCTTTCCTGTCATGCGATATGGTCACCGCCTGGTAAGTAGAGGCATCCGGAACATAGGCGGTAGGCCGGCTCTCACCATATCGCTATCGATCATGCCCAATGGTCCTAGTCAGTTCTTGACGCAAGGATAGGGATCTAGTCCTAAGCACCATCGCCATTAACTCATGATCGTGTGTTTACGGTGCGGCACGGCGAATACGCAAGCCGCGCACTTCCGGCACGTCAAAATGCTAAACCAGTTACGGTACGGCTAACCGGCGTGTCTTACGTGCGTGCATTAATCTCCGCGCCCATCCGCAAGCGCAAGGAAAGGAAAAGCACATGTGGCCTATCATCCCGCTGATCATTCCCGCCATCGAGTTCGTTCCCGGCTGGATATGGACGATTATCCAGTGCCCCTGGATCGAATACCTACTGTGAGGAGAAAGAACACATGAAACGACAGCTCCTGGCCGGCGGCGTCATCGCCCTGGCCGCCCTATCCGGGTGCGCATCGCACCAGGCAACCCCGCACGCGCCGACGATGGCGCAGCGGGTCACCGCCTGGTATGCCGGGCCCGGCGGGAACAACTTCCAGACGGTCCGTGCCGATATCGACGTGCTTGCTCTCGACGCGGACAACAATGACGTGACCGGGGTTGAAGCGGACGCGGGCCAGCTCACCTATGACGCTACCCTCGCCGCCAGCACGCCGCCCCCGGTCACCCCGGACCTCTACTCCCGGGCGATGACCGACTACGCGCACGCGGGCCAGCTCGCCTCCGGGGGGGACTTCACAGACTCCGCCGCGGACCTGGCAGCAGGTACGGCCCTGATCCGTCAGGTGACCGACGCGCTGCCGGCGTTCGCCCAGGAATAGGAGAGCAAAATGCCAGACGACATCCTCACCATCGAACAGGCTGGCTACCTAGCGGACCTGATCAGGGGGGTCGAACACGACGAGAAACTGTGCTGGTACCCGCTGGGTGCCGATACGGTCGTGTCTGCCACCGTGGTCCTCCGGGCGTTCACCAACGCAGACGGCTCGCTGTATCCGCATAACGCGGATATCAGGGACGCGCACGTGTGGACGTCGGGCATGTTCGAGCGCTGGTTCCCGGTCCGCGACGTCCTGGCCGCGCTGGCCAACGCCATCTACGGCACCGTCCCGGACGAGCCCATGGCGTGGATCAAGTGATGATCATGTGGCGAATGCTCGCGTGCAAGAACGCGCTGGCCGGCGTGTTCCGCGACCGACGGGACTTGCGTCTCCTCATCAATCACCACCTAGGACTCACATGTGACTGTGAGTGGAGAAAGTGGTACACGTACCCGTACGTCCCTCACTAAGACCTCCCGCACGCGGCAGCCGGGGGGGAGCATGTCCCCTCCTCGCGTGCGAGTGTGAGCTAGATCACATGCCGGCTATCCCGGATCTAGCTATCCAATCCGATACGATCCGAACACCAGCAGTACCAGTGAAAGGAAAGGCCATGATGGCATCGATGGAGACGGTCGGGACCTATGTCGCGAGCGTCGAGACAACCGAGTACCGCGAGTACGTCGACGTGCAGCTCGCGCTCGACGAGGCCCTGATCACGGGAGCGGGGAACGCCCCGTGGCTGCAGGAGCGCGCCACGGCGATGCGCAAGCGCGCCGCGGATGCCGCCGCCAGCTCCCCGCGTCCCCCCCGGGTCCAGTGATGGATACCGCGACGGCGCACCGTATCGCGCACGACATCTCCACGCTGCAAGCTGCGATCCGCCTCGACGTGACCAGCGACGAGGCGACGGAGATCGCCATCCTGGCCGCCGCGACGCCGGCGATCATGAGCTGGCACGCGCCGCGTGTCTTCCACCGTGACGGATGCCTTGGCATCGTCGTGGACCAGTACGGAAACGAGGAGTGACATGTTCTACGCCCCGGGCACGCATTCGCCCGCACCCATGCGCTACACCTACGAGGAGCTGAAAGCGCTGGCGGTCCCCGCCCCGGGCCCGCACCCGCACGGCGACGAGCCGGGGAGCTACGTCGGCTCGCCGCTCGGCGTGCACGTCGGACTGCACACCCATCCGGGACTGACGAGCGTGCACGTCATCGTCGGCGATCCCGCTTCCGCGGATATCCCGCATCGCAAGCTGGCGGTCGTGGAACCGGACAGGACCGATATCCTCCTCGACGCCGGCGCGCGCACGCCGCACCAGGAAAGCGTGCTGTCGACCCTGCCCGGCCCGTTCTTCTACATGGGTGACGATCCCCGTTACCTGTACCACGTGTGAGGCGATCAGGATGACCCGCCAGTACGAGATGCGCGACGGTACCGTGGTCACGGCCGACCTGAAACCGGGGCAGGGTATCTGCCTTACCTGCGGCTCCGTGTACGCCTACGGATATCCCGCACCCCAGCATAAATGTGCTCTTTGCCAGTGCGAGGGAACACTTCCCCGGCACATGCAATCCCCGCACTATGCCTCGCACTATGCGGAATCGAAGCTGCCGGACTTGCGGGTAATCGCAATGCGCGAATACCCGGAGCTACGCGGCGCCGACGGAAGGCAACCCTGGAAAGGTTCATCGTGACTGACTGCCTGATCGTCTACATGTGCGTGACGGGCGCGCTACTCGCCGCCCTGGCCGTGCTCCTGATCTGGAATCCCCGTCACAAGACGGCGGATGATCTGTGGGATGACATGGGATGAACACGATCGCGCAAGTCGTTGCGGCTGTCCTCATGACGGCATGGGGAACTTGCCTCACCTACCTGATCATCTCCTCGACCACCTACCCGAAAGGCAAGTGAACCATGGAACCTCCAGACACCGTGCCCGAGAAAGTCGTCGCATTCGACTGGGATGGCACGCTCAATAACACCCCGGTCACTCACGGCAATGACCCGGCGATCATGCGCGGGCAGGTGTGCGACCTGACGCCACTGCACGCCGTCATGGCATCCGGGCACCGCGTCGCCATCATGACCGCCGGCGATCCCCTGTTCGTGCTCGGCAGGCTGCTGGACCGCAAGGTCCCCGCTTTCGCGGATACCGCGATGGAACACAAAGTCCCCCCGTCCGCGGGCATGGTGATGGTCACCAACCGGAAGGTCCTCGCGGATGTGTACGTGGACGACCGCGCGCTCCGCTGGCGGTTCGGGATGGACGCCAGCGTCATCGAGCGCACCATGCGCGACATCACGCCCGTGCGCCGCACGTGGCGCCGGCTGTGGAGGCACAGATGAGTACCCTGCCCGACTTCCCGCACCTGCCCCCCGACGAGGCATCGCCGATCGCCGCCTACGACGCCGCGCTTGCCGACGGCACGCTCGTCATCGCCGACTTCCCGCACGACCAGCCCGTCATGAACGGGGTGAACCCCTATGAGGCCGGCTGACGTCACACTGTCCATGCTCTCGCTGCGAGGCGCGCGCTTCGACCAGCCTGCGAGGTTCACGGTGCTGGAACGCGCCAAGGCCGCGCGCGCATCCGGGCTCACCTCCCTGGGCCTGGAATACTACGACCCCAGCATGACGCCGGCGGTCCTCGACTACGTGACCGTCCCCGAGCTGGAATGGGTGGACGTGGACCGGGAGGTGCCGGCCGCCACCGTCGAGCACCTGCTCACCGTCGCGGGCATGCTCGGGTCCACGCGCATCAACGCCGGCGTAGGCATCGGCACCAAGTCACCTGTTCCGCTGGAGGAGGTGACCGGGTACGTGTCCCTATTCGCCGCCGCGGTCGCGCCCCTGACAGTGGCGCTGGAGCCCATCGCGTTCGGCTGGCTGCCCCATGCCCGCGACGTGGCCAAGATCGTCACCGACGTGAATATGCCCAACCTGGGTTTCCTGCTGGATATGTGGCATATCTCGGCGGACGCGGAACCCTACGTGCTCGACGTGGCGTCAATCGCTGAGGTGCAGCTAGCCGGGATACCCGCTACGTACGGCGCCGACATGTTCGCCGGTGCCATGGACCGGCCGCTGATCACCGATTCCAGCGTGGATATCGGCGCCTGGATGACTCACCTGGAAAGTGCAGGCTACGCGGGTCCCGTCTCCTATGAGGCGCCGCACGCCCGCAACGCGAGCATGAGACTCAGCATGATCGCGCGCAATGTCGCCGACGATATCGCCAGCATCGCCTGAGAGGGGCCATGACATGGACGAGGGAAGCACAGACGGCAAAGGATCGGAAACGATCACGATCACGCTCGACGAGCTCGACAAGCGCATCCAGCACGACCTGCTCGTCCACGAAAGCCACCGTCACGCCGACGAGACGACGCGGGAGAAGGTGGAAGGGTACCTGTACCTGGCCTGCCTGGTGCTGTCCGCCGTCTTCCTGCTGATGGACACGCTCACCGACTGGATCCCGCTGATGGTGGGCATCCCCTCAGCCCGCGTTATCCTCACCCGGTTTCTGTGAGGCAGCCATGATCCCGACTAAACCCTCGGCTTTCGAGCTGCAGGCGATGGCAGACCGCATCGTCACCGTGTACCGCTCCGCGGATGCCTCCCAGGTGGCACGGGGGGATGCCTGGTACCCTGTCGCGCACGACCTGGCCGAGCAGATCGGTCACGGGAACGTGCGCAAAGGCGCGGGCATCCTCGCTGTGCTATCCGCTAACAAGCGCTGGGAAATATCCGTCGACCTCGCATTCGACGCCGCCGCCGGGAATATCCGCGGCCATACCGGGCGGATGCTTGCCAAGGTGCGCGCCATCCTCGACGGGGCCGACCCGGAGAGCATGCTTCCGATGGACCTGAAAACAGGCAACTTCTACCGGTGCATCCTTAACCCGGAGGACCCGGAGCCCGTCGTCATCGACAGGTGGGCGTACCGCACGGCAACCGGGGACTACGCGCATAGCCCAGTGGGACCGAAGTCATTCGGCTTGTCCAATAAAAACCGCTATGCCTCGCTGGCCCAGGCATTCGGCCTGGCAGCCGATAACGTCAACGATATCCGCCAGCGCGTACAGGCACGGTGCTGGGTTATCGAGAAAGACAGGGAAGGATCATGAGTAGCGAATACTACGAGTACACAGACGAGGGCACCGTGAACGGCGTGCGATTTGTCACGGTGCTAGATGACCACGATAACCCCGTCGCGTACCACATGCCGTTTGACGACGCATATGCCGAGTATGGCGACGTCTCCTGGGAGTCATCATCATGACAACGCGATTGAGCACACCCGGGTACAGGTTGCTCCGCGATGCGTACAACGCAACTTTCGACGGCCACGACCCATGGGGCAGCAACATCGCATGGCTGTTCGCGGTCGCGGAGTTCCTCACTCACGAGGGCAACGGCGCCCCGGAGGGCTGGGACTTCCGCGACTCACCGCTTCACCAGGGATGGGCCCCGGAGGGCTACCCGGATGAGATACTGGCCGAACTGGCCGAGGACCGTTTGTTCACCGTCGCGGACGCGGAACTATTCGGCGAGGTGCTCTCCCGGTATGACGCCATCCTCCGGTCCGCCGGCCGGGACTACTGAGAAAGGGGGCACCATGAAACAGTGGTGCGATCTATGCGAGGACTATATGCCCGCGGACATGCGGCAGCACGCTCTCGCCCTATTCCCCGTGGACGGGAAAGCGATCACGTGCGGGAAGCGCACGGATATGCCGAGAAAGCAGCGCCGGCACGATTACATCCCGATGGGCGATGACTTCACGAATAAGGCGGAGGAGGGAATCGTGCAGGTGCCTGTCTGGGCGTGCGGCCGGTGCGGCAGGGACAAGCGGGAATAAGTAAGCATGTGCGCATGTTACACGATGCGCACGGCGGACCTCCCGGAAGAAAGACCAGCTCACGGCATGTGAGTTAAGTGAACGGACACGAAAAATGCTCCTCAGCGAACGCATCAAGCGCGACAAGATCACCATCGAGCACACCTACGACGACGCTCCCGCGCACATCGACTACGCATCGGCCCTGAATTCAGTGTGGTATAGCATCAAGCTGAAGATGGGCACCCGCCGCATGACCGTCCCTTTCGGGATGGGCCAGGGCCTGGAACGCTACCCGGACGCTCACGACGTCCTGTCGTGCCTGATCATGGACGCTTCGACCGTCGAGGGCATCGGGGGATACTACGAGTGGTGCCACGACCTGGGGTTCGACTCAGGCGAGTCGCGTAACCGCGAGATCTACGGCGCCGTGCTCGGCGAGACGCGCAAGCTTCGGAGGTTTCTCGGTGACAAGTACAACGCCTACCTTTACGACACGGAGGATGATGACTGATGATCGAGGCTGTCAGCAGGACATACAGGTGCCGATGCCAGCGGTGCGGCCGGAGATTCAAGATCGTATCCGCGGTCGGGATATCCATTATCTGCGATGACTGCGCGGATATCCTCCTGGGGATTATCTGGGGGGGGACCGTGACCGGGAGGGACATGTTCGGATGCGTAACAGTCAGGAGGAACTGACATGAAGATGACCGAGTACGGGCGCGACGGGAAAGAGGTCCGCGAGGTGACGCTCACCGTCGACGTGATGCGGAGCGCGACATTCCTACACCTGGACAACAGGCAGTTCGACGTGTCCCGGGAGGACTGGGATATGTTCATCGCCGATGCAGTCGCCACCCGGGAGAAGCATCTATGAGCAAGTCGGTGACGATGATCACCGCCGGCGGATACAAGGTCCAGACGGTGAGCACCGTCGACCGGGGGCAGTGGTTCCGGGTGACCGGGCCGCACGGATTCGAGGTGACGCTCAACCCGTATGACCCCGCGCACAGTCCGCCCATCCGCACGATAGACCAGCTCACCGAAGTCCTCGCCCGGGAGGGGGAGGACCTCTCGACACTGAAAGAGGTGAACCATGTGTGACCACGAAGGACAGCAGTGCCCGGGGCGGTCGTGCCTATGCGAGTGCATGAACTGCCAGTTCCCGGAGGATGACCAGTGACTGCCAGGACGAGGACATACCCGGTCAATCCCACCTACGACTACACCTCCAAGCCCTGCCAGTACTGCTACGGAAAGCAGGCGAAGGGGAGTGAGCACGCAACCTGGGAAGACTGCCAGGCCGCGCTGCTCGCCGAGGACCTCCGCAGCCCGGCCCGCCGGTACCGCCCGCGGTCCAGCGGCCTCGCGGCAACAAGCTGGTCCAGGTAGGGGAACATACCCCCGCGTAGGGTTGTTATACAGTGCAGGTGAACGGAAAGGAACCGGAAGTGAACACGCAGAGAGCACGGGTAGCCAAGGACCGGGGCGGGCGCGCCCCGTCCGGACTGGACCGCTACCTGCCCGCTAACTATCACATAGCTGGCGAGGATGAGCGGTACGTGTACATCGAGGGCGCCGACAGCCACGGCTGGACGCTACTCGGCTATGTCATCCCGCGCCTTGCGTCAGGTCTTATCTGGGCGGAAGAGGTCGTGTCATGAAGGTAATGGTCGGCCCGCTCTGTCAGGTAGCCGACTTCTATGCCAGGTACGCACTAGTACCCGGCAAGGCTACTTGCGACCACGGTAGCTGTCACCGCATAGAAAAGGAAAGGTCTTGTCATGAAAGTCAGTGAAGTCAACGAGGTCGTCACCGCGAAAGTGCTGGAGGCGCTCGGCAACGGCGTGCTCCCGTGGTCCCAGCCCTGGCATTCGGGACTGCCCACCAGCCTGAGCACGGGCAAGCCCTACCGGGGCATCAACACCATGCTCCTGGGCCTGACCGCGATGGCGAAAGGCTACTCCTCGCCCTACTGGGGCACGTTCGGGCAGATCGCCAAGCTGTCCGGGTTCACCGAGACACCGCGCGCCAGCGGCAAGGGCGCCTGGTGGGCGCCGCCGCTGGATGACCCGGAGCGCCGTATCCTGCTCCCCGAGCAGAACGGGACGAAGGTCTACCTGTGGAAGCTATCCAAGCGCGCCGACCCCGACTCGCCGCACGACCGGGATAAGGATCACGTCTACCTGTTCGCCCGCGTCTACACGGTGTTCAACTACGACCAGTGCGCGTCCCTCCCGGACAAGTACGCCGGCGGGCTGACTGGCGCTCACGCGGAGGCCATCCCCGAAGCGCAGGCCGTCTTCGACGCCTATATCGCGGAACGCGGTCCCGAGCTGCGGTTCGGGTCGATGGCTTACTACGAGCACAGCAAGACGGCGGGAGTGGACCGGATCACCATCCCCCCGCTGGAAGCCTACCCGGGCAAGCTGACGGGCGAGTACGAGTCGACGAACTTCCACGAGGCCGCGCACTCGACCGGGCACTCCAAGCGGCTGAACCGCCCCGGGTTCGATGAGTACACCTCACGTAGCCCGGACACGTACGCCCGTGAGGAACTCATCGCGGAGATGACCTCGGCGATGCTCTGCGCGTACCTGGGCATCGACGCCCCGTTCGATAACAGCGCCGCCTACCTGGCCGGGTGGGCACGCAAGATCGCCAGCGAGGATGAGAAGAACCTGATCACGACCGCGGCCAGGCAGGCGCAGAAAGCGTTCGACTACATCCTGGGGACCACCTACGACAACGATGGAGACGATGACAAGTGAACATGTGGCGGGACGCGACGCTCGACGAGATGCGGCAGTGGCCGACGCTGGCCATGCTGCAAAAGCACTTCGCGGACGCGCGTGTCGTGCGCGACCACGGCGTGTACATGAAATACCAGGTGCTAACCGCATCCCGGGAACGGACCGAGGTCCCGGACACGGTGACGATCCGCCGCACCCCTTACGGCTGGTCGTCGTACGAGCATGATAACCAGCTCATCACATCGGCGGACGACATCGCCAAGCTGGTGAAGTACATCCTCACCCTGCAGCCCGGCCAGATCGTCATCGAGAACGGAGAAGACGCATGAGCGGCTACGAGATCAGCAAGACCACGGTGAACGGTTTCACCGTGACCATCGGGTACGAGCTGGACGCACAATCCCCGCATGACGACTGCGCCCGCGGTGCCGACATGGTGCTCAGCCTGGAAGGCTACGACCTGCCCGACGACGCGGGCGTGGACACCAGCTCCGAGGGCATGAACCTGCAGGAGCTGACCGAGTACCTGTACCTGCCTTTCGCCGTCATCGATGAAGACGACGGCGGCGTGCTCAGGCGTTTCGCGACCGAGCAGCAGGCGGCGGAGTTCATCGGCACCAAGCCGCTCCCGGAGAACAAGGACGGCTACGGGATCGACAGTGACGGCCACCAGCCGGCGCTGCTGGTGCTCCCCGTCTACGGGTACATCCACTCGGTCGTCGCCCTGCGCGCGGGGGATCGTCCCGGGCAGTTCGCGGACCCGTGGGATTCCGGGGTCGCCGGCGTGGCCTACGTCACCCCGAAGATCTGGGAGTATCTCTCGGCAACCCCGTGGACGGGCAGCGAGGAGGACATCGCCCGCGCCACCCAGGCGATCGCCTCGCACGTGTCCGACTACGGGCACTACCTGAACGGCGACGTGTACTGCTACCTGGTCGAGGACTGGGACGGCGAGTACATCGACTCGCGCGGCGGGTTCTACGACTTCGACGAGTGCGAGCAGGCGGCGGCCGAGGCAGCGAACGACAGCGAGCACGAGCGCAAGTGCACGGGCACGCTTGAGCGCACCTCGGGCACGATCGCGCACGAGGGCGACTGCCCGGTCCACGGCCCGGGGGACGGGAACAGCCCGCGGACCGGGTTCGCCTACACGGAATAATATCCGCGTGCAGTTGTTATACTGTGCGAGGGATCTGAAAGGGAAACGAAAGTGGCACACAGTACAGACAGCATCATCCGCCGGTGGGCGGCAGAAGCCGGGAAGGACGACCCCCGGTTCCTGAACGACAACCACACGCATATCGCCCAGGACCGGACCACGCTCTACAGCTACGGCACGCACTTCCCGCTATCCGTCCTGATGACCGGGGACAGCGGCACGCGCGACGAGGACTCCTGGTTCCTGGTCAACGGGGACACCTACTCGCATACCACCAGCCAGCACCAGGCGGACACCCGGGGCGCCATCCGCGCGACCGGGCTGCCGTCGATGATCGTGCCTTTCTCCGCGATGCGCTCCGCGGGCATCGTCATGTCCTCGGTGAAGCGCGTCCACGTCGCCGCGGATACCCGCGAGACGGTGTACCACGAGACCGGTGACTGGGGCAAGCTGCCCCGGCACATGAGGTACGTGACTCAGACGAGCACCGAGGTCAGGTACCGGACGGAGCCCTGCAAGAACGGCCCCCGGGGATCGCTGGAGCCCTATTATTTCGAGGGCGGACAGCTTCTGCGGAGGAACATCGGCGAGGATGACTGCCCGGGGACCGATCACTTCACCCCGTACACCGCGTACGACTACGACCAGGTGCGCCGCTCACCTGACGAGGACGGCATCTACCGCTGGAAAACGACCGTGCACCACCTGGGCGCGTCGGTGTTCACCGCCACCTACCAGGCCGGGACCAGGCCCGAGCGCCACTGGCGGACGGGCCACGACCGCGAGGCGATGTATAAGCGCTTCGAGGACACGGGCAGCTACGACTGGGAGAACCCCGTCACGAGGCGCTACTACTACACGGAGAACACCCCCGTGTACGCGGAGGCTTACTTCCTGTCCGCGTTCGACGAGCAGGAGTCGCCGCCGCTGTACTTCCTGGCACAGCTCCCCGACGGCATCAGCGAGCCGCGCTCTGTCGGCGAGGCCTTCGAGGCGCTGAAGCCCGAGATGGTCAGGCGCGCCGAGGCCGACGGCAAGGCCATCACCCGGCAGGGCGACGTGTTCGCCGTGGAGGTGGGCATGAGCACCCGCGAGCTGAGCGCGTTGGGCGCGACCGCGGTCATCACCCCGCCGGAAGAGGTGAGCACGGCGGACCCGGAGCGCTACCGGCGCTGGCGCAAGCAGCACAACCTGGGCGGCACCGAGAGCTGGGTGCTCGGGGTCAACCACACCGCCAGCGAGACGATGACCGCCGGTGACGGGCACTTCACCTACGCCCGGGGCACGCTGAGGCACCGCCGGGTAGTCCACGGCGTGATCACCCGCGGCGAGCACCGCCGGCAGCGGATGGGCGACGGGAAAACCTGGCACCTGCTGGTGAAAAACACCGTCCCCTACGTGCACGGGCAGTCCCGGGCGTGGACCGTAGGAGGGGGGGTTGACTGACGAATCCCTGGGGAACAGTGGAAAACCCGGAAATACCCGTTGGAGGGGAAAAAGTGAACAAGCAAGTACGCGACGCGACGGTCAGGAACCAGCGACATCACCGGGGCGAGTCGGCCATGACGCCGCACCAGGCGATCCGCATCACGGAGCGCGCAGTATCGGGCGACACCGAGGGACTGAAAGCCGCGCAGATCAGCGAGGCTATCGAGCGACTCTGGCAGATGGTCCTGACCGGGAAGTGAGGAGACTGGATTATGAGGCACAGTGAGCGCTGGTATCACGACCTGGCGGCGAACCTCGGGCACCGCGGGTTCGTGACGCTAGCCGAGATCAGGAAAGCTGAGACCCGTGGATGAGAGCGAGGTCCTCGACACCATGTGGACCGCGCTGGACTGCGCCGCGGACGGGATGGTGACCAGCCTGCTGCCGGCCGGGGCGCTGGGCGAGCTGGAGGAGAAGGTGCTTGAGCACATCCGCGAGGCTCAGCGCCTCGTCGAGAACTTCGGGAAGGATCACGCGATATGACAACCACCTGCAGCGCGTGCGGGCAGCCGTGCGCCGACGAGGACCAGTACAGCGACTGCTGCAACGAGCCGGTGGTCATCTCGATGCCGGTCACGGAATGAGGGAACGAGGGAAACGATGAACGTACACCGTCACGAGAGCGAGGCCCGACGCCTCATCGAGGACATGAGCAGCCTGGATAACAGCGGAATAGACCGGCAAGCCTACGAGCCGCCGAACTGCTGGAGCACCAGACCGCACGACCAGCATTTCCACTCACCCATCGGCGGGCTGACCCTCAACTGCCCAGGCGTTGCAGAGAACCACCCGGGAGACGCCAGCATCAGCCGCGCCGAGGTGCTGCGCATCCTGACCGAGGCCCGCGCTCGCTGGGCACCCGGGTCACCCGGCACCGCGAAACGGCACGCTGAGGTCGCGGCCATCGTGATCAGCGAGATCGAGCGCGACCTGGCCGGGGGGGAACGGTGAAGCTGACAGGGCAGGCAACCTACCCGGACACCGAGGCCGGCTACCGCGACGCGGAGGATCACGCCAACGCGTGGGCCGGGGACAACGACGGCTACGCGGTGGTCATCGCGAACACGGAGAACAACCTGATCCACGTCATGGACCACGGCGACGCAGAGGGCTTCCTCGCCGAATGGGAGGGCATGATCATCTACCACGCCGACCACCGCGGCTGGTGCCGCACCTGCGAGAATCTCATCACGGGCCAGCGCATCCGCTCCCGTGATCACGACTACTGCAGTTTCACCTGCCTGGCTGGTGCGGGAGGGAGCGAATATGACATCCGCTGAACTACTGGAACTTGCGGCCGAAGCGCTGGATGACGGGCGCGACCCGCTGACCAACCCGTTCCTGTCTGACAACGGCGTAACCCTGGACCAGTGCTTCAGCATGGCCCGGCAGCTAGCCATCGGCGCCCGCATCATGGCTGCCGGGATCAGGAAGCCCAAGAGCACGCAGGGCATGGCCATGCTCCTGACGATGGCCGCCGGCGAGCAGGCGTTTCCCAGCGAGGACCAGGAGTCATCGTGAACCCGTATGTCCACGATGACGAGTGCACCGGGCTGGCCGCGCAGACGGCGTTCGGCGTGATAGCCATCCCGTACTGCA